GTTCTCCCTGCTGAAGCCGCAGATAAGACTGGCGTTTGGGCATCCTCAAACGAAGCAGTCGCTACGGTTGATCAGACGGGTAAAGTGACCGGTGTATCTGCGGGTAACGCGAACATCACCTTCACGACCACTGACGGTGGGAAAGTCGGTACGACTGCGGCGGTTATCGCAGTGGCCGTTATCGTTCCGACCTCCGTTTCAGTAACCCCGGCGTCTCCGACCACGACTGTTGGCGGAACCGTTAAGCTGAGTGCTTCAATCACTCCGGCAAACTCTACTGACAAGACCGGCGTGTGGGCTTCCGCCACCCCTGCAGTAGCGACTGTCGCTCAAGACGGTACCGTAACTGGCGTATCCGAGGGTACTTCCGTGATCTCCTTCACTACCAACTCTGGTGCGAAGTCGGCAAACCGCACTGTGACCGTCGGTCCAGCTGCTTAATAGAAGGCCCTTCGGGGCCTTTTCTTTTAAACTAACCTCAGGACAACTCGCGAGGTTACTATGTCTCAACTCATCCAACTAGTTTTCAACGAACCCGTTCCCGTGGGCGACGAAGTGTATCCGGAAGGACACCGCATGCTCATCCCGGCAGAACAGGTCTTCGGTTCCCATGCTCGCAGACAGTTAGCCCCGTTTGATCTCTTCGACACCGGCCTTGAGCTGGTCCGTGATCTTGACGACGGCTTCTACCGCTTAGCATACAACATCGAGATTACGATCGGTGCACGCACTCTTCGTCAATCCGATCTGTTCTACTATGAGCTACCGACAGCACTCGCTTTCGGCTGGCTGACGGCGATCGTCAATCAGAACGGTTCCTTCACGCTGCGTCAGTCGGATATCTCCGTTCTGGCCGCCGGCACCACGGTTAACCCTGGGGCTGAGAATACCGTTAACCTGACGTTCTTCTATCAGGGTAACAAGGTGGCCGTAACCGGTCCTGCTCTGACGCCAAGTGAGAACGGTACGTTCGATCTGAAGGTGACGGCACCGGTTCGCCCAGGCTCCTGGCAGTATGACGTTCGCTTCAACTACGAGGGAATCGACTACGACTACCCTCTGAGTCTGAGTGTGCTGCAGCCAGGATTAGTGATCACTAACGTGACGCCCTCCATGAAGGCGGGTGAGCTCGGTCTACTCCAGTTCTCCGTCGAACGCGATACCCTGGACCGCCCGAATGTGGCTCTGATCTCAGCGGCGATCGATGGCGGTACCCCGGGTGAACTTCACCCTCTGCACGACAACGTGTACGGGCTCGAAGTGACACCGAAGGACGTCGTCTTCACAATGAACGTTCGCCTCGTCCTGAGCATCGACGGCTGGCTTGTTCCTTGGAACACCTACGTCTTGGTCACCCAGAAGGATGCATCCTCAGAGATCGTGTCCGGCGACGTGCTGACGTTTAACCTGACCCAGGTCGTGAAGATCCGTGTGATCTCTGAAGGTAAGCCGGTCAAGACTCTGACGACCAAATCCCTGGTCCTGTCCGGATCGCCGTCCTATCACACCTACGCGAAGTCTCTCGTGAAGGTAGAGGATGGCCTTTACCAGTTCTCCATCTACACGAACAACATTGCCGGTACCATGTATGCCGATATCGTTGTGACAATCGATGGAGTAGATCTCGCCTTACCACGCTTCCCGATCACAGTTCGAGCGTAAACTTAACAGTTCCCCTCTGGACGCCAGCGGGGATTCTGTTAAACTATCAGAGAACTTTTCAACCCGAGGTCAATCCATGCAGATTACTAAATTAAGCTTTTTGAGTACACAAGCCGTCGGGGATAACGTTTTCGCCATCGAGGAATTCCTCGATATTCCAATCGACCAGGTCTTCGGTACGCACCGTGCCCGTGAGAAAGCCCTCTTCAACTTCATCGACTCCGATGCCGTGGAGAAAGTCTCACGCGATACCTGGAAAATCGTCAAAGACATCACACTGGATGCCGCTAACGTAAAAATGCGTCAGGGCGACTTCTTCCGTGTACGTCTGGACGAGGAAGGCGATGACTCCCCTATCCACTTCGGGCTTGATGCAACGGGCGTATTCGTACTGTCCCGAGCAGTCTTTGCCTCTCTGCAAACCTACCGTGTTCTTGAACCAGGTGTTCAGGAAAGCGTCCGCATGCAGTTCACTTTTGGTGGCCAGCCTGTCATCGACGCTAAGCTGACGTCGAAGTTCTCCTCTATGTCACTGGTTCCGGTAGATGCTACCGCGGGTATCTATGAGCTCAAGGTCTTCACGGCCATGGCCCCAAGCGATGACATCATCAGCATCGAAGTGACAGGTACTTCACTGGGCAATAACGTCTATGAAGCACCGGTACGTTTAACCGTGCGTGAGCCCGTTCTGACAATCGTTCCGATCGATGTACAGATGGCCCAGAAGCAGACCAAAGGCGTGACCTGGCAGCTGCTGATGGAAGGCGTTCCGGCTCCGGCAGCCATTCCCGTTCAGGCACAACCTGACGAATTAATTCGTAAAGTCCTGTCGTTCACCCTACTCGACGCCACTCAGGCGATCTACGAGATGCGTGCGACTGCAGGCGATACCCCAGGCACATCTCCAGTCGTTAGCACCTATGATTTCGGCCGCGGATACATCGCTACGAAAGAAGTAGACGTGAACATCGAGGTTGCCCCGGCGGTATTTATCACTCAGGATACGCAAATCCTGGAAGCCAACCAGACTCAGCTGATCCGCTTCTACGCGAAGTGGGTAGACGGCAACCTGCCAGTCACAAACGCTCAGTTCTCAACGACTGACATCCGTGGCCCAGGCATTGAGAGTGTTGAGCCTACGCTGATTGCCCTTGATCCGGCAGCCGGCCTGTACGCTTATCGCGTGACGACCAACCATAAGGGTGGCCCGGTCTCCGTGCGTACCAACATCACCTCTAACGGTATCCCTTACCCAGTCTTCTTCGATCTGACCTCGAAGTCGACTCCGGTGACAGCTATTGCCCTGAATACTCTGCCTGCGGCGGCGACCGAATGGCTCACCTTCCGCGTTCAGCAGGAGCGTTTAGGCGGTCTGACCCCTCTGGTAGGCGTAGTCGCTAAGCAATTCACCGTAACTGGTGTACCGGTCGTTGGCGTTCAGGGTGCAGTGGAAGCTGTTGGCCAGGGCGTTTATCGTCTGAAAGTCGTCACGAATGATCGTGGTGGCCAGGTTAATGTATCTGCCGTTCTGACGGTCGATGATGAAGATCACGCAGTGTCCTTCACTACGACTGCTGCCGCTCTGTCTCAGGCAATGGTGGTTTCTACCGGTCCAGCACTGACGGGTGAACAGACTCAAGCCGTGCCTGTCGAAGTTCGCTTCGAGGGTCAGCTATATGATCTGGGCACACCGAGCGTGATCGTAACGGGTAACTCACTGATCTCCTATGGCGCCCTGCGTCGTACCGGTGTCGGTAAGTATGAAATCCAGAGCGTGAACGTGAACGGCAAAGGCGGGATCCTGAGCATCTCTGTCACCGGTAAGGTTCAAGGCTTCAACCAGACTCTCGGTACGACCGTAGCGGTCAACCCAGTCTCGGCTGTCGTTGCGTCTAACATCACGCACTACCGTCCGACGACTCAAGGTCCACTGAAGTTCACCGCCCTGCGTGATGGCGTAGCGCTGGCCCTGACGTTCTCTAAGGCAACCTTGACAGGTGCCGTGACAGACTTCGACGGTACCATTGAGACGATCAATGCGAACACCGGGGAGTATCAGGTCAAGAACGCAGTCGCTTCTGCTCCGAGCGTCCAGTCTCCGATCGGTATCTCCGCTCCGTACAAGCTGAAAGGCTATTCGTACACGCTCGTGTTCAACTCGTACACCGAAGCGATGCCGACGCTGACCGTTGACACCCAAGACGTGATCCCAGCGGGTGACGTGAAGACCGATTACCGCCTGTACTTCGCAGTCGACGGCGTGATCGCTAACCTGCAGGACAGCAATGTCTCAGGAAGCGGCACATCCTTCGTGTCTATGGATTCCCCTAAGCTGATGCAGATCAGTGATGGCATCTGGGCCGTTCAAGGTCTTCTGCCGGGTCCTGACCGTGGGCAAATCGTCATCTCCGGTACTGTGCTGATTGATGGGATTACCTATCACATCAACGTTCCGATCCGCACCAAGGACACCAAACCTGATATCGACAACCCGGATATCCCGCCTGGAACCGATCCAAGTGAGATCCCAGGGTCTGGCGACGACGGCGAACCAGGTCCGAACGACGATCTGCCATACCTTGGTCCGATCGAAGGTCTGGAGCCTGAGCTGTATCAGACGGTGTACTTCAAGCTTGCGAAGAAGGGCAACCCAATTGGCGACGCGACGCTGGCTAACGGTATCGTAACCGGCCGGGCGATCGAATCGTACGACGGTTTTGCTCTGCATGACGCGGCGACCGGCACCTATCGCTTCAACGTGATGACCAATGGTCTCGGCGGTTACGTCGAAATCAACGTGGATATCACCATCGACGGTGACGTTTACCCGACAACCTACCGTTCATTCGCTAAGAAGGCGAAGGCGTGGGCTGTAGTGTCAAGCTCATCTCTGGCTTCTGCGACTTCCGGCCAGGAAATCCTGTTCTCCATCACTAACGACGGCAAGACCATCGGTTCTCCGTACCTGCGTGCTCTGGATGTGACAGGCTCTGTGGTCCGTGCTGCTTCGAAGAACCTGGAAGGCCTCGGCAACTCTCCGTACTACACGTACCGTACCGGCGGAATCCGTATCGGTTCTCCAGCAGGCGACGTGAAGCTGTCGATTCAGGGCTCCACCAACAACATCAACTGGCATGACATGGAGAAGATCTGGGCGCTCCCAGAAGCCTCTAAGCCGATTGTGACCGTTGGGCCGATGATCCCAGCTGTAGCGACTTCTACTCTGACCTTCCGTATTCAGCGTAATAGCCTGCCGCTGTTCGCTCCAACCTTCGCTAACCTGTCTGTTTCAGGCGAACCGGTTGACGTAGCGACTCTGGACTGGGTGAAGCTGAACGCCAATGGCACCTACGGGACGACGGTGAAGACCAACGATAAGGGCGGCGACATCAATGTGTCCTTCGACGTGATCGATGATGGCGTGACCTACCACTACGACCTGATTGCTCAGGCGGATATCGTTCGTCCATGGACTGCCGTACTGAAAACGACGTCACTCAAGCCTGAGATTGCAACCAACATCGACTTCCAGTCTATGTACGGTGGCGCTCCGGTCGCGATGACCAATCCGAAGGTGACTGTAGTCGGTGACTGCCTGGTTTCTCCAACGGCTGAAATCACTCCGATCTACCAAGACGGTGTGAACCAGATCTACCGCGTGCCGAATGTCCTCGTGAACAACGATGGTGGCCCGATCACGCTGGAAATCTCCGGTACCGTGTACGACCAGCAGGTCTCTACCGTGCTGCAAATGACCGTGACGCCACTTCCGGACATGCAAATCGTTGGTGTAACCACTGAACTGCCGTTCCGTCAGACCTCTGACTGGACCTTCAAGGTTAACCGCGGTGAGGATAACCCATCCGTCTTCGCATCCAATGCTGTGAGCAATCTCTCAGTGACCGGTGCAGCGGTAGCGGGCTACACTCCGACGGTCGTGCCGGTAAGCAACGGCGTGTACAAGGTTTCCGTACAGACTAACTCTCTGGGTGGCACCGTGAGCATGGCCTTCGACGTGACTATCGCCGGACAGACTCATCACCTGACTCTGGACGTGGCCGCAGCTGTAGAACCACCAGTAACGGCTCGCAGCATCAACACGCTGGAAACGAACGCCGTCGCAACCAACCTGGACTTCCAGCTGATGCGTGGTACCGTACCGTGTGCTGATTCCTTCCTCGTGAAGAGCGTGTCGATCACCGGTCGTTCAGTGACGTCTTACCCACAGAGCGTGATCAACGTTGACGTAGCGAACGGTAAGTACCGCATGCAGGTTAACACCTCAGCGTACTCTGACGTGGCTCACGTGACGATTAACGCGACCGTACGCGGGGAAGATACCGTACTGACCTTCGACGTGCAGATCGCCCAGGGCGTGCTGCCAACGGTCTCTATGGCGTCCGATTCCTTCATCTACAACCTGATGTCTTCAGGCGTCCTGGCATTCAAACAGGGTGAGACTGCGATCACCGGTGTGACCGTGACGGCAGTGGAAGGCCCTCTGGATCAGTGGACGGTTTCTGGCACGACGCTGAACGGTATTCCGACGCAGAAAGGCCAGTCAACGCTGAACATCACGTTCTCGTGGAAGGGTGCGTCTTACACCGGTTCCGTTGACATCATGCCTGCGAACTCCATCTTCGTGACCCCGATTGGCGATCCGAAGCTGAAGGCTTACGTGGCAAACAAAGTGAACTTCCCTCTCGTTCAGGAAAACGGTTCTGCCTACCCGGGCACGACGACGTTCTCCGTAGCGACCGGCCCATTCACGGCGACCACGCTGACTCAGGAAGCAGACGGTACCTACTCGATGAACCTGACGTACGCAGGCGAGTTACTGCCTACGAACATCATCGTTACGGCGACGAACGGCTCTGAAATCACGAAGCACATCATTGCCTACTCGGTATGGTTCAACCTGGAAGCCCGCTTCACTGGAACGGCTCTGCTGGACTCTACTCAGGTGAGCAACCAAGTGCAGTTCGACGTGTGGGAAATCAACCAGAACAACGTGAAGTCTGTGTACTCCGGTGTGCAGCTGAACTCTCTGGACGTGAATGCTCCGAACGAAGACGACCTCATCGGGTTCTCAACCTTCTCGATCATGTCGGCTACGCAGTACCGTGGGACATTCCTGGTTTCAACCCAGCCGGTCGACCTGTCGGACATGACCTTCCAGTTCTTCTGGACGTCTCCGCTCCGTACTTACACCATCAAGGGTAAATTCCGCGTTCAGAAGCCTATCGTGGCGACCTGGATTCCGAAGGACCTCGAAGGTGGACGTCAGGATACCGTGCAGTTCTACCTGAAGTCTGGTTCTATGCCGATTACTGATGCCGTGGATGCGACGTCTACTGTGACAAACGCGACCATCAAGAAGGCACCGTATGTTGTTGACTCAGCAACCGGTCTGTACGCAATCGACGTTCAACCGTCAGGTAACGCAACCACGATGACCGTGACGCTGAAGGTTAAGCAGGCGATCAACAACCTGACGAGCACACTGACGGCGAAGAGCCTGCCAGTAACGCCAGGTGCGTACGCTGCTGTGCCGACGCTGACGCTGAAACGTCAGATCGAGTCTCAGAACCTGGACATGCAGTTCACTCAGGGTGGAATCCCTCTGTCTGGCGTAACGGTTAACTCCGTGACCTTCGACGGTGCGATCCAGTCTATGGGTGCCGTGACCGTAGTATCATCAACGACTTACCGCTGGCCGACCGTCGTTTCTCTGGATGGTGCGACACCACACATCATCTTCAACATCACCGTAGGTGGTGTCGGTATGGTGCTGGAAGTGGATTACCCGATTGCCGATCCTGTGAAACCAGATCTGGTATTCAGCGGTACGCCGACGTTTACTCGTGGACGCGTCACTACACCTCTGTTCAAACTGCGTCTGGGTTCTACTGTATACTCCGTGACGAGTGCTGCGAACACCCCTTACAACTTCAGTGGGTTCAAAATTACTGATGGTGCAGATAACTTCACGGCTAATGGTCTCGTCTCTGAGACAGACGGCGGTGGTCGTATCACCGGTTGGCTGAAGATGAACTTCTTCTCGCTGAAAGCCGGTACCCAAATCCTGAAACTTGATGTGTCGATGAACGGCGTGATTTACCACACCGAAACGACTATCGACGTGGTGGATGGTGCGATCGTCGAGTGGATCGGTACCTATGATCTTCGTGCGAAGGCAGAGACGACGATGAACTTCCGTATCTCACCTCCGGCAGGTGTGACTCTGGATCCGACCGTAGTTCCAACGTGGACGACTCAACCTTATCCGATCACTCAGGCAACTGTAGCGAACGGTGACGGTACGTACACCATGAAGGTCAAGCCGACTGCTGAAAGTATCGGGGGAAATGGGGTGGGGACCATCGTGTCCGGCGGCGTGACCTATAACTTCGGGTCTCCTCCTCTGCAAGTACTGTGGAACCTGGCCTTCGGAGTTAACAACACGGCAGTCTTCCCGGTGGAAGTGGCGAGTGCGACGATCTACTCCTACAACCAGCGTGCAGTCGATGCTCTGGATGGATCTGCTCTGACTTGGCGTCTGGACGGTTACGGTGGCAACATCAGTAATATCCGTGCGACCGCAGATGTGGATGTGATCAACGGTACCCCAGGGTCTGTCGTGAACAACACCTACAGCACACGCTTTAACGTGCCGACCAAGAAAGTCGACTTCGCGAACATCCTGTTCACCTTCGACGTGACGTCCGTGACGACTGGGTATGTTTATAAAGATCTGACAGTTAAGGCTATCGCCTTTGATACTGTGATCTGGACATACATCCCACCGACAGACGGCTACCTGTCTGGCCAGAAGTACGACATTCAGTTCAAACTGACCTACCAGACCTCTGGTAAACCGGTGACGAACGCCGTCTACAAACAGGCTCACGGTGCAGTCGGGTGTACGACAGATGCAGTCTTCAAGGTTATCGACGCTGCGAACGGCATCTATGCCGTACCGACGACGATCGCCCAAGGCGGTACAACGTTCTCCGTTACTCCACGTGCAGGTTTCGTGGTAGATGCGGCTCAGAACTTACTGTCATACACTACCTTGGCTGGTGCTCAGCAGACTATGTCCGCGTCTTCTGCTCTGACATCGATTCTACCTATTCTGTCTGCATACGCAAGCGGCACGGTAACAACGCTTCGTCCTCAGTACCTCGGCTTCAAGTCATCCCCACAGGCTGGACTGAGCGGTCAGACAGTAACGAACATGACGACGACGAGCTATGCTCCTGCTCAGACTCTGAATGGAACTGAACTTGATCCTAACCTGTGGTTCGTAGCGGTGAACGCGGGGGCTAACCCAACAGCTCCTCAAGACGGTTGGACGGTGACCTATCCGATGACGCCTAACATTACCTTCAGCAAAGACGGTGTGGATTCAGTCTTCCAGTTGAATGCGACTGTTTTCAGCAACGTCGTGCCGGTTACTGCGATGACGGAAATCACTACTCTGGGTGGTGAAGTCCATCTGACCGTACAGGCTGGCGTGACCTCAAGCTTCACGGCTATGGGCTCTATGCCTTGTGATGGTTGGACGCTCTATGGTATCGACGGTGAGGTAATCAATGGACTCGGCGGTGCGGTTTCAACGTACGCGACTGACACTAAGGTTCACCTGAACCTGCCAGAGCTGCCTGCAATCCGTCACGGTGTTCTGGTTGTCCGTACGATGAACTCGACGAACAACTTCAAGATTCACGTGGGTGCGACGGACGTTAACGTCGTCAAACTGAACAAGGCCCCAATCTCAAGCGGAGGAGTAATGACAATCGGTGCCGCAACAACGGTTACCTTCTCACTGACCCCACCGGACGGTGTGACCTACTCGAACCCAACGGTGACAGTGGAGAATAACCCATGGACGACGTCAGGTACGCTGGTTGATAATGGCGACGGTACTTACAGCATCACGATCACTCCTGATGTTGAGACTGGTGGTCGTATCATCAAGCTGAAAGTCGTGAACGCTGGCCAGACTTACTACCACGGCGTGAAGACCGTTGCGAAGGACTCTGTTCCTTACGGCGTTGGAATTGCTAGCGTGGCAGGTGAAACACTTGGTAACTTGAACGGACCCGTCCTTTACATCACGAAGAATGGCGTAGAGCAGATGTGGAACCTGTCAGGTAACGAAGCGACACTGCCTCATTCTTCTGTCCAGCTGTCTACGACGGCGACCGGAGTAACGATCAACCCGACTCAGTACCAGAACAATACGCTGTTGCAGCGTCTTGGTATTTTCGCTACGTCCTCGGCACCGGCAGGTTCTGCGGACTATGCGGATATCAAAACTGAGTTCGATGTCATCTCTCCGGTGACAGGCCTGACGTCTCATCTGTCGTACATCCAGGGTGTGGCGAAAGCCTACAGCATCACGTGGGATACGACGGTCATTCCGGTTTGGGGCGTTGAGACTGTCATTCCGTTCACCATGAAGTATACGAGCAGCTCTGGCCCTGTGACTAACCTGGGACTGGTGTCTGCGAGCATTACTTCTGGTACGGCGACGGTTAAGCAGGAACTGGTAACTATCGATGCGGCAACCGGTAAGTACGGCGTGAAGGTAACGACAGGCTCTACTGCGAACTGTACTCTGTCTATCACCGTCCGTGTAGGAAACCGTGTGAACACCGATACTTATTCCCGCCTGTTTGCCTCTACGGCAGGTGCAACGGTAACGATGGCGGCGATGGCAGGAGCGACACGTACAATCGGGATCAAGCTTGCAGGTGCGACAGCAGGTGACGTGATCACGGCAACGGGTGAAGGTGCGATCATGGACGCTACTAGCGGTTCATGGACGCCGACGGCGAGCGGAGTGATCTTCGTGCCTCTCCCAGCGTCTAACCGTACTCGTCCGACGAACACGAACACTACGCCGAGCACGGTCGATACGTTCACCATCACGTATACTCGTGGTGGACAGACCTATACCGTACCATGTTCGATTACCGTGTTCTGGCTGAACGCGAAGGTTACCGGCTTCACCATCACGAGCGACCTGCTGCAGTTCAGCGGTAACGTGGCAGGAGCGGCGTCGACTTGGACCTTCAACCAGTGTACGTTCCTCAACGAAACTGGCACGAGCATCGGCACGAACGGTACGTCACCGACGAACAACATCGCGACCGACGGTAAGGTGTATTGGAACCTGAACGCACGTCTGGCGGCTCAGCCGAACGTGAGCTTCACCGGTAGTGGTTCGTTCTCCGGTTCGACCTTCTACTACTGGTCAGATCCGTTCACCATCGCTCGGGTTCCTTACCCAGTGATGACGCCGGCTGCGTGGAACTTCACGATGGCTCAGGCTGATGCTGGTAAGGTTATCGACCTGGCTGACATGGCACTGACCTTCACGGATGACCTCGGAGCACCGCTGACTGGCGTGTCCTTCAACACCGTTCCAGGCGTTGATAACACCTCTGGCTTCCGCGGTATCTTCCAGCCTCGTCTGGCAGACGGAACCGACTGGTCTAAGGCCTTAGTGCCGCTGACCGATGGTTCTGACGGCAAGTATGTCCTGAAGCTGAGCTCTACCGGTAAAGGCTTCTCGAACTACTGGGTGAACGTCTTCAGCTCAACCTTCGTGTTCAACACGTCGATCGGGTTGCAAACGATGACCATCTCTGCGAGAATCAACTAAAATTCTAAGGCCCTACGGGGCCTTTTTTAATGGAGCTGCCTATGAATCCCCTAGTTAAGAAGATCGGTGAGATCCCGATCAAAGTCGTTAACACTGTCGCCGGCGGCAATGCAATCGATGCAATGAAGCTACACCACAATCCGCTACTTAACCGAGCTCTCGGGAAGATTTCTCCTGACAGTAAAATCATGAAACGGATGGTGGAAAGATACGGCACACCTGCACAACGTCATGCCTTCGCGAAGGAACGCGTAAAGACACACATGGCTCGCGCTGCGACCATTACCGGAGGCAGTGCCCTCCTGCTTCGTGAGCGTAGAAAACAACGACAAGGACCTTACTATGCTACTTACTAAGATCCAAGCGATCTTCCGGTCGATCATCGCAATGACCGATTCCTGGAAGCGATTCTTTATGAGTATCACACTCCTGCTACTGATCTCTGGGGGCGCCATCGTGTATCAAGCGACGAGCCTCTACCTGACCGGTAACTCCGAGTACTACTCATCCCTGGCTAAACGCCTGCAGGCGGACGACAAGATCACTCCGGTGATGGATGCGTTCCGTGATAAAATCGGATCAGACCGACTGCTCGTGGCAGAGTTGCATGACGGTAAGAAAAACACTACCGGCGTACGCTTTGCTTACATGTCAGGGACCTATGAGTCCGATGACCGCGGGTTAACCCGTGTGCTACTCGAGTTCCAGAATATCCCGACGTCAATCTTCGCCGGACTCTGGGGCCCGTTACTGGATGGTAAATGCGTCATGATCGACGATCAGAGTCCTCATGAAGTGGCTCGTGCACAGTTCCATGAGTACGGGGCTAACCGTACGATGATGTGTCCGATTCAGTCACCGGGTGATTCCTCTATGATCGGCATCCTGTTCGCTACCTGGCGTGTTGACCCGACGGATTTCAATCTGGACAAGGTCAACGACGAAATGGAGAAAGCCTCCTACATCATCTCTGGCCTGATCTACGAAGCGAAGGAGTAATAATGGCAGATTTAACGACTCAAGACGTCCGCGATTTCCTGCGTGACAGCAAAGACAACAACCACCTGCTTGATGACATCGAGAACCCGGATTCGATCATCCGTCTGTCGATGGACCTGGCAATCAGTGACTTCAACGCTATTCCTCCGAAGACAACCTTCAACCTCACCGGCTTCGAGTACAAGGCCGTTCTGCTCTATGGAACGTGCTGGCAGCTCTTCCTCGGTTTGATGGCACTGGCGGCTCGTAACACGATGTCGTATAGTGATGGTGGACTGGACATTCCGATCGAAGAACGCTTCCCGTACTACGCTCAGATGGCCCAGATTTATCAGCAGATGTACCAGTCAGCAGCGAAACCCGTCAAGATTCAGCTCAACATGGAATCTGGTTGGGAAGACGTTCGTTCTGACTACGCAACTTTCCCAGCGTGGTGATTTATGTTTCCGATGGAAGTATCATGGCTTAACTTTACCGGATTCGTCGAGATCGATACGATCGTCGGTGACGAACTGGGATACTTCGACGTCCGGATCAATTTCTTCCCCAACTGGTTTGACTCCATCCGAATGGACTGGGAAGTTCCGGGCGAGATGCTCGCTCTGAACCCCAAGTTCCGTGTTGCCGTCTCGGAGAATGAGGAAGGACCGTTCCGTGAGATTTCCGCTCAGTGGTTCACGGAACCCTTCCTCACCGTCACCAACACGTTCGATTCCTCAAAGTTCGGGCGAGAGTTTTACGTCCTTCAGGTGATGCTCAGCGATGGGCGAATCCTGAAGTCGGCGCCGCAGGTGATCGGTAACCGTCTTCCGAAGTGGCAGTTCCTCCGCTGGAAAGAGATCACTCGTCGTGAGTGGATCATGCTCGACAAGTTCTACGGAGTGGACTGCGTCGTGTTCCGTCGTAAGGAGTACGGTACTCGCTGCTCCTACTGCTGGGATGCGAAGAACGAGAAGACGACCCGTGATCACTGTGAGCACTGCTTCGGAACTTCCTATGAAGGCGGTTTCTATAAGGGTATCTCCACCCTGATGCAGTTCAACCAGTGGGCCGGTACGAAGAGCAATACCTACTTCGGTAAGTATGAGCCAAACCAGGTGATGGCCTGGACGATGAACTACCCAACGATCAAGCCGCATGATATCATCATCCGGTTAACTGATTTCACGGTGTTCCGTGTCGAGATGACACAAAATACGACGATCATGACTGTACCGCAGCGTCAAATCTTCAAGTTGACCCAGCTGTCCAAGACATCGATCGAGAACCGCCTGCTCCAACGTGGCGGATGGTCTGAATTGCGTGAAAGACCAAAGCATATCCACAAGTGAGGTGTAAAATGGATTCAGGATGTAACGAGATTGGCTACGGCGAAGGTATCTGGCAGCAAGAAGATGTTGATTACTTCACTGGTTTCGGAGAAGGCTAATGCATGAAGAAGACTGGGGTCTGGACGACGAACGTCCTGACTTAATCACTAACGAGGAGAATTGGGATGTTTGACGAATTCGACGGGTTTGATGAGCACCCGGACTTCATCAGGATCGTGGAGATCATCTAAATGGCAATTAACTTCACGCCGCTCACTACGGTGAGTATGTTCCGTGATTGCCTTCGAGTCTGGTTCGCCCAGAATGGCGGGCCAGATTTAACGTGGGACGAAGACCCGAAGCAGAGTAAAATCTGGATCGGTACCGTCAACGACCCTTACTCCAATGAACCGAACCAGAAGATGCCGCGTATTCTCATGAAACGTGGTGCCGTGCAGCAGACCGTTCAGTTCATTAACAACAGTGGAGAGTTGGTCAGTGGCACCCCGCAGCAACCCACCAAGCATTCCCGTATGGACCTTAATGGCTCCGTCGGTGTGATCATCGAGTGTGATCAAGAGGGAACTTGTGAAATGCTGGGCGAAGCGATTCGCCGTTTCGTCACCCGAAACCGTCCCATGTTCGAAGAGCAGTTCGGCTTTCAACGTTTCGGTCACACAATTATGATTTCTGAGTGTGATCAGAGTGATGAAGACAAAGAGAAATTTAAAATACAGGTACAGATACCGTACATCGTTGAGGATCGCTGGAACTATACACCAGATTCCATCCTCCTTAAGAAGATCGTCGGTGATGTACGTGTAAATATGAACCCTAAATGAAGAGGAAAGCATAATGGCTTACAGAAAACCTAGTGTCGCGGTCTACCAAGAGCTTGAAAACTCTGGTGGTGCAGCGAGCGTCACTCCGGATCTTCAGACGGTAATCATCGGGCCTCTCTACAATGAGGTCAAGATCGATCCGACTGACGAAACGTCGCTGGCGAACGCTAAAGGGACCGACGTTGATCACTGGCTTGAGTCCGGTGAAGCTCGTAAGATGCTGGAAATTGCCATCAACGGCAACTCCACGTATCCGGGCCAGAAAGTGGTCGACGATGAAAGCATTCGTCTGTACCTGATGAACGTGCAGGTTAAGACCTACGCTTTCACCAAACCGTCGCTGAGCTTTGCTGAGCCGACTACTGCTTCTCAGTTCGACGCTGACGTGTCTGCTGTACAGTTCGGTTTCGCAGACGCTAACCCGCTGGCTCCGCTGGCGATCGGCGATAAAGGTCCGCACGTTCGCTCCGGCGACTTGCTGATCGCGACCGACGGCACCATCACTGTTGAGACAACTATCTCTTCAGTCAAGCTGGTTGGCACCACGATGACCCTGAGCGTCACCGACTCTCTGGAAGTCCTGGGCGGCTCTAAGCCGATCACCTTCTCCGTGTTCCGTCTGTTCACCGGCCTGGAGCTGAACATCTTCCGTGTTAACGCGGCAGACGTTGACGTTTCACAGATCCTGCTGGGTCAAGAGGTCCTGAAGATCTCCAACCAGTACCAGATCCTGAACACCCCGGTAGCGGGCGACGGTTCGTACACCCTGCGTGCACCGAGCCAGTCAGCGAACGGCAAGCCAGTCCAGACTTACATCGGTTACCGTGCACTGCGTACCGATAAGTCCCGTGAGATCATGACGATCGAACAGACTGCAGGTGACCTGGTGTCTAAGCTGGGTGAAGCAACCAGCACTAACCCGCTGGCTCTGGGCGTTAGCCTGGCCCTGAAGAACACCACGACGAGCATCCGTGCTGTATCGATCGAAGAAGACTCCGTTGATGCGTATCAGACTGCCCTGCAGCTGATCCAGAACGAACGTCTGTACTCAATCGTTCCGCTGACCTCGAAGATGGAAGTGCTGACCATGGTTAAGGCACACGTTGATCTGATGTCCGATCCGGAAACCGCTATGTGGCGTATCGGTATCGTGTCTTCTGATCCTTCAGACGTGCTGACCCTGGGTACCTTTGACGGGCAGTTCCCGATCAAGAAGAGCTCCATCGGTGACTCCGCTGGTCGTCACAACATGATCCTGAAAGTAGATGACGCAACGTTCCTGAACGACGGCATCCAACCAGGTGACATGATTTCGATCATCACTGCGGACGACGCGGCGATTCAGGGTACCTTCAAGCTGGATACCATTTACAGCAACACGACTGTAGGTGTGAAGGCTGGCCTGAGCGGCGAAACTGGGTACATCCCAGAGATCGAAACCAACGTAACGAAGTTTGAGATCCTGCGTAACCTGGACAACGCGTCTAAGGCGAAGAACATCGCAGCAATCTCTTCGACGTTCAACGACAAGCGTATCATTCACGTGATGCCTTGCCTGGTTGGTATCACTGAGAACTCTGTGATCAAGTACCTGCCGTCGTACTACCTGGCCGCTGCGGTTGCCGGTTGCGTAGCTGGTTTCCCAGTTCAACAGGGTCTGACCAACCTGACGATGGCAGGCATTGACTCTCTGCAGGGAAGTAACTTCTACTTCTCCAAAGACGATCTGAACACCATGGCTGCGGCCGGTACGATGATCTTCGTGCAGGATACTCAGTCTGCAGCGCCGTACTGCCGTCACGAACTGACCACGGATATGTCAGTGCTCGAATACCGCGAGCTGCTGAAAGTGAAGAACTGGGACTACCTGTCTTACTTCTATCACGATATCCTGACTCCGTTCATCGGTCAGTGGAACATCGTGGACGACACCCTGCGTGTTATCCGTCAGACTGTGATCTCCGCATCTGAGAACCTGAAGACTCAGAAGCTGCCTCGTATCGGTGCACCGCTGGTGTCCTACGAGATCGCTACCCTGGCTCAGGACACGACGATGAAGGATAAGATCCAGCTGAAAATGAACATCGCGATCGTTGATCCGAACAACTACACCGACGTTCACCTGGTGATCTAATCGAAGGGGCTTCGGCCCCTTTTAACAAGAGGAATAAGTAATGGCTACTCCAAATGACGCATTAGGCGTCGCTACCGACAACGAAGGTCTATCGGCCGCGTGGGACTGGAAAGGTGAGTACGTCGATGGTCTCGCATCAGGTGACGGTCTCGAACGTTTCTCCCAGGGTTCTGCTACCCCAGATACGACTATCCTGTTCGCAGGCCCGGCTCGTTTCACCGGTATCGGCTCCGACACTAAGAAGCTGCACCCAATCGGTCTGATCGATGGGTTCTCCTTCTCAGCATCTGCACAGCTGCAGCGTATGTTCGAAATCGGTTCTAACCGTTCGTTCTTCACCCGTGGTAAGACGATCAGTCAGCTCCAGATCTCTTCTATGCTGGCAGACCAACAGAACATGCTGAAGGCACTGACTCAGGAAGCGTACAACGCCTCTTCTCTGGAAGCTGGTAAGTACACCCTGGACGCCCGTGGTACCAAATCCGCTGGTGTGTCCAACCTGTTCCTGAACATGGACTCTGAACAACTGGCCGTACCATTCGGTATGCTGATGCTGTTCAAAACCAAGGGTTCTGAAGGGGCTTCTGGCCTCCGCGGTAAAATCCTGGGTGCGGCATACCTTGAGTACTGCATGCTGGACGGTTGGCAGTTCAACGTCCAGTCTTCAGCTCCGGTCATCGCCGAGAACGTCTCGATTCAGTTCGACCGAGCGGTCCCAGTCGACCTGCAGTAAGAAAAGGGCCTCCGGGCCCTTTTTTAATGGAGAAAATTCATGTTTAACGTTGCAAGACAACCTGGTGGTGTCCAGGCACTCTTCTTCACCGGATATGTTGCTGGTGTCGATCTTAAGCGTTCAGCCTGTAAGATCCGTACGGACTCAGGCCAGACGATCAACGGCGTTCGCTGGCTAAAAAATGCCGGTGGGGCCAACTCCTACGGTGACAACGCCGGTCCATCCGAGCAGGATCGCGTCATGGTCATGAAGCTTCCGGGCAATGAGCACTGGATCTTCGGCTACGTCCCGGTGACCACGAACGATAACGATAAGGCCGTCGGCCCCGCTCTCGGTCAGCAAGGCGTCTCCCCCGAAGAGCTCGCTAACTTCTCGACCGCACAGTCAGACTCCGTTTCCGGAGACCAATCGATGCCTGCCGATCAGCGTGTCGGTGACCGTTCCTGGACATCCCACGGTGGCGGAATGATTGCCCTGATGCGTGCCGGTACGGTTCTCGCTAAGGCTTCCCCGACGGCCCTCTTCATGCTCTCACCGTTCGATGACGTCGGTCGTCTCGTGACACGTAACTGGGAGCACTATACGGATGTCGACTCCGTTCAGAAGATCTCTGCCGGTGGTGCTGTATCCTCGGTCCATGAGTATTACCCGACGTCCGCCCGGGCCCGTAATGGACAACCTTCGATGCGTGAGACCCGCGGTAATGCCGGAGCAGTAGGGGATGCTGGCGGTATTGCCCGTCGTGTGACCTTCAATGACGGTGGAACGATGACGTCTCAGCAGACGGAATACGCTGACGGCCGTAAGCATGAGCTCGTGACGACCGGTGGTTCAACGGTGGAGAGCGACACGACGATCACTGGGAAGTTCACGAAGGTTCATGGAGGAGACACGACGTACTTCAACATGAATGAGTCAACCATCCACTTCGACGTAGCGAATGACATCAAGGTCGATGCCGATAAGAACGGAATCATCATCGATGCATCGGGGCAGGCGAAGATCACTATTCCGAAGTCCGGGAAGATCGTAGTGGAATGCTCCGCAGACATGCTCATGAAGGCCGGCGGACAGATGGACTTCCAGTCTGGCGGATCGATGAACTTCGGTGCCGGCGGTGGGCTGAACTTCACGTCTGCATCCGGTGGCGGTACAGCGAACATGACTGTCGGTACGCTGAACATCAATGCGAACGAGGTGAACATTGACTGAGTTAGTGGCAGTTGAAGGTACCATGACGGCCGGCCAGGGAGGCTGGTCTCGTGTGGCGCTGGCCCGTAATCCGAGCCCTAAGGTCCGAATCTCCGGGAAGCAAGTCCTCGTTGTCGGCTCCGGTGGTGAAACTCACCGTAAGGGAGACACGAGTCGTCCGTGCTTCGTCCTCTCGGGATCTTCCAAGGTGAAGATCGGTGGGATTCCAGTCGCTCGAGTCACCGACTCAGTCTCTGACGGCGACGTCCTCTCGGCAGACGGTGCATCCACTTTCGTACGCTTCGCCTGAGGCTCTCTCAGGCGTTTTCTGGCTAAAAGTGGGCTGACCTACGTCCTACCCCTAGCGACGCTCACAGAGCGTTCTAGAGGCCTTAAAACAGGGGGCAGCGAGCCCCCAGTGAAGTGTGGTAGTTTTACTCGGTACGGCAATTTGGTCCTGCATTAGAGTTGTTCATGGTTACTTCCTTTTCAAATTAACTTGAGGCGAATCCCGATGCGGACCACGTGAGACGCGATTAATCGTATTATGATGAGGTATCGCGGTAAGGTCATCACGTTCATTCTTGGGACTAACGCAAACATAATCATTCTCCTGTTCTATGTACTTTACTTATACCAGTGAAGCGAGAGGATATAGGACGACAGGATTCGACTCAGAGTCGTGCAGTGTAGCCAGGACCGCCAGCAACTGAATGTAGTTCTCATTGTCCAAACCTACCTCCTCCCCTCCATTCCCCCGGCGTTCCAGTAGGGTTAATACACCACCGAAGAACCAATAAGTACCGGTACAGAAATGCTTGAAGACCTGCTCCATCAGGCGGAACGCGAAGTCCTGTGAAGGCCTCCGGAGGACCTGCGGACAGTCAATAGTCAGTCGACGATTCTCATCGAAGACGATCGTGCAGGTCGCAAAGCACTCGAGATCATCCTGCTGTTGAAGCCGATTGAGCATCTCTTCACGCGTCAGTGAGCAGAGCATAGGCTCGATCAACCCGAACTCTGGAAGGGTAATGCGGTGCAGGCATAAGTTTTTCGGAATCATAGTTACTCTCTAAAAAGGGGCCGAAGCCCCTAGTCATTACGCTACCAGATCACCTAAGAGATCGAAAGCAGCTTTATCGTATGGATTACTGTTGAAGTGATCCACGACACGTTTGATCATCGGGGACCATTCGATGCACGGAGCAATCTGTGGGTGAAGGACGGCCAGAGCGTGAGCACTCACGAAGATCGCACCTCCACGTACTCCCAGGTCATGAGAGCCGATGGATGCACCGTTCTGACGGATCAGTTGCTGGCCGTAGTCCGGGTTTGTCTGCAGGCCATAGATGCTATGGTACAGATCATAGAGGTTGAACAGCACACCGTTAGAACCGATGGCTACTAACGTACGGATTGGGTAGCCGTTAAAGGTCAGGTCACCCAGAATGGTGCTGGTATTCAGTACAGCCACTTCGGAGCGAAGTACTTCTTCTTCCGCCGGATTCCCCTGAAAGGGTTCAACCGGACGGACCGTCACGGTATCGTTCTGAATCGCTGTGATCACGTGACCTTCTGGAACCGGGTCAGCGATGCTCTGCTGGGTACCGGAACCCAGGCGAACGTCCTGTGCAACCGCTGTCGCCAAAGTCGGAGCGAAGGCATCCAGCTGAGCACCCGGGACCGCTTCAACGATCGGGTCAACTGCCGGCACGCCATTATGATCCACACGCAGGGTCGGACCGTTCGCGTTCTGGATGGAAACCACCAGAGCGGAGATCACACCGGTGTGGTCGCCAGGGAATAGATTCTCGAAGAGATCGACGAGAGTCTGACCTTCGACGTACAGCGTGCCATCGAGAATAGCGACGTCTTCAACGTCATCCTGTTGGATGTCATCTTCCAGGATATCGGAAGAGGAGTAGTCCAGAACTTCACGCAGTGCTTCAAGCACTTCGCCGTGAACGATCTCGTCGTCTTCAGCGATCTGACGGATCAGTTGGATAACGTTAGGTTTGGTGCCAACGGTATCGATGAAATTGTCGTTGATAAACAGGTTCATAAGGTTCCTTATTGCCAGTAGGCCATTGGGTTAACTGAGTATTCGAACAGTGTGACTTCGGACAGACGATCCTCGGTCACGAGTGTTGGAGCTTCTGCAACGATCGATGCATAACGCTCTTCCAGCTCGGAGAATTCTATCACACGATTCGCTAAAAGGACACGTCCACGGGTCACTTCATCGATGCTCACCTCCACTGCCTTCTTGCGGGCGAGCATGAGGATACCATCGGCGAGCAGGCCGGGGAACTTACGAAGGAACAGGCGGTTGCCGATCACATCGAATTTCACAGGGTAGTAGCAGAACTTCGGTACCGGAGCCGAGCCCGGGACGCCTTGCTCGTAGTCGAGGACAACAAAGTAGTTCACCTTGTTCTCCAGCGTACCGCTTACAAAGCTAGGCTTCTCGCCGGCGGGGTTGATCTGCAAATTCCCCATGAGTAGGTAGTTAAAGACGCTGGTTACTTTTTCCATCACACCCTCTACAGATAGCCGCGTTTTATCCCTTCGCGGACAATGAGTCCCGCGATTGTCTTAATGAAGGCCAAAAATTGAACCAGAGATATCGAACACAGCATTTTGCCTCCAACGGGTTAGGTCCCGCAACCTGGACACGAAAAGAATAGTACTCACCGTGAGTACTCCTGGGTCCATGTTAGTTATACCTGCCGTACGCCTTTTATTGAATGACGTTTGCGTGATATGCTTAGAGCGGTAAGCGATCCGGGCCTGCCAAACGTTGTAACCGTACAAACCCACCTCAACACAGCCCTATAGCTCCTTAGGGTCTATATATTATTTATTTTTTAAAAAAAGACATTCGTAATATATATAGTAGGTCTACCCTTATAGATGTCTTAGGGTGACGTTTGAAAGGTTACAACGTTTGAATCGTCTGAAACCCGCGTCATTACTGGGTTTTCTTGTAACCTTGACGTACGAATGAACGTTTGAGTGGTTACAAATGGGCGTTCTAGCTAAAATATCAATAGTAATTCAACACGAGGAACCTCTCAATGTCATTGACAACTGAAGAAATTATCGGGGGAATGTACCGAGCTCACCAAGCAGGGCAGCCATTCGCTGCTCTGGTGGCCAATCCCCACTTCGCGAACCTGTCACTGGAAGATAAGAAGCAAGTCCTGGCAGGATTTCGTAAGCGTATGGGCGGTGAGTCATCCTCAGCCGTCAATGCGATCGCTAATGTAGTGAAGGGTACCGCAGGCGGTGCCGCAGCAGGTATTCCTCTGGGTATGGCCGTGCCGCTGGCCCTGGAGATGTCTGAGACCGGTGCGACTCGTCGTAGCGTCCTCGATGCTCTGAAGACTGCCGCTTCCAACAAGAATGTCAAACTGCTCGTCGGTACCGGGATGGCCGTAGGTGCAGTCGGTGGGCTGATCAACTCGGCTATGCAGCTGTATCAGGCTAAAAAGGACCGCAGCCAGATGCGTCAGGATCTCGAAGAAGCCTCTCAGGGCGGTGAAGCTCTCGCAGCGGCATCCTTCGGTGCTATCGGCGGTCATGGAGTGGCTCGTCAGGTTAACGTCGACCCGGTCGTTAAGACCTTTCGTGATATTGCCACCCCTTACGCAGTGACATCTGCACGTTACGGACACTATGCATCCCTCGTCGATGCGAAGAGCCCGGACCACTACGCCGAGGTCATTACCCGTGCCCATGAGAAGGCCCTTCAAGGCCAGCCTCAGAGCCCGCAGGGATTGGCGAACATCGCTAAGGAATTGGCTAAAACCCGCGGCCACTACGATTCTCTGAAGGGAATTGTCGTAAACTCACCTCGAGAGCTGAACATCGACCCAGCAACCATCGGTGCTACCGTGGAAGAGATCGATCGCTTAGGCTCAACGAACGAAACGAACATTCAGAACCTGAATACACTTGAACAATTTGCCCGTCAAGTGCGAGACATGAAAAGAGGAGTTCAATAATGTCACTTCATGCTATCAAAAACGTACTGGAGCTAGTGCCGGAGGCATCTGGCTTCATTAAGCGGGCGTATGTGGAAGAAGACTTTCCTACCAAAGATAAGGACAGTACTGTCGCATCCGCTCTGGAAATTGCATTCCTGACTAAGGTCGCAGGACAGACTGTCGACTACGACGACATCGCTCGTGTCACCAAGGCCGTCCGTCTCTACGGAGTTGCCGAAGACGTTGCCCGTCTGACTGGCACGATGGAGAAGGCCGCTGCGATGCGTGCTGAAGAAGCTCGTGGTACCGAGTATGAACTCCGTACCGCTGAAGCGATTATCGAATCTAAGTGTTCCGGCCTAATGGACATCGAGAAGGTTGCGAGCCAGTCGGCAGCCCTGTATGATAACTATGCCGATGACATCCAATCCGACATCGTCCGTCTGTACGCCGGGGCTGGGAAACTGAACAAAGAAGCTGCCGTGATGGCAGTCGAGCACCGTGCTAAGGTCACTGGTAGCCAGGAATTCGTTAAGTTAGCGGAAGTCTTCCGTGGGACGAACCCTGATACTCTGACCGTCGAAGAGAACCGTGCCCTAGCGGGTGCCGTGATTCACTTTGAGAAGAAAGCAGGCTACCTCGGTGACTTCTACCGTGACGCCTTCTGGTTCACGAAGGAAGCGATCGATCGCTCAATCACCGTGAATCTTGGCTCGAAGTCTGTCCCAGCGACTAAGCTGCAGGCTCTTCCGAAGGCTCAAGTACAGCAGATGGTCGGAGATGACATCGCGGAACTGTTAGCCGGTGACCTGATGAACCTGAAACACGGTGTCGAAGCGTTGCCAATTGCTGAGAAACAACTACTCGCGAGAATCTGCCGATGCTAAGCAAACTGAAAGCTACCCTGGACAAACGCTACGGGCCTGACTGGCCTGAACTGGACGTTGAGACGATCTCTCTGGACCTGGGCCACGCCCTGACGCCGGTGATGGTCTCTCAGCTGATGGTTCTGCGTACCCTGGGTAAGCACCCTGAGAAGTTCCTGAACGACGCCTCGTACTTCCTACGGTTCGTCGAAGCAGCGAACGCTCACCCCGTAGACCCGTCGGTCGTCTACATGCCGAACGTACTGGAACTCGCCTGGGGCTTAATCGAGCTGCACCGCATCCTCCCGGGTGCCGAGCTGTCGAACGCCATCCAGACTGTCTGCTCCTACATCCTGAAGGATGAGGGCTTCGGCTCAGCACCAGAACCCTTCACCTTCGTGACCGGTCTGGACAACCCGGATGAATCCCCTGAGCAGAAAGAAGCTCGGGCGAAAGCCATCCGCCTCTACGCCCTGGCGATGGAGGAACTGTGAAACTGAGTCGGATTCGTGCAGAACGCGACAGGATGGAAAGGCTAGAGCGTAAGCACATTGCTCGAATCAACCAGGCGAACGGCCACGAAGCCAACGAGTATCACGACCGTAAATACCATGAGTCCCAAGCGAAAGCCTACACCAAAGGCGATCCTAAGGGCCTCATGGCCTATGTGGGAAAAGCCCATGCTAAAAAATTGGCTGAGTACCACCTACGCCTGGCGAAAGCCTTTGAGAAGGAGGAGTCACGATGACCCTTACTGAAATCCGTGAAGAACGTAAACGCACACGCCTTAAGACGCCACGCTGGCATGAGCTGAACAAGATGGAAGGCGATCGCATCGCTGAGATCAATGTGAAGCACGGCGGGGAGAGCAATCCGCACCACGGTAAGCTCTACCACAAGTCTTTAGCCGAAGGTCACCGCATCAAGTCAGAGGGCAAGACCTTGACGGCGTACCTTAAGCGTGGGCACCACCGTAAGATGCAGGCGCATCATGAGCGTCTCATGCAAGCCTTGGAGGAATAATGGCAACTATCGATGACGTAATGGCGAAGCTCGAGCTGATCCATGACGATGTAAAAAAAGGCCTAGTACTACAGGCCGAACTCCAAGCAGCCGCGACAGGCTCTTGGCAATGGGATAAGAAGTCCGGCATCCTCAAGATGTACAATGCCGAGGGAACCGAAATCGCCGTATTCAGCGTTTCCGATTCTCCCGACAAAGCTACTCGAGAACGCCGGGTAGACTTAGAGTCCTAAGATCTCTGCCATCTCAGGGGAGACTCGTTCGAGTTTCCCTTCTTTTAGCATCGCCTTAATCGATCTCTGAATCTCTGGCCAGAACGGATTAGAGGTGCAGGACTGGATCGTACGGAGTTCACGAATAGACACCGGATAGGCATCAGTCTTCTCATCCGCCGGCACCCGGTACTGCTTACCGTTCATCACTTCACGTACCCAGTCTGGGTTCAGACGCGTCTGGTCATTACCGTTATGGATATCGTAGAACCACGTCTCTACCTTCAGCGGCAGGCCCATGTAGATGTTCTGCATGATGGAGAACATAGACATCGCCATGATCGCGTTCACCGCAGCCGTCTGCTCGAGGTCCGCACAGGATGCATCCGGGTTACCTTGGTAGCCGGAAGCACGCAGATACTGACCAATCGGGCATGGCAGGAACGGTACCGGAATACCATCGGAACCTTTCGGCACCAAACGGTCCAGATCCGACAGGTTCAGGTTCTCGAACTCTTTCTCGAGGATGATACGAGAGGAGAAGATACGAGCCTGACCGAAGGTGTTTTCGTTACCGGCATCCACGATGAAGTGCTCAACGCCAGACTGAATCGTTGAGTACAGGATCGACTGGATGATGTTGAAACGGGCCTTCATGTTATCCACGCACAGGAAGAAGACCGCAGGACGGTCCGCCACCAGGCGCTTCATCGCATCCGGCACGTTAGACGTGAGCCAGCGAGTCATGGACTGAGAGTTGTTCGGATAGAACTGGTTGATACTCACGGTAGGAATCTCGAAGGCGCCACCATAGCGCTCTGCGAGACACTCCGCTTTGTTACGACCCACGTCATCCGCAATGAAGTTCTGGCGGGCCAGGTTCTTCACTTCAACTTCGTCGCCATCGATAAGGGTGATCGTCGGGACCATATCGTTCCACTTACCACGGGACATTAACTGCGAGAGCATAGGAAGAAGGCGGGAACCAGTCCCGCCACAACCTACAATCACCGCGTTAGTAATCATCTGGCGATTGGTGTAGGTAAACATTAAATACCTCTGTCGAGATCAAAATCTTGGGACATACGGGCAATCGCCTTGCGAGCTTCCATAGCGGAACTCACCAGGAAAATACCCTCCTGGAAGAGGACTTCTGGGTCGGCGACATATTCGCTGAGACGCTTAGCAACTGCCGCGTTCAACTCATCGTCGTTTTCGCTGTAGACGGTAGCAACCAGCTCATCTGCCGTCTCATCCCAGCTCATCGGAGGTTCATCCTCCAGCTCGTGCATAATGCCGATACCGAAGGTACCTTCATCGACACCCAAGATGTCTACTGACGCTTGAGATCTCTGGGTCCGAGCGCTCGCCGTGAGGCCTTCCGAGTCCTCTCCGCGAAATCGGGCATCCCATGAGTCCTCGCGAGGGTTACGCTCGAGAGACTTGTCTGAGCCACCGGCGAAGCGTGACCCACCACCATACACTTTGCTGCCGCCAAGGGCGGGGCTGTAGCCCGGATAGGACGGTCGCTGATAAGTCAGAACCTCGACGTTCTCCATCCACGCCTTCACTACCGGGCTGTCCTCCTTTACCGGCGGTGCCTCGAAGATCTCTTCCAGTTTCATGGAGACTTTCGATTTGTAAGCATTGAAGCGCCAGATCAGCTTGTGATCCGGCAGGTTCAGCTTACCGGCAACGCCCGAGATGCCAACATAGGTCGCGTCATCACGTTCGTCGGTACCGGAGAAGAACGCGTCCATGGAGTTGTGGGAGTGGATGTCGAGAACAACCTCTTCGTCCTGAGCCACGTGATCCCAGTTATAGGTAACGGATGCTTTCGCTACTTTCTGCTTAGGAATCGCTACACGGTACTCTTCCTTCGTCTTGTTCCAGACGATGTGAGCCATCGCTTCATAGTCGCCGTGGCCGAAGCCGGAGGACGTAGTCATTTTCATGACCTGGCGGAAGAACTCGACGATGTCGTTCAGCATTTCGATCGGGATCTTCTTATCGTTCACCAGCGGCTTCAGATAAGGTTTCAGCAGGGACTTGCCACCGTTGGTACGGATAGGCGTGTCGGAGATCTTCGTCATCGCCGAGCGGCCCAGGGAGAACTGATGGAACTGATACAGGACACCGTCATTACCCAGCACGTACACTTCCGGGTTATGCAGAACGTCGCCGCCGGCGAAGAATGCATCTTCAGTGACCAGAGCGCTCATGAAAGGGACCAGGTCCAGGACGCCATTATTCTTCTTCGTCATCTTCATCTTCCTCATCTGCCGCAGCAGCGTTTACAGTGGTAGGTTGTGGATATCCGCTCATCAGATGCCACGGGAATTTATCTAAGCGGGAGAGCTGGCGGAACCAGTCACCTGCTCCATTGCCTTCCATACGCACGCCGCGGGCACCATTACCCCAGAGGTCGTTGTTGAACGGAGAGGCCACGAGGATCGTGTGGAACAGTTCGTTCAGACCGCGGAGATCATAGTTGTACAGCGAGCGATAGGAGTTTGCACCGGTACACATGCCGCCGTCGCCATACTGGTTCGGGAACGGGAGTGTCCAGAGGTGGTTGTTGAAGTTACGTGGGGTGAAATCCCAGTTCGCGATGTTCGGGACTTCATCGACCTTATAGTCGGTGCACAGCCACTTCACACGCTCAACGGTCCAGCCGCCCTTACCGTTCGTTTTCAGCTGAACGTAGATCACGGTCGCCGGGAACGGGATAGTATAGCGGCCGTTGCCATAACGCACTTCACGCTTAGCTTCCTCGAAGTACATCAGGAGCTCGAGCTCGTGCTGGTTATAGCGAACGCTCAAGGCTTCATTCGGCAGGCGGAATGCCAGCTTCGGAGCCGTTTGCTGTTCCTGACCGGCGGCCACACGGGAGATCTCATTGAAGAAATCCTGCAGTGCCACGTTCTTAAAGGCACCCAGACCGTTAGGCACGCGGGCATGCGTAGGGAAGATAGTAACCTGCAGCCCTTGGTTGTTACTCATACGAAGGTTCTCCCAGTATTAACAGAGCGAATACTGCTGAAGTCGAAGATCATCTGGCGTCCGCCGTGGTTAGAACGCGGAGCCTGACGGGTGACGGTGAAGTTGAGGTTCTGAAGGATCATCATGGCCTCCGCTGGCGTCCCCGCCGCCTTCAACTTCTCATCGAGGGCTCTTAGGACGACGGGGCCGCTTGCGATGATCTCGTTGAGGTCCGATAGTCTTTGTAGTAAATCTTGCATGTCGGGAAGGCTCCCATGGTGTTAATGACTTTAGTGATCCCCGGGAGGTTATCCACGAAGATCGGGCCGTAGTCCATCTGCGATGCTTGACGCGGACGTTGGCCTGGCTGAGAGGTTGACTCCACGACAGTCAGGTCACGGAACATGCCGTAGTCGAACGCCAGGGACACGAGCAGGACGGTGTAGCGACCGGTTTGTACTCGACGGACGACGGAACGACCTTGCTGCTGCCACTCCGGACGGGCCGGTGACGCGAGCTCATCCATATGGTTGAACTGCTTCGGACAGTAGACCAGACGCATACCATAACGCTGAGCCAGGAAGTCGACATAACGGATATAGCGACGGAGGCTAGGAGTATCCTCGAGGTATGTACTCCATGCCGCCCACGCCTGGTTCTCACCGAGCGTTTGGAGCGTATGGTACGTTCCCGTCTGCTCTTCCGTATAGATCAAATCCGGGTCACGACCGTGATCGACGGTATTGCTGCCGAGAGGTAGAAACCGAATGGGACTTTTGATATCCTTGCCCACGAACGACTTCATGAACTGCAGCATGTGAACTACGCCGAGGTTCAAGTTACGCAGGCCAGACTCAACGGAACGGTTACCGGATTGAACGAACGGTGCGATCCCAGCCGCGAACTGAGCACGTACCGTGTAGGTCATCAGGTTACGCATGTTGCCGAGATACTGCTGAAGCGTACGCAGGTTACCTTCCGTCTCGGCACCGCCAAGGATGTCGACCACGGAGGCGAGGTCCTGAGTGACGCTGACGCTGCCATCCGAGTCAACGCGGGTCTTGAGACCTTCTGTGTGGATGAAGCCTTTGAGAGCTACCGCATCGGTTAATCGCTGAGGGCTAAGCTCGTGGTAGACAGATGAGTTGATCTGCCAAAGGGGATAAGACATGACGCCTCCCTTAACTAAAAAAAGAAAAGGCTCCCATTGGGAGCCTCCTTCCGACTAAGCTAAAGCTTAGCCTTTAGTACCGGTACGACGTTCGAAGTAGATGTGACGTACGCCGTCAATCACTTCTTCGCGGGAATTCATGGATGCAGTCTGGAAAGCAGAGTCGAACTGACGTGCTGCTTCTTCTTTGGTCATGATGATACCGTCCAGAGTACGTGCGTCGCGACCAGGAATGTGAACAACGGTAGAACGAATAGAAGTTGACATGTGTCTTTCCTTTTAAAAAGTAAGTTAGTTTGTGTGGCATAGCGTCTCTATACCAGGGTTATTATACCAGGGTATTTTAAAATATTGAATACCTAACAGGAGAAATTCATGAAAAAAGCTACTTCGAGTCAATTGGCGGCGGCTCTCCTGGAGTTGAAGGGTAAACCGATCAACTTCACGGACTATAAGCCCTTTACCGCCATCTATGACGTCGACCCGGACCTGATGGTCTTCAAAGCCGGTCGTCAGATCGGGAAGTCGGTATCTCTCGGCGGACGCTTAGTGTCTAAGTCGATCGGCCGTCCGTACTTCAACTCCCTGTACATCGCACCTTTCCAGATCCAGGCGAAGCGTTTCTCGAACGCCTACCTCGATGCCTTCCTGGAGAGCCCGCTCGTGAAGAAATACTTCCGTCGTTCAAACGACCCGAGCAACGTCTTCGAGAAGACGCTGGCGAACAAATCTAAGATCTATCTGTCGTATGCCCAGACGGAGGCTGACGCCGACCGTATCCGTGGTCTGATGGCCGATCTGTTAACCGTAGACGAAGTCCAGGACGTCTCCTATGACGCACTGCCGCCGATCTTCGAAATCCTGAACGCCTCCGAGTATGCTCTGAAGGTCCTGGCTGGTACGTCCAAGTCCACGGCGAATACCCTCGAGCAACTCTGGCTGCGTACCAACCGTCTGGAGTGGATCAACAAGTGCCCGCACTGTGGCCACTGGGTCATTCCAGATACCTACGAGAAGTGTGTCCGTATCTGCCAGCCTCATGGCCCGTCCTGCGATAAGTGCTTGAAGCCAATCGATCCAGGTAAAGGCCAGTGGGTGGCGACGAACCCTCACATCCGTGACAAGGTCGGCTTCCACCTCCCGCAGATCATCATTGGGGATAACTGTAAGCCTAAGAAATGGGCTCGTCTCATCGATAAGGTGAAGCAGGCTCAAGAAGGCGGCCTCTACACCCCAGCAACGCTCGCAAACGAAGTCTTCGGGCTTGCAACAGACCTCTCCGGTCGTTCACTCTCTATGGCGGAAGCCATGAAGTGCTGTAACGAACAGTGGAAAGGCTGGGCATCCCCGACTGATTTCTCGAACCCGGTCTGGGCGGCGATCTCTAAGACGATCGTCCGTACGGTTCTCGGCGTCGACTGGTCTGTAACCGGTGGCGTGAAGTCCTATACCGTGGCGACCGTCCTCGGGTACGACGGCTACGGCCGCTGCTACATGCTCGAATCGAAGAAGATGCAAGGGATTCACATCCTGGACCAGGTGAAGGACGTCTGCCTCATGGCCCGCAAGTGGAGCTGTGCCGTCGTCGGCTCTGACCGCGGCGTCGGGGTTCTGCAGGGCCAGTTGATGCAACAAGAGCTGGGACATGATAAAGTGATCATGGTAAACTACGTGGCAGCTAAACAACGTTTACGCTGGGACCAGCAGGGCCAGTTCCTGGCAGCTGACCGCTCTCAGGCGATCGATAACGTGATGATGAAGTGGCGTATCGGTCCGGATCGCTTCATGTGCCCATCATGGGGTACGACGGAAGGCTTCTGGACGGATGCCCTAAACGTCTTCGAAGAAGAGACCGGCGTAGGCCGTCGTGTATACCGTCACCACCCGGATGAGCCGGATGATTGGATGCACTCAGTCGTCTTCGGACACGTGGCATACCAGTACCTTGAAGGCGACTTCAAGTATACCGAATAACCTAAAATCAAGAGGATTCAACATGCGTAAGAAGCAAGAAGTGATTGACGTAGAAGCAAACCCACTGTTCGGCGAAGACACGGATTTCGTAGCAGCACCTGTAGCAGAGATGTTCGAAGAGCCGGTAGCTGAGGCACCTGTGGAGGCCCCACCTAAGGCTGAAGAGCCGAAGGAAAAGGAATACACTCAGGAGCAGAAGGATGAGATGTTGGCGATCGTCGATGCGGTAATGTTCGAGGGGGAATACTCCGAGACCTTCCCCGTCGGTAAACGCTACAAAGTGACCTTCAAGTCACGTAGTGCAGGCGAAGACAACGAGATTTCACAGAAGCTCGATGGCCGCGTCTTCAACACCATCCTCTCCTACCAGAACCAGAGCGCTCTGCTGACCATGGCGTACTCTCTGATGGACCTGAACGGCACGGATTACCGTGAGCTGTCAGTCCAGGAGCGTTACAAAGTGGTCTCAGCGCTGCCATCCCCGCTGATGATCGTCCTGTCTGAACTGATGGGTAAATTCGATCAGAAAGTCCTGGAAGCCATGGAATACGGGAAGTCAAATTTCTAAATCAGCCATGGGCTAAGATCCGGATGAGCCTCTTCACGAGAGGGGTTCAGCCGGACGTTCTGGGCTCGCCGAGGGATGTCATCATGCGACAGTACGCCATGAGCGAGATCGTTCAAGAGTCCAGAAAGCTTATGGCTGGGATCGCAGGCTCCCTCGGCAACGGTAAGGCAGCCAAAGAGATTCTCCAGGACTTTGCAGACGGTGTGTTGAAATCACCACAAACGAAGCAGACCCGTATGACGGAAATGCTTAAAGAATACAGCCAGTATCGCAACAAGACCCTTGAGGCTCGCGTTGTCCGTAATGGCCAGGATTCTAGTCTCATAGTTACAGGTCTGGAGGAATTGTATGGCTGATAACATGTTTTCACAATCGCCGATGTCGTCGTACTACGGCTTCGGTATCAACCCGGCGTATACCACGCCGGCTTACATGTCCAACTTCCGTCCGGCGTACGCGTCGGATACGGATCCCTTCAACCCCTACTCTCAGAACCGCAGCTACATGGAAGCCCTGCGGAACCAGTACATGTTCAACCCGATCGGGACCTACGCGTCCGATCCGGCGGAAGACGAACGTGCTAACAACTGGTCTCTGAACACGATGCACTCGGACGCTTTCGTTAACGGCGTCACGAAGGTCGGTATCCCGCTGGCAGCCTGGTACGGAGCGAACAAGTTCTTCGGAATGAAGGTCGCCTCTCGTTCACCGACGTCCGGTCTCTGGGATCGTTCAGCAGCATACGCTGGAGCGATTTACCGTGGTCAGGGGATGAAAGCGGCTGCGGCGGCATGGGGTGCAACGGCTGCTCAACAGTCTCTCGGTGCAGCGGCAGGTTCTGTCCTGGGTCGTGGCGCTGGGCAGATTGCCGGTGGGTTCATCGGCGGTGCAGGGCGCTTAATGGGGCTTGGAGGAGCGCTGGGGGGAGCGGAGGCGATTCTCGGTGGTGCCGGTGCAGTAGCAGGTGGCCTGATCGGTTCGATCGCAGCGCCTCTCGCCGTCGGTGCTGGCGTAGCGAAGGCCGCTAACTACTACCTTGCGGAGCCGTACATCGGTCTGCGTCGTGGTGAAGACGCGATGCTCGCCAACACGGCTAACCAGTTCGTTGGTGGCTCGGCAGGTCCTAATATGGGATCTTTCGGTATCTCAGCACGTCACGCTAACCGTCTGTCTCAAGCCTTCATGCAGGATAACATCCGTGACATGGGCTTCCAGCCAGGTGACTACGCGGCAATGGCCGACTACGGCATGCAGGCGGGGATCTTCAATGATATCGGCAACTTAAACGTCGATGACATGAAGAAACGCGTCTCTGGCATGGCGGATTCCGTGAAGATGATCATGGCGGTGGCGAACACCACGTCCGTGAAGGAAGCGATCCAGTACATGTCCCGCTTGAAAGCCGCGGGCGTCTCTAACCCTGGTGCCGTGACCCGTGTCATGAGCGAAATGGGGATGGCTGCAGGGATTTCCGGATCCTCTGCCGAGCAGATCATGAACACCGTGGGTAACCAGGGCCAGATGATCGCTCAACGTCTTGGCATGCTGCCTGTCATGGGTCAACGTCAAGCAGCGAATATCTATGCAGGATTCGCTAACGCGTATAAAGCCGGTACGCTGAACCAAGCGGACGCAGCGGCTCTCGGTGGCGTAGAGGGTGCCACTCAGTACGCGATGGAAGGTGCGGGACGTATCTTCTCGATGCCGTACTTCAAGGCCGCGATTAACTCCGGTGCTGAGCTCGGCTCTGGGAACATGCTGAACGTCGCAGCGGCCTATGGTACACGTCGTGCCGGTAACCCACTGCAGTCCTTCGGTGACGACATCATCAACTCCGGTGTCCGTACGACTGAGTACCTGAACAAGCACTCGTCGATGGAAACGGTGATGAACTTCCTGTACGACCAGACGGCGAACATCCCGTCAGCTCGTGGGAAGGACGGTAAGGTCGATATCCGTGCAGCACTCGGTTGGGCAGTGACGAACGGCTACCTCTCTGAGGAAGAAGCCCGTACCTATGCCCTGCAGTTCAAGGCCGGTAAGGATCCCGAGTCTCAGCGTCGTCTGGAAGCGGCATCCCGCGGTACTGCTGACAAGCAGATGAACCAATGGATGAGCCAGCAGGGCTACGATACGCTCTCAGGCGTACCAATTCTGGGCAACACGATTCAGAAGTTCCGTCAGCTCAACCGTGACGTCCTGGAGGAGTCTTCCGGTGTTTCCGGAGCATTCACCCGTATGCGTGCCGGCATGTCTGACTCCTGGGATTCCTTCCAGGCCTCGGTCATGGGGCGTAAGAACCCGAACCAGCAAGCCGCAGCGACCTGGTCGATGGAGAACGGGCAGCAGGTCCGTACGGAACTCGACATCGGGTCCTACATGTCGTACATGGGCAACGAAACCCGTATGACGGGGAACGACGGCATCCTGAAGTCGCTCGCGAACGACGTCCTGAACGCCGATCCTGAGTCTGAACTCGGTAAGATGGCCAAGAAGCTGTATGCCGGCATCGGTAAGAATCAGGATAACCGTGCAGATCTTGACGCCTACTACCGCCTGAAGAAGGGTGACGTTGGTGCTGCTCAGGGGATGACGCGTTCCCAGTACATGGACCAAGGTAACCGTGCCCTGCAGACGGCCCGTGTGAAGGAAACCAAGGTTACGGCGATGGATCTGAACCCGAAAGTCTCTGACGACTTCGTCAAGTCCTTCGGCAGCACCTCTGAGGAATCGTGGTGGAGTCAGTTCGACCTCTTCGGCCTGGGCCCAACGAGCATGGGTCGTGACGTCAGTGCCTTCAAGGACGGTGACGGTGCCCGTGTCTTCAACGCAGCGATCGGCTCTATGTCCCGTACCGGTAAAGCGGACCTCAGAGACCTCTATGAAGCCGGTGGCGGTGAGAATTCCTACTTCTCAGGCGATTTCGGTAAACTGCTCGCGAAATACAAGCAGGATCCGAGCTCACTGACCGCTGAAGAACGCTCCCGTGTGGAAGAGTTCATGGCGATGCAGAAGATGTCAGGCATGGACAAGTCCACTACCGACAAGATCGAGCAGGGAATCTTAGCGCTCGGCCGCGGGGATAACCAGAATGCCGGCATCCTCTTCGGTGAAGAAGGCGATAAGTACCGTGAGAACATCGCGAAGAACGTCGGGAAGACGATCGAAGGGATGGACGTATCGACGATCCGTAAGGGTATGAAGTTCGGGATGCAGAAGAACGGACGTACCGGTAACGACATCGATGCGATCGACTCACTGTCCGATACCTCACTGATGAACGGTGGCGTTCGAGCCCTGGCTGAGAAGATCCAGAAGGGTGCAGAGATCTCCACGGCAGCGAACCAGTCAGCTTCACAGAACCGTGATGAGATGGGCCGCCTGTCAGAGAAATTTGGTGGGGAAGAGTTCGTTAAATCCTTCGGTGACGTAGCGGATAACATCGGGAAGGCGACGGATGGTCTGTCCGGTTCAGCTGATGCACTGACGAAAGCGGCAGCAGAGCTTTCTAAGGCAGCAAAAGCCGGCGGAAATGATCCGAAACTGACTCAGGCGATCGAAAATCTGAATAGAATCCTCACGAAGCCCGGTCTAGGTAACGTGAAGCCTAACTTTTGAGGTAATTTATGAATAATATTCTGATCGTCAACATGAACGCTACGGAAATCTTCCGTCAGCAAGTTGCGAGTGCCATGGAAGGCATTCGTTACCAGAACTCTGGTGGCACTAAGACGTACATCCCGCTCCAGATGGGCGGGGTTTTCATGCAACGTGAGATGCTGGAAGCGGGCAACGTTGTCCGTATCACGAGAATCGTAGAGGACACTAATGGCTAATTACGCTAACAAGTACGGGGTAGCCCGTATCAACCAGGAAGGCGAACGTCTGTTCACCGTCCGTCCTCGTTATAACGCGACCAGTGAGGATAACCCGACGCGTGGTGAAGCGGCAACGCTTCGTCTCGTCATGAGTGAAGATCCGACGGCGGATACCGTCAACGCCCTGACTGCCGGCATGCCTTACTTCGAGGCTGTCGCGTTCAAGCGTATGATGAACCAGGATGAGTCTAACGGTGGCTACAAAGACTTCATCATGACGGACCTTGCCTACGATATCCAGGAAAAGTACCAGGTGTTCCACACCTTCGGTGGGCACGAGTGCGTCTATTTCTATGGCCAGGCGCCGCTAGCGATCCGCATCTCAGGTTTACTGACCGATGACCTGGATAACGACCAATTCGCCCGCTTCGCTCAGCTCTATACGAAGCACCTGCGTGGAACCAAGGCGGCCCAGAACTACTCGCTCGTCGAGTTAGCCCTGCCGAACGCCACGTTCTTCGGGTCGATCACGTCGTTCTCCGTGCAGCAGAACGCCAACCGTGATACCGACGTCGGCTTCTCGATGGGATTCCTCGTTAAGGAAACAATCTTCCGTTCAACGGATGCGTACTTCGAGAACGATTCAGGCGAAGTGACGGACTATCAGGATGAGAACTTCCTGGGAACCCGTCCGACGGCGACCATTACGGCTTCGGATATCTACACGAAGTACAACGACATGATGGCCGAGATTGCTGCTAATGGATCTTCGACGAACGCGAACGAGATGCTCGGGCAGTACAACCCGAACGCGAACTTCAACATCTTCGGCGTGTATACGCAAGCGATCAACTCGATTCCGACGATGAAAGACCTGCTCGGTATCGGACCAGAGGACATCGCTGCGATCCTGACGGAATGGAACAACGTCCTGAACGACTTCCTGTCCATCCCGAATGCGATCGTCAACAAGGTGAACTCGTATGTCGATGAAGCCACGTCGTACCTGACGGTCGTCGAACGCGGTCTGGACCAGATGATGGACTCCGTGACCGGTACCGTTGGCGCTATCCAGGCGATTCCCGGGAAGATCGAGAACGCCGTGGGTCAATTCGTGAACTTCCCACAGACGATCGCCTCTCGTGTCGGTCGCTTCCTGGATAACGGGTTCATGACACCGGACGGTGCCGACGGTTCAGTCCTCAAGGGCTCGCATGGCGGTACCGGGGATTCAGACTCGAACGCGTTAGTCGGGGGCTCCCGTATGGGTTCCGCCGCTGCCGCCGCACTGCTACAAGCCGGATCGCGTGCCGATACAGGACCAGACCGTGGAGCCACGATCAAACCGATTCCGATCAACGTCGGCATCGTGAAGAACCCAGATGAAACGGCAGTACTGCCGCAAGGAGCAACAGATGAGTAATTTAGGGGTACGTTCCTATGCCCAATCGATGACCCTTGAGAACTTCTTCAAGCAGAAGGCGATGCCTGACCTTCTGCCATCCGTGAAGGCCTTCACAACGAAGGTCCTTCAGCCAACGGTGAAGGTTGTCGAAGACGATTGCCACACGATGCTCGGACGAAATGTGTCAGCAGACGACTACTCGATGGTCGGCCTGCTGGCCCTCGATACTGACGAGATCATCGATGAGGCCTACGTGATTGATAAATACGAGCACAACATCTTTACGATCCGTGTTCGGGACACCTGTGCATGCACCTCCAAGGGCGGTGTGTGCCGTAAATGCCTGCACGGTACGTATATCCGTCTGGGCATCACTGAGCCGCTTCCCGAGGTCGGTGCCGTGGTGAAGATGCCGGTTGAGTCATCAGCCTACCTGAACCACCTCGCCGGGACGTACTCAGGTGCTATCATGGGTGCTCTGCCACTGCCGTCACCGCCGCTGCCACTGCGTCCAGGTCTCTTCGAAGAGCTCGTCTCTCACGAGGAAATGGACATGATGATCCGCCAGATGGGTTCTTTAAAGATTCCACCGGATGAGGTAGACTATCTGAATAACATCAAGAGCCGCTTCGAGCGTGCTCTCATGATTCTGGCCTACTACGGAGCGTACGGTAATGCGTTTAGAAAATAATCTCGGCGGGGACAACCTTTACGGTAACTTCCGGCTGTACATCGAGGGGATCGAGGTCCCCTTCTCAGCTGCGAGCGTGACGAACACCTATCGTGGATTACCTACGGCCCAGATCACTCTGGCGCCGTGGCGTGGTTTCTCGGAAATCACCAAGGGATACTTCCCGAAGGTTCACCTCTTCTATCGTGACTTCAACCAAGGCCTGGCACCGTACGACATCAAGCGAATGGCAGCAGGTATCGCGTCAACGAACGTGACCACGGCGGCCGCGGCGATGGGGGAATCTGCAGAAACCTACAACAAACTCGAGCGTCATGCCTACAAGCTGATCTTCGGAGGCGTTATCACGTCGGTCACGGACTCCAAGTCACTGGCCGGCGACGGCGGTTCTGCATCGATCTCCCTGAACTGTGTGCACCCGTACTATATCCTGAATGAAATCCTGTTCAAGTACATCGGGACGAACCCGCAGGAGACGAACGCCCGAGATTCTGCCTTCGGTATCATGGTGGACGGCGGCAACGTCGGCTCTATGTACACGATCGAGCAGGCTCTCGCAGGCGTACGAGCTCCAGGCGCTGGCCAAAAGACCTTAGAAGACGGCGGCGGCGACACGTCTGTCCTTTCTGATACGATGTCGGATAACTACTGGCGTCTTCAGGGTATCCCGGGCGTGATCGTGGCGCTATGGAACTCCTTCAAGCGTTCAGCGTACTCCACGGGGAACCAGAAGGACAAATCCATCATGACGAAGATGTACATTCCTCTGATGGAAAGCGGCCTGAAGTATTTCACCAAGATGACGGGGCATCCGGTCATCGAAGGGTCTATCCAACGTGACTCGAAGACGGCACCGACCCAGGCGCCAACGACGACGCAGACTGCCGCTAAAGGATCTCCGGAAGCCGTTCTCGGCCTGTCTACGATGTCAGATCGCGGTAAGAAAGAGCTCATCGAGTTCGCGGAAGGCCGTCACTACAAGCTGTACGATGACGCCACGGGCAAGACGATCGCCCACGCAGTCGATGCCGTCGGTACACCGTCCATCGGTGTTGGCCATGCGGTGGCGAAGACGGATACCCAGTTCGATGGCAAGACGCTCTCTGACGCTCAGGTGAACAACCTGTTGTCCGATGACGTGTCGAATGCAGAGCGTGCAGTCTCTCGCCTCGGACTTAAGCTGTCACAGGGACAGTTCGATGCTCTCGTCGACCTCACCTTCAACGTCGGGCCCGGCGGTCCGGGTAAAGACGGTGCCCTGCAGCAATCCAACGGCCAGCCATCGACGCTCGTCCGCTTGATCACCGAGGGGAATACTCAGGGTGCAGCGAACGAGTTCATGTCATGGGTGTATGCCGGCGGCCAGGTCTCTCAAGGTCTGGTGACACGTCGTAAACGTGATCAGGCGTTCTTCCTGGATTCCCCACTGCCGTCAGCCCAGAGCTTAGCAGCGAACGCCTATTCCTCACGAGGTTCTAACGAGGAAATGGCATCGAACAACGGGAAGCTCATCCCGGGGAACATGAACGGTCTGCTTCCGGCGGCCATGGCGACTCAGCTCCTGAGCATCCTCTCGAACTCCATGACGTCGGGCGGTACCGGAGAGGTCATGTCATACGGACAGCTGATCGATGCCTTCCTGGAAGTCGTTGAGTATGACCACGTTATTCTGAACTCTCCGGCGAAGATCGGTATCGCTGGCATCCCGGAGATCGTCGATCACGTCTATAAGCCACGGATGTTTGCGTACTACTCACCGATCTGTAACGTGCTGCTCCCGAACATGTACGAAGCCTATTCGGTGAACATCGGGACTGATCAGGTGCCGTCCCGTGTGATCTACAACGGGATGCAGTTCACGGCGGACTCTCAGGCGAACTACGGGACGTCGGTGAACCTGCACAACTACGTCTCCCCGCACTCCGTTCGTAAGGCTCTCGCCGACGGCGGCAACCTGAAGGGTACCCTCGCATCCCTCGTAGCGACGCCAGGCAAATATGAGTGGGGCTCAGGTGTGCGTACAGCGGACGGTACTCTGCCTTACTGGTATGCCGTGCTGTCAAACCAGACGCCATCGGCTAACGTCGGTGACCTCGCGTCCGGAACGACGCTGGACAACCTGAAGGCGGCCTGGAACAAGCTGTATCCGGAAGACCCAACGCTGAACCCGTGGGATACCGATTTGTCCGGCATCGAGGCCTACCAGCGTCTGTTCTTCACCGGTGTCGATGTAGAGTTCTCGAACATCTACTCACAGGCCCGCCAGGGAAGCGTAGAAGGCGTTTTCAACCCGTTTATCGTCCCAGGCTACCCAATGGACATCATCGACCCAAGTCCTCTCAGAGAGTCATACCATGGCTTCTGTACGTCGGTCACGCACTCGTTTGATGCCGCGGGATACTCAGCGACGTCGATTGGCATGTCTTCGGCCTACACCTTCTCGGAGATCGCAACGTGCTATATCCCGGGAACCTACCCATGGCTCTTGGCCCAGCTGAAGATGGATGAGAACCTGTCGATGTATGGTAATACGCCGGCCTTCCAGCGTGCCTGCCAGTACTATAACGACGTGCTCGGCGTCGGTGCCGCTGACCCAACGATCCTAGAAGCGTACTCTACCGGGAAACCTTTCCCGCTGAAACGTAACATGGGCGTTTGGGAAATCGGTGAGTCAGCAACGCTTCAGGGCTCTGACCACCCGACACTCTACACGACGACGCTCGGTAACCTGAACCTCGTGGCCCGTAACATCGCGTCGCTTCTGGACATCGAGAAGGAACACGCCATGGTGGCAGAGACCTTCGTCGATATCGACATGTGGAACCAGGGTTCTCCGACCGTTGAAGAAGTCCGTAAGGGACCGTGGGTGAATGACCAATCCGGAACGCAGGATTCGTCTACACTTCGCGGCCGTGACATGGAGGCCTCAGCCTTCCTGGATTATGATTCAGAAGCCGAGACGCCAGATCCAGTGATCGTTGCCGGTGATCGTCCGACGAATGTGCCACCGACTGTGGGTCAATCCGGTCTACCGCTTCAGCAAGCGACGGTTCAGGGTCAACTTCCGGATGTTCTGCCTAAACTCGGTAAGCGTTGTTCAGTAGGCGCCCTGGATGCAGAATCTCAGGCGAAATTGGCTGAGTGTCACCCAGATCTGGTGAAAGTCGTGATGAAAGTCATCGAGACCCGTCCTGTCGTCATCACCTCCGGTTACCGTACCTCTGCTAAACAGGCGGCTCTGGAGAACGGTGGTGGTCAGTATGCTCAGGGTGCGGGCAAAGGCTCTCGTCACCTCAAGTATCCGTCATGGGCAATCGACATGGTGCCGTGTAACAACCTGAACGCATCATCGCGTGCGGTCATGGAGAACTTCGCTACGTACGTTCTGCAGTGTGCTAACTCGATGGGCGTGACGCTTCGTTGGGGCGGTAACTTCTCAACGTATGACCCGGTGCATTTCGACTTAGGTCTCGGTTAAGGGTATAAGAAATATGAGCGATTACAATGCAGTATTAACCTATCCTGAGGGACTTCCGGCATCACTGCCGGAGTCTCAGGTCGTTCAACCAGATGAGAATCTGATGTCGAGCGAAAAGATGAACATCGTACGACGTTTCCACAACATGATTCCGACGATCCTGATCTCTGACGGTCGTCTGTCAACGACATCCAACCCGAAGGATTGTTTCGTTTATCGTCGAAACTCCCGACAGTTGCAGGAATTGATGGTAGACTTCTCGTACAACGTAGTGAGAGCATTCAACTTAACACAAGAGGTATCCCATGAATGAGGAATTAGGTGATAAGGACCTAGAGTTGTATCATCGCTGGAAAAGCAGTGGCGACAAGACTGCTCTGAAGAACCTGGTGAACAACTTACGTCCGATCATCCAGTCTGAGACGAACAAGCTGTCCGGTTCGCTCCCGCAGTCTGCCCTGAAGGGTGAAGTCGTGTCCTGGGCACTGCGTGCTATCAAGGAGTTCGACCCAACGAAGGGCACGAAGCTTTCGACCCACGTCTATAACTGGACGCGTAAAGCTAAGCGCCTGAACTATACGTACCAGAACATCGCGAACATGGGTGAAGACAAGCAGCTGCAGTACGGTAAGTATAACCACGCTGTCACCACCCTCGAGGATGAACTCGGCCGTGATCCGACGAACAAGGAAATCGGTAAACGTATGGGATGGTCGGAGAAGGAAGTCGATAAGTATAAGGCCCTGATCTTCCAGGACCACTACGAATCCGGCAACCTCTACTCTCCGGAACACTCTCGGTTCAACGAGGACCCGCTGAAACTAAACTACATTAAGAGTCAGCTGACCCCGGACGAACTGAAAATCCTTGATGGACGAGCATCGAAGATGCCTGCGAGCGAGATCGCTCAGTCACTTGGAATGAACCTCAATCAGTACAACTATGCGTCCGGTAACCTGACTAAGAAAGTTAAGTCGCTACAGGAGAAATACGGGACATGGGGCAACTAAATGACATTCCATCGATCGTCCGTGAGCACTTTGACAAGGTAGGCAGCTACTTTAAGGGAATGGCCGGGTTCTTCGGGGACCCGGAAACTCCCGGCAAAGATGCGAATGAAGCGATCACCGGCGTTGACCTCTCGGGTCTTCGTCGGGCGATTCAGAGCCGCGTTAAGGGCTCTGCATCCACCACTAACGCCGCCCTTTTAGCTTCCTTTCGTGATCTCGACTCTATGCAGGCAGAACTCGCTCTCCGGAATATGTCCCGTGCGGACTATTACCGAGAGGCTGCCTCTGAAGCCGGGATCCGACAGGCTAACTGGACGAACAACATGAACAACAATCTGTTTAACCTAACGGGAGCACGACAGGCTCCGGGGAGTGAATAATGGCCCGCGTTGGCAATACGCAAAACCTTAAGAACCAGGACCGTTACGATCTCCTTCTTTTAGGATTCCCCGACGGTTTCCCTAACTCACAGCTGCAGTTCACGGTGGGTGAGAACCCGCGGAAGATCTCCGGGCTGCAGAAGGTGGTTCAGGTCTTAGTCAAGTGCCTGATGACCGGCCAGGGCTCGGACCCGATCTATCCGAAGCAGGGGACGAAGTTCACCGAGTACGTATGGTATTCGAACATCACGCAGGACTCTGTGGCTGCCCGTGCAGCGATCACTGCAGCGATCAAGCAAGCCGGTGACCAAGCGAAGGCGATCCTGAACTCCTATCTGTACTCCGCTGAGTCTCAGCTCGACTCGGTCGAAGTTATTGATGCCGTGCAGGGTAGCGAATCGACGATCGTGAAGATTCGTGTCCTGACGAAAGCGGGCGTAAGCGCTCCGATTGCACTGCCGTTTAACAGCAACGGTTTAGTCCTTAACGAGGTAACAAATGGCTGATATCTTTTCCGTAATGAGCGAGCTGGAGTTATCCTCTGATGACATCCAGCAAGCCGAAACCTTCGCCCAGCAGTATCTCGAGGCGAAGTTCCCGACGGTCGACTTCCGTCAGGGTACCGGTGTGCGTGACCTCGTGATCCGCCCGAATGCCGTGATGTTTGCACTCGTGAAGAAGTACATCGAGATCTACTTCGAGAGCGGTACGCTTGCGTCCGTCACCAATGATACGCCTCAGGAAGTCGTTGACGGTATCCTATCGAACTTCTTCGTGACCCGTAACACCGGTTCCTTCGCGACCGTGCGTGCACGTCTGTACTTCCTGTTCCAGAACGGGACACCGAGCAACGTCTCTCTGCCGACGTCGGCGTTCTTCTCGACGGACAACACCCGTCTGTTCTACCCGTCGTCCCCGATCTTCGCCCAGCCGCTGAAGGACGGCGATACGCCGATCTCCGGGAACGTGTACCTCGCGTACGATTCCTCTGAGGAACTCTGGTACTTCGACACCGATCTGTCATCCTCTTCTGCTGACGAAGAGTATAACGATCTGACAGAGGGCGATCTGCTGTACTTCACGCTCTTCAACCCGTACTTCGTGAAGGGGAAAATCCTCTACATGTCGGAGCCGGCGGTGCGTCAAGAGACCAACGTTGAGATGGTTGACCGTTCGTACAACTCAATCTCCACCCGTAACCTGATCAACGACCCGTCGATCACGTCCCGTATCACCGACGTGTTCAACTACGTGAAGTATCAGAAGGTGGTGGGCATGGGCGATCCGGACATGTGGCGTGACTACGTGCAGGTTGAAGGTATCTTCGACGATCCGGCGACTGAGATGGCTCTGAAGTACCGTATCCACCTGGGCGGTTCCGTTGACATCTATGCCGATACGCCGTTCCGTACGACCATCGTGCAGCTGACGACTGACAGCCAGGGCGTGGTGGAGCTGACTGGGCCGATCTTCGACATCTACCGTTCAGAGATCTCCGGTGGCGTGAAGGATGATGATATTCCTCTGGATAAGGAAGCGGCGATCTCCTATCCGAACACGACCGTGTACACGAACCACGTGCCACTCGTGCCTCAGAAGGACTTCGGGCTGTCGGCTAAGCAGATTCTGCGTATCGACTTTGGCCTGCTGTACCCGAACCAGACGGCATCCTTCGTGGTCCGTAAGTTCACCGGTCTGGAGGACATTCAGTCGTTCCTGGAAGATCAGCAGAACCGTGTTGTCTGTGCGGACCAGCTGTGCCGTGCATTCGAACCGATCCTGGTCAACGTCGAAGCAACCGGCTATGAACAAGCGTACACGGCAGATGAAATCTCCGCGGCACGCAAGTCGATTGACGACTACTTTAACCAGACGCCGGTTAATGGTACGATCTACGTATCAGAACTTCACCGTTTGATCAGCGAAGCGGGTCTGCAGAACGTCAAGGCACCGATGAAGGTGACTGCCGTGGCTGTCGCTAAGGACCTCGTAATGGATACGCAGATCGTGACCGATAAGTACACGGCGGCTTCGACCCAGCGTTTCTACCTGGACAAACTAACCATTACACCGGAGCCTAAATGAGTAATTTCATCTCGGCAGCAGGATTAAAGGGCCTTGGCGAGCGAGCCGAGGTCACCGGACAGATGTCGTATTACTACGGCCTGTCCGATTTCTGGCTGCAGATCTTCGCTGACAAAGACCTCGTGGATTCGCTCCTCGAGGTTTCCACGCAGACGCTCGGGGACGCCTACGGGCAGTTCCTGCAGCGTGCGGGGAACATCTCCCTGGACACGATCCAGGAGTCGTATAACTCCCAGCTGAAGCTATACCTGTTCTCGCCTGCGGACGCCCTCGATGGCCTGACCGGGACGATCTACTCCCTTCCGGAGAAGACGACTCGCATGGACTTCATGATGAACCGTCCGATGCTTCCTTCGATCTCTCTGTCGCACGGTGTGCACTTCGAGATCAACGAAGAGGGTACCGAGATCTCCTTCTATAAGCCGCTCGCGGAGCTCGGCTTCCCACAGCGTGTGACATCGGATGGCAAGACCCAGTATGCGATCTGGGGTGCGAACGTGTGCGTGGACGAGAACATCATCTACTCCCAGTTCGGCCGTGCCGTAGGCATGTCTCCGGATCGTACGATTGGGAACTACAAGGACTTCATCCAAGGCCTGTACTTCCTGTACTCTCACGGTCCCGTGATCAACTACCTCCAGGCGGGCGTGAACCTCGCCATCGGGGTACCGACCGTGCGTGCGAACGAGAAGGTCATGAGCGTCCTGCAGAACCCGATCAACGGGCACTGGGAGATCTTGACGGCGACGAACTTCTACGACATCCCCTATGGCTTCCAGCCGGATATCGCCGAGGGTGATGAGCTAACGGAAGGGATGCAGCTCGTCAACTGGATTGACGTGCGGGACTATCAGAAGAACGGTGAGTGGTGGTACAATACCTTCATCCCTGGGGAATTAACCGGGGGTGTACAGTACCCGCCTGTCAAAGAGAACACTGACATGGCGTACATCATGCGTAACTACCTGAAGTACAACACGTTCATGGTCCTGTTCCAGCAGTCTGGAATCGATCTGAAGGGATATTACGCGGTATCCGACGTCATCTGGCGTGCCCGCCCGTCTCACACCTTCCCAGTGTTCGTGTGGAAAGGGGCTTTGGGTGACGAAATCATTAACATCACCGATGATGACCTGGAGATGGGTCAGTTGGTGCAGGTTGAGGATCACATCTATGACACTCGCATCATCGATTTCACCCGAGACGATCGTAACACCTACTTCTCCCGTGGAACCAACTACTACAACCGCTTCCAGATCCCCGTATACCACCAGGGGATGGTCGGAGATGCTCCGAAGCTTGGAGAGTTCCGAGGTACGAACGCTGATGGCCGTGCACTCTCCGGCATCGGAGGTTGGGTGCAGGAGGCTGGCGAAACCGTTGAGCAAGATGTCTATCGTGTCGACCCCGTCTTTAAATCGAGAGGAGCAATGGCTGTACCTCGTGGACGCTCTACAGGTATTAGGTCTTACCGCGGGTCCGAAGTCTTCACGACCGAGACCTTGGTCCGAACTTACGCAAACCCAGCGGGAGATACATTCGACGCCGACACCCGTGATATTACCCCTCTCTACCTGATCTATGCGGATGATCTGAAGGCGAAACTGGCTAAAATCAATCAGCAAGCAGCGGCAGACATGGTGGTCTATCAGGCCCATCCGTTCTACATCGACGTAGCGGATTTGGCGGCAGCGTATGATGACATCATCGTGCGTACCCCGGGGACGACGGCGGATAACTACGACCCGGCACTCGAGAAGGTCTTCACCTTCAAGTATACCGACGAGTACACGCCACCGATCCTGTCGAAGCACGCTGCTCAGATGTATGTACCTAAAAAGAGGACCTGCCGGTTAGCGGTAAGCTTCTTTTAGCCGAAATTTATCAGGATAACTGGTCTGTCTCCCTGATCAATGAAGCCGCGACCATCGCACCGACGTACTTCCCGGTAAACGACGGGGATCCAATCGAGATGACCATGGTCTTCGAAGAGCGTCCAGGCTCCTCACCGATCACTCGCTCGACCTACCTCGCGAACCCAGCGATCGTAGATGCTCGTAGCGTACAGGACGGTCATTACAACGATGGTCGCGGCGGGGCCAACCTTAACTTCAACCGTGGTGGTAACTTCGGTGGCGAAGTCAGAGCAATCATCCGGAGGGATTAATGAAACTGAGTGACAAGAAAGACGTACTGGACGGGTTCCTGATCGTCGACCGAGTGTGGAATGACGGGCGCCGCGAGCGCCTCGTCGAGGAGAAGAACCTCATCGTCCGTGCGGCGAAGCGTGAGCACCTGAGTTTCCTCTATGATGCGAACGCTCGTCCTAACCTGATCGACTCCTTCAAGATCGGGAACGGTGGAACGTACGATACGCTGGGCCGTAAGCCGAAGCGTCCAGATCCGACAATGAACGATCTGTACTCTCCGATCACCACGTATAACCGTAACCTGAGCATCATTCCGTCGGCCATCACCGACCCTCAGGACTACATCACGGTCGACTTCGTGCTCGGTCCCGATGAGGCGAACGGTGAGAACATCTCCGAAGTGGGGCTGTTCAAGCAGTCAGGCGACATGTTCAACATCAAGACGTTCCGCTCAGTGCCGAAGGTAGACTCCTTCTCACTGCAGTTCTGGTGGAGAATTCTGTATGCCTAATACGCTCGTCATCTCGACACGCTTTCGTGCAGGGAAGTACGAGGTGCTAGGAACGGTCAAGGAGGGGAGTGATCTCCCCGCCGAGATCTTCATTTATGAAAAGGACGACAAGGGAGGCCTGGCAGACTACGTCGGGATCGCTCTTCCTAAGGATATGGCCAAGCTGAAGGTCTATAACCCGGACAAGAAGACTAACTTCGGGTCCCGTTACTGCCTGTATCACGAGGGTCTGGCGAAGGTGAACTCACCGAACGATCAGATCAACGCGGCCAATCACATGAAAGAAACGTTCAAGATGCTGGTCGATCAGTTCTCTGCGGATTCTGCAGACGAGGTCGAGGAATATGAACTTTGATTGGAAGACGTTCGTAATCCGCATCGCTCCGACGCTGGGCTCTGTACTGCAGGGCCCGCTCTCGGGGGTCGCGGTAGCGTTCTTAGCCGGTAAGCTACTCGAAGGACCGGTGGATGACACCGATGCTGCACTGAATGAGGTCCTGGGCGCTCAGACGCCCGAGATTCTCGCTAAGGTGATTGCACTGGATGGAGAGTTCAAGGCATCTCTCGGCGCCCTGAACATCGATGAGTCTATCCTGCGTGACGTGGCGAACGCCCGTGAACGTGAGATGACACTGAGAGACCATACTCCTGCAGTCCTCGCGGCGGCGGTGACGATCGGTCTCTTCAGCATCATCTACCTGTTGATCTTCGTGGCCATCCCGGCAGACAGCATCAACATCGTCAACATCATGCTCGGATCCCTGAGCACGGCTTGGATGACGGTCATCGGCTACTACTTCGGTTCAGTCAAGACACCGACGGTAGTGCCGGCTAAAGTTAAGAAGTAATCCATGGAAGCCGTCTGATGGCGGCTGTCCAGATCTCATCCTCATAGAACCCCAGGTTATTTCCCCAGAATCCCAGAAGCCATGCTAAGTCCACCGGTGAGAAAGTCGTGGCGAGCAGTGCCTCTTCGACGTTCATCGCGAACACTTCGACGTGAAGCTTGCTGAGCTCTTCAGGTTTTTCTTCATATTCTTCAGGGAGAATCGGTTTGGTGCGGTGGAGGGTGACGACATCGTAGTCTACGGTAGCCCAGAAGTGGGTCTTAAAGTGTAGGAACTCGGCGGTAATGATGGAGTGGTCTTGATGTTCGAAGTACTGGACGTTCAGGGGTTGGATACAGGATTGAATTCTGGCTAAAAAATTCTGATACATCTGGCCGCGATCCGGATTATCCGAAATCTCGAACATGATGGGTGCGTCATCACGCCAATACAGGTCGATGGAATCGGCAGGATACGTAGAGCTTTCGAACAATTTGACGCCCGCGAGGGGCGTCCGGTTAGTGATATTAAGCATAGAGCCTCGGGAGGATTTTGTCATCCGCCCATTTCTCGACTGCACATTGAAGGTCTCCCAGTGTCCCGTTGTTAAGGATGATCGCATCGAACTTGTCATCGGGTTGGGGTTTTTCGGAAATGTGGGCCGGCGCCTGAGCGGATACATTAGGGTTAAAGACCTTAACTGTCGCATGCGACCAGCCGTGGGTTGTCGGCAGGAGCTTCACGAAGTCGATCTCATTGTCGAAACGCATGTCCGGGATCGCGATGACGTCAGCCTCGGATTTCGCTGCACTTCGGGCGAAAAAGTCGGTCCAGATTCTCTGACTAAAAACGTCACGGAAGGCTTCCGTACCCATTTTCTGTTGAACCTGGCGAGAAGTCAGGCCGTAGGCGTGTTCCATGACGCGTTTCTTACCGGCAGACGTGTTCACGTCCTCTTCGGTCATGTCAAAGACATACTTACAGAGTTCCTTGATCGGCTTGGCGAAGGCGATGATGTCGCACGAGTACCCGCAGATCTTCAGGTAGTTCTGTAAGAAGGCAGCGCTGGTATCCTTGCCATGCTGGGCAAGGCCGTTAATTCCTACGATTAGTTTGGTCATATGAGACTCCTCTTAAGGGCATTTTAGGGGTAAAAAGCAGGAGAGTCAATCTCCCGCTTTTCGCTTACCGATCAACCGATCTTGATCCGGAAGCCTGTATTTTGTTGATTCTTCACTGGTTTGTCCTGCGAGAGCATCCCAGTTAATTCTTTCTGCTCGCGATCACTGAGCGGCATACCTGTCGATGAGCGGGATAATTCATCCCCGACGTCAGCCATAGAGACTGTCGACACGTCATCAAACTTGTCGAGGTTGGCACCCATGTCTTTCAGGATGTCCTCGAGATCCTTACGTTTACAGCGGAACTTCAGTTCGTTGGTCAGTTTATCATGGCGAAGATTATATTCATAGATTGCGTCTTCACCCCAACCTTTGATTCGGGTCCCCTCGACTACCCGGAGTTCGAGGGTTACAGTTGATTTACTCATCGTTTTCGTCCGCTAAGAGCACTGAGGAAATGTTTACCCGGGAGGTATCGTCATTCAGGATAGAGGAACGGTAAGTACCGCTTAATCCACCCGTCCGTAGGGGATTGCGATATTCAACCGTCGGTTCTTTATCAAGCGGGTCATCTTTACGATAGCCCGGGAACGAACTCTCACGACGCGACTCAAGGTATGCCACGCCACCGGATTTCTTTTCGGCTTCTTTACGGTCTTTCTTCAGGTTAACGATGTAAGCATCTTCCGCATCTTTGATGTGTTCGCTGATCGTGATGAGCATCTTGGGAGAGAATGCTTCACGAACCGCTTCTTCATCAGTATCGGAAGGTTTACGACGGGACGCCGGGAAGATTGACCAAACTAAGCCAGAAACGAGAGACACAAGAAGAGTGAACTTGATGATTTTTCCAAGATCACGATCGAGTTTTAGATCCTCGAGAACTTTATATGATGCTAAACCAACTATCGGTGCAGTCCCGACAGCTGCAAGACAACCGTTCTGGAACCGGTTGTTCAAGACTTCTTTGTTAAACATAACATCTCCTTTATCTCTACACTGTTCTTATACCGGAAAACGGTCCTTCCCTGGACCGAAGCGGTTACAGGGAAAGATCGGAGAGTGCGTCCATACCGCCGACGTCGAGGCCAGCAGTAATGTAGGAAGACACTTCGACTTCCTGTGGCGCTACCTGGACGTTATCCGTATTGGTGTACGTATTCATCCAAGGCATTGGGTTCTTCTTGATGCCATAAACTGGCGGAAGATCTAGCAGGCCGAGGTTCAGGTCAACGATGTACTGAATGTACCGTGTGATCACTTCGACGTTAATGCCCGGCATCGCACCGTCTTTGAAGAGGTACTTCGCCCACTCGATTTCCTGCTGAGCGGCCGTGATGAAGAGCTCCGGAATACGCTTCTTCTGTTCACGAGCGATCTTCGCCCATTCCTGACCTTCGGCACCGGACGCTAAGGTATTCAGCATCCAGGTCGTCGAGGTCTTGTGCAGGGATTCATCACGCAGGATGAACTGAATCACCTTCGCGTTACCCTCCATCAGGCGACGTTCTTTGAACGCGAACGAGCAGGCGAACGACACGTAGAAGCGGATCGCTTCCAGCACGTTGATGTCGGCCAGCAGGTAGTACGCATCGGCCATCATCTGAGGCATAGACACGTTGATATTGCCTACCGGGCGGATTTCAGTAGCACCTTCAGGAAGGTTCGCGAGGATCTGCTCTACCTTCGTCGCCGGACGATGGACGGTGAAATCGCCCTCGCCGAACAGTGACCACATGTCGACCGTACGGATGAAGCGATCGTAGTTACCGGTCAGGTCCAGAGTACGGGCAGAGATGTTATCGTTGAACACGATGTCATCGAAGATCTCGCCCGGGTGAGCGTACAGGTTACGGATGATGTGGGTGTAAGAGCGAGAGTGGATACCCTCGAAGAATTCCCACGCCTTGAACCACGACTCCATTTCCGGAAGGGTGATGATCTTGCCGTATGCCTGAGACAGGCCACGGCCCTGGATAGAATCCAGCAACGTCTGATACTTCAGGTTAGACGTGAAGATGTGCTTCTCATGAAGCGGCATACCTTGGAAGTCGATACGGTCCTTAGACAGGTCGACCTCTTCAGGACGCCAGAAGAAGCCCAGCTCTTTCTGCGTGAAGTGCTCATCCACGTGCGGGTACTTCATGATGTCGTAGCGAGCGACGTTCAGACCATGCCCGAAGAACATCGGCTCGGTCAGGTGGTTAACGTCCTTCTGGACGAAGGTGGAGTAACTCACAGGTCTGCCTCCTTCACGAACACACCGTCAACCATGCGGCCTTTGCGATCTTTGTTCAGGTTCATTTCCACTCCGGGAGATAGTCAGGTTTGATGAGGTTTTTCTTCGCGTCTTTACGCTTCTTGTTCAGCTTGGTGTAATCCTTCGACTCTTCGGTCAGAGTCAGGGAACCTTGCTGAAGCGCCACGAGAAACTTGAGGACGATTGCTGACAGTGCTGCCATGTGGGTTTTACCCAACTCATCCAGCTCAGCTTCAGAGGCCAGAGGGTGAGTATTGCGGGCCTGTACTTTCATTTCAGTGAGATCGCCCAGGTTGGAGATCATGAAGTGTTTGTCGTACGGCCACATCTTGTGGACTTCGTTGTTGTTGGAATACGGATAGCAATGGATCTGATCCACTTCCTGCATCGGGACCACGAGAATACCGATGATGAAACGGCCTTCGTCGTCACGCTTACCGTCGAACTGCAGGAACGTAGGTCCGAGTTCACGGGCATCTTTGATCGACAGGGTATTGCCTTCGGCCGGCAGGGCCCGCAGGCGGGCGATATCGTCCTGGTCCAGAGGTACGGCCTTACACTTATCCAGCGTGTTCAACATCAGACCGGCACGGGTCAGATGGACTTTATCCATGTACGGATAGGAGGCGGCGTCGTCCTGGACTTCATGGACTTTGTTAAATGGCATATGAGATTCCTCGTTTATAGCTCACCACGGCGAGAGCCGGGTTGTTGAAATTGACGCTACATTTTCCAGTCTGTGCGTTGCGGAAGTGGCAGTATACATCATCTCCCGCTGCCGAGACTACCAGAATTGTCTCTGGGTCGACGATCACTTCAATCTTCTCGTCAGAGACAGATTTGTAGCGAGGCTCTTTCGTCGTGTTCTTGATGCGGAAGTAAATTCTTGCCGCATGCCTAATATGGATCAGGTCTTCTTGTTCACTAAATTCAAACTTACGCACAGATGCTCCAAGGGGCCCGAAGGCCCCGAGTTGTTAGATCTTGCAAGCGCCAGACTCGCAACCATCGTCCTCGACCGGTGGGAGATACGCCGGTGCACCTGACTCAGGCGTACCCTCAGCGGTAGAGCCGTCATCGGAGCCATCACGGGTATTGTGATAGTACCAAGTCTTCACGCCCATCTTGTAACCGTGGATCAAGTCCTTAAGGACCGTCGCCGCCGGCACTTTACCGTTCGGGAACTTAGACGGGTCGTAGTTGGTGTTCGCAGAGATCGTCTGGTCGATGAACTTCTGCATGATGCCCACGAGGTTGATATAGCCAGTGTTGCTTGGCATATCCCACAGCAGCTCATACTGATCACGCAGACGCTCGAGCTCCGGAACGGCTTGCTTCAATACACCGTCCTTCGACGTCTTCACAGAGACCAGGCCACGTGGCGGTTCGATACCGTTAGTCGCATTGGAGATCTGAGAGGAAGTCTCGGAAGGCATCAGAGCAGAGACGGTGGAGTTACGCACGCCGTATTTCAGGATACGAGCACGCAGCGCTTCCCAGTCACAGTACAGACGGTTGTCGACGACGGTGTCGATGTCACGTTTGTAGGTGTCGATCGGGAGAATCCCTTTCGCCATCTTCGTTTCGTGGAAGCCTGGGCAGGCACCTTTCTCCTGAGCCAAGCGGTTGGAGGCATCCATCAGGGAGTACTGGATACGTTCGAACAGCTTATGCGTCGCGTTGTTCGCGGAACCGTCGGAGTACTTCATGCCGTTCTTCGCCAGCCAGTACGCGTAGTTCACGACACCGACACCCAGAGGACGACGATACATCGTGGACTTCTCAGCTGCCGGAACCGGATAGTCCTGGTAGTCGAGGAGTTCATCCAGTGCACGCACCATCAGGTCCGCCATCTCTGGGATGTCGTCCAGGGTCAGGGCACCGAGGTTGAATGCTGCCAGCGTACACAGAGCGATCTCACCTTCCGGATCGGCGATGTTGGTCAATGGTGCTGCCGGGAGAGCGATCTCCGCACACAGGTTGGACTGACGAACAGGCGCTACCTTCGGATCGAACGGGCCATGGGTGTTGCAGTGATCCACGTTCTGAATGTAGATACGACCGGTACCGGAACGTTCAGAGACCAGCGTCAGGAAGAGCTCCTGAGCGGAATACGTGTTACGTCGGATCGTCTCGTCAGCTTCATAGATCTCATACAGACGGGCGAACTCTTTCTGGTCAGCATAGAACGCATCCAGGAGGCCCGGGACGTCATGCGGAGAGAAGCAAGAGATCTTGCCATGCGTCAGCAGACGGGAATACAGGAAGCCGTTGATCTGCACGCCGTAGTCCAGATGACGCTCACGGTTCTGTTCAGTCCCGCGGTTGTTCTTCAGGACGATGAGGTCCGCGACTTCATAGTGCCAGAACGGATAGTACAGGGTCGCTGCACCACCTCGGACGCCACCCTGAGAACAGGACTTCACGGCAGCCTTGAAGAGCTTGATGAACGGGATCACACCGGTGTGGTTCGCTTCACCGCCACGGATAGGGGAACCGATCGCACGGATACGGGAGATATCCAGACCGATACCTGCACGCTGGGAGACGTACTCAACGATTGCAGAGGATGCGGCGTTGATTGACTTCAGGGAGTCCCCGGCGGCGATCAGCACACAGGAAGAGAACTGACGAGTCGGCGTACGCATACCGGCCATGATCGGCGTCGGCAGGGAGATCTTGAAGGTCGACAGGGCGTCGTAGAACGCTAAAACGTAGCCCATGCGAATATCGTGATCGTAGCGAGAGAACAGGCATGCAGCGATCATCATGTTCGCCATCTGCGGAGTCTCGTAGAGCTCGTGAGTCACACGGTTCTGCACGAGGTACTTGCCCTGCAGCTGCTGGACGCCGGCGTAGGCGTACGTCATGTCCAGGCCGTGGTTGATCACTTTACCCATGACCGCCAGGTCGGCATCGGAGTAGTCCTTCAGGATCGCTGCGTCGTACAGGCCCTTAGAGACCATCGACTTAACGAACAGAGAGAAGTCCATCGGTTCGAAATCACCGTACACTTCTTTACGGATACCGAACATCGCCGCACGTGCGGCCATGATCGCGTAGTCTGGCTCCTCGGCGGAGATCAGATCTGCGATGCTCTTCACAACTGCCGCATGCAGGTCGGATGTGAGAACGCCATCAGTGACGTGCAGCTTCAGTGCCAGCTCAACCTGAGAGGTTGAAACGTCCAGGCCTTCACCGGCCCAGGAGATAACTTTCTCGATCTTTTCCCACTGGAAGGGTTCACGACGGCCGTCACGTTTAGTTACTTGCATTGATTTCTCCAAAGATTGTCTTGATATATTCTGGACTCAGCGGCCCAGTAAAGTACTGCTTTCTGGTAATACGAACGTATGCCCACATGAAGAGGGCTTCGGTTTGTTCAGGGGTCAAGCACGAGATGCCCGGGTGACCGTGGTCATCCGCCCAGCCGGCACCCTTAGAGTGCAGCAGGTGGGTGGCCTCGATCTGGCACATCATGCTATCGATACGCTTCACTGCAGGGTACACGCCCTTCACCCACTCCGGATCGAGTTTGAACGCACGGTACACCTTATTCTGGATCAGCTCTTCCATCGCAGCATAGTCAGGCAGGAACTGCTTAAACGGCGATGGGATATCCTGGATGAACGCCTCTGAACCATCATGGAGCAGACCAATCAACTGCAGCTCCGGCGGAAGCATTGATGCCACGTGCACGGAGTGTTCACCGACCGAGTACATCCGGTTCGTATGGGAGTTGAAACGGTTTACCCCGGACAGAGCGTGTGCCAGGTTATGAATGTTGACCCCGCTGAAATCGTTGGGATCTAAAGTAAAGTGCTCACCATTAAAGGTTTCAATTGATGCGGACATGGAGGTTCTCCGTTAGGGGTTACATGTTAGTTATACCTGCAGATCAGGCATTATTGAGTATACCATAGATTCTCGAGGACAGGTTACGGAGATTTTGCTGAGAGCTAAGCGGATCGTGCGGTCTCAAACGTTGTAACCGTACAAACCCACCTCAACACAGCCCTATAGCTCCTTAGGGTCTATATATTATTTATTTTTTTAAAAAAGACATTCGTAATATATATAGTAGGTCTACCCTTATAGATGTCTTAGGGTGACGTTTGAAAGGTTACAACGTTTGGATCCTCTGAAACCCGCGTCATTACTGGGTTTTCTTGTAACTTTTCATGTAACGGAGAGGCTAAAAGAGGGTTTCCCCTCTTTAGTTATGCGGCACACTTCACCAGGTAAGCGGCGAAAGAGTTGCCCATGTGACGTAGCCACATCAGTGTATCGACAGGGAATTCCTCCCCGGCGACGATCGCCTGAGTATCCGGCTTGACGGAGATCAGCTCTTGGAAACGCTCGAGGGAGTACTCCTCGGCACCGGAGACGGCGAGGACGGAGATCTCGAACAGACGAGGGTTGATCCCGAAGAACATCAGGGAGTGGAAGCCCAGGCCGTCACAGACTTCACTCGGAACGTTCTCCTCGGTGAAGGCTTTGCAGAGCTCCGCGAGGAACATGTGCTGCACCTTCATCGTTGACATCGCGAGCTCGACCGACGGCGGATCTTCACGGAGTGCCGCGAGGAGATGACGCTGACGGATGAGGCCTGCCTGACGGATCGCAGAGGTCATCGTCTCATTAGTGAAGACGGGCTTCAGGATCTTGTAGATGTCATTCATGCTTTGAATTCTCCGTTAGTAGACTCCAGGCCCTGTTGGATGTTGACCGCGGCGGCCACCATCAAGTGGGTACCCGCCATCTGGATGATGAGGTCACCCACGAGATCCAGGACGAGCAGTCCGTGCAGATAGTTCGCCTCACCGGCTTCACCCTTCTCACGAGCTTCGAGGCCCGCTTCTTCGAAGAAGACTTCAGGCGTACCGTTCATCTTCAGGTATTCGTCACCCCAGTGGGAGGTGAAACCGTCATGGAACCCTGGCATCGCCATGGTCACCATCGGGACGAGCTTCGCGATACCGACGGCTCCCGGCGGTACGTTAGTCGTCGTCAGGCCGAGCTCATTGACCTTATCAGCGAGTGCCGCACTCACACGGAAGTACGACGGGAAGACGTCACTGACATCCGCACCCTTCGGGTACAGAGCAGACATCTTCAGGACGGCAGCAGAAATAGCTTCATCTTCGATGATTTTTCGAAAGATTTCTTCACGAGACAGCATAGTGTTTCCTTATCAACGTTTTCTTGGATACGCTCTGAGAGCTCCTGTAAGCCTCTCAGAGCGGTTTTAAGGGGTAGGACGTAGGTCAGCCTACTTACGGGGTTTAGAACGCGCCCAGGAGGCGTTGGCGAGCCATGCGAGGCAGGATGCGTCTGCTTCATGGTCGACCTTGAACTTCTTCCCGGTCAGAGCCTCACCGGCGAACATCGAGAAGACCTTGTCGAGGCGATCCGACGGGTTTTCCTGTCCAGTAGTGAGGTAGATGTGCTTAGCGATAGGGGTCTTCCAGTCGATCGCCTTGTACATCGCAAGCGGACACTCGAGGTCCGACTTGATCATGTACTGCAGAGATCCGGTCACGAGCAGGATGTGCTCAGAGTCCGGGTTATGCTTGCCTTGGTAGGTGACGTAACGTTCCATGCATGCACCCTTGATGTAGTTCTGATACTCCTCGATCTCCTCAAGGAGGTGGATCGGGGTTTCCCCTACAGGGTACAGACTTGGGTTCATCGTCCCGGAGGCCACGGATTTACCGTTGACATCGACAATACCCCACCCGAGGTTTTTCCAACCTGGATCAATCCCGAGAAAGAGATAGTCCTGCTCCATTCGTTCCTCCGTTTCGTAAAGTGTTGAACCCGTACGCACCTAGTAAGGTGGAGTTCGCCGTCGTCGCTAAGAACAGGACGAGTGCCACGGCTACGACTATGCCGTTGAACCCGGTGTACTTGCGACGATAAACCAGATACAGCAGAATACCGAACGATGTCAGCATTATGCCGAGACTCATCAGGGATAACATGATAGCTGACATTATTGCACCAATATAAATGTAGCACAACCGCCGAGAGTCACCATAGCGATTGTGAACCAGAGGGTCGAATCGTACCCTCTAAGGATCTTCCAAAGACTGCATACGCCGGTCACTAGACCTAAGATCACGGCGATTAGAACACCAACCATCGTAAGACAACCTCAACATACAGAACGATGATACTGATACCGATCAGGAGGTACAGACCGAGTGCCTTTAATAGGAACACGAACCGTGACTTCCATGTATCCTCAGGCTCTACATTGCGAAGGACGAACCAGACACCGCACACTGCGAGCATGGCGAACATCGGACCATTCACGAGCAGAAACCCTGTTCGAAGGCCTTCGAGAACTCCTCCGAGCGACTCACTACCTCGAGGTAATGCAGATCGCCCATCGTATGCTCCCGTTCCCACGTCGGGTTCCAGAGACACTCATTCACCGGACGACCCTTACGCATGAACTTCACGCAGAGGATCGCGGGGTGGATAGGGTTACCTGTCTGGAAGGAGACGTTCACCAAGTAGGTACCTGGTTTCCAACCGCCTTCCGGCTTCCCGATCGTTCTTACTTCAGGTGGCATTCTCATAGGAACTCCGACAGTGCGTCATTACGGGAAACAATCTCGAGGTAATGCAGATCCTTGAGCCTGAAGTTACGTTCCAGGTGCGGAACCCATACGTTACCGGAGCTCGGACCTTCCTGGAGATCTGCGTAAGGTGCGTGGAGGATCGCATTATGGATATCCTCCGATTTCTTCAACGCGATACGCACTAAGTATGTCCCGCCGACCCAGCCACCTTCAGGTTCACCGATCGTTCTCTCACGAGGTGGTCTATGAAGTTTACCCATCTTTTTATACCCTTGTGAATCACTTCCACGGTCGCCCCAGGTAGGGCAGAATTCGAGCATAAACGCATGGTGCTCACGTTTATGCATCCACGTCGTCAACTCTCCACAACACTGGCACTCATACTGGACTTTCCCACCGCACTGCGTAAACATCGGCCGGTAGAAATGTCCGTAAAGATTGCAGTACAGACGGGACCATGCGTGCTGCACGACCCTAGCTGCTTTCCAGCGGAGAATACGCCTATCGTCGCCGATCATATCACCATCACCACTTTAATGATGACATCCGTAACGAAGAAGGCTTGGGCACAGCAGATAGCTAACATGCAGATAGCGAGGAAGAATGCCCCATCATCCACAGGCCCGGAGGTGTCTTTGCACCACTCTGCAGTGAACATCAGCCAGCAGAATAACCCGACGAAGATAATGAAGATGATAACGAAGGTCCATTTTGTCAGGATATCGGGGAGATGCGGGAAGTCGATATACGTCCCACTACCTACATCGACGATGACCTTCACAATGCCGAGGGCGATGAAAAAGCTTGGCAGCAAGGCGATCGCGTAGCTCTTAACCGGCTCCCACCCGAAGGTACGCATGCGGTGGTAGTACGGCCACGAGAAGAAGCCAATCAGGGATAACAGCAGTAGATACTTCATACCATCTCCAGGTAGATCGGTGAGTTAGTGCGGATTGGACGTTCAGGGCGTGGGTGAATACGTTTGACGTGCAGACGATAGGTCGTCCACGGGAAGTCGCCACCGGTATTCTCGATGATACCCTGATTGAGCATCGACCCGAGACGCTTGGCAACCTGCATGTTCTCACCGATCTCGAAGCATGAGAACCGCTGTCTCTTCCTCTGGAGTAAGTTCTTGTAAATCCACGCCCGCTGCTCCTTCCACTTCAGGCGCTTAGGCATGGCGTCGAGCTCTGTATTGAAGTCCGACCAGGATGTTACAATGCAGTTCATGTTGGTTCCTTAAAATAACGATTGGAGGTACTAACTATGTTCAAACTCAGTGCGGCCGGTAAGGCCGAAATGGAACAATTCGAAGGCCGTCGTAACAAGCTCTACGATGACGCTAATCCGAATAAACCGCTAGCTCGTGCAGCGGATGCTAAGGGCTTTCCGACCATCGGCGTAGGTCACCTGGTGAAGAAAGGTGATACGTCCTATGACGGGAAAACCCTCAGTGATGCGGAGATCGACGCACTCTTCGCCGCCGACGTGAAGTGGGCCGAGGACATCATCAATGGTTTAGGTTTACCGCTTAAGCAAAATGAATTTGATGCACTCGTATCCTTTGTGTACAATGTAGGTCCAGGCAAACAAGGAGTTAAAGATGGACTTATTACTTTACGCAATGGCAATCCTTCTTCTGTTCTGCGAAATATGCGGGCGGGTAACATTCGAGCAGCTGGTGACAGCCTGCTCTCCTGGACCCGCTCCGCTGGGAAGGAACTACCCGGTTTGGTTAAGAGACGTCAAGCCGAACGGGCATTACTTCTTGGCGCTTAAGGCGTAAGACAGTTGAAGTCCGAGCCCGATAGTAGTCTTAAGGGATTCCTGCACAATCGTAGGGATCCCTTCTAAGAACTTCCCATCCTCAGCAGTAATCAAATCGAGCTTCTCTTTGTACCATACGGTACCGAACCCCGGATCGACCATCGCTAAGTCCTGTGCATTGTGCTGGATATCGAAGCACTTCAGCAGCCGGACACGCCAATCGGCATTGATCAGTTTGACACGCGTCGCCGCTTCACGCTCACGGCGGTTACCTACCGTTTCGTGCGTCATGCCTTCGACGAGGGCGGAAACATCCTCACCGAACTCACGGGTCAGCGTGACATCTGTCACCCCTTGATCTTCCTTACAATCGTGCAGCAGTGCCGCACACACGAGGTTAACCTGACGGATCGTGATCACCTGGTCCATAGACGGATTGTGCAGGGTCACGAAGTCAGAGACTGAACGAGCGACCGGAACGAGGTGACCCTCGAAGTAGTCGATCCCGCTTCCCTTACGTACCTGCCCGGTGTGAGCTTCTTTCGCGAAGTCCCACGCACGCTGCAGCTTTTTGTGCATACCGGCAATGCCGAATGCCTCTTCAGTTTCAACACGTTTGTTCATAGTCGTTACCCCTAACTGGTCATACAGTTTTTGGCAGTAACTACGAACACCAGCTTCATAAGAAGGAGTACCATAGTATTGTGCCTCGATTTGGTCGATTAGACTGACGGCGACGTCGATATCTAACTTGAAGACCTTATCGAGCAGGTTCTCACGAGCGTATACTTGCCCCGCAGTAAATTCCGAGAGGTTTTGTGCTTCTGTGCTCATGGTTTGCTCCGACGTTCTTCGTTGAGTTGCTGTTGTTGTGGAGTCACAAAGTCTTCCTTGCAGCTCTCACAGTAGGAGAAGGTATGCTCAAACATACGGTCACCAACTTTGTACTTCTCGGTCTTTTCCATCACTGCCGACCGGTTGCAGAAGACGCATTGAGTCATGGGTCTCACCTTAAAGCTAAGTTACGAATAGGACGCCCCGCCGAAGCGGGGTTTCCGTTAATCCCCGTAGACAGTCCGCACGATGGTTCTCGCACGGGACATGTCCACAGCACCCCCGAAGGAGTTCAGGTGTTTCAGGATCTGGCGTGGCTCCCGGAGACCGGAGGCCTTGATACGGTCACGCATCTCTGCGTCGCTCATCACTTCATCCACGTGGAAATCACTGAGGATGTCGATCACGAGTTCGGCAGTAGGGTCATCCGGCTTCATCTGCAGGGTGATGCCTGCGTGACGCAGGTGACGCTTGAGGATGTCATTCGCCTCTCCGTCATGAAGAACAGGATCCCTCGATTCGGTCAGCTTACGACGCGCTAAGTCACGCATCTCTCCTTCCACGATGGCGAGGATCTTTGCGTGCTGCGTGTGCCCGTGCTCGCGGGCGAACTGAAGAGCTTTAGCTATCTTGTTCTGGATCATGATTATCTTCCGGAGTTGGAGTGACATCCTTCAATACTATAGGACGACGGTTAGCAGTGGCACCGGCATAGAACGCACGGCACACCATGATGACCAGCAGAATGGTACCGATACGACGATTCGTAAGGATACCCTTGGCACCGTTCGCTACGAGCGAGATACCACAGACTGCCAGGAGGAGCAGACACAGAGAGACGTTATCGGAAACGAAGGTACGTAAGGCTACGCCGAAGTCGAAGTCCGCGAGGTCTTCTTGAAACTTGGCATGAGGATCTTGGTTAAGCATTGAATTCTCCTTGGTTGTTTACAGTATTCTTATACCACGGAGCGGTAGGTTTTGAGGAAGATCAGCGGCCGTAAATCATCTTAGATTCAACGATCGGTGTCTTGTAGATGGTTTCCAGCGTGTGGAGAATTCCCGGGAGGAAGAGCTCATGTACCTGCATGAGGCATTCGCTCTCAGGTTCGCCCGGTTCGCCGAGCCAGAGCTCGATGATCCCCGTCGTCGTACGACGCCCGCGGACACCCTGTGAACGCTTAGGGTTCTCCGGCCAGGTCAGCGCCTTCTGCAGACGCGGAGTGTGTGCTTTCTTCATGCTTTAGCCTTAGGGAAGTTAGGATCGATTTCACGCAGACGGTCTTTGAGCTTCAGGATACGGGCTTTATCCCGTTCGAAGCGACCACCGGTGACCTGATTGAGGAGATCATTGCCGCATTGCCAGAAGGAGTAGTCTTCATGGAAGCGACGGTAGAGACGACGGAGGCGGCGTTTGAGCCACCAAATACGGAGTTTGTTCATAGGGGTTTCCTTGGCAGACGGTGGAGGAATCGAACCTCTCAGCTCCTTCCCACTTTTATATGCTAACGGCTTAGAAGACCGTTGTGGGTACACCGCCCTTAGTCGGACCACGCTTCAGATAGTGTAAGGTCTTTGGTGAAGTTAATCAAGCCTGGGAGATCGTAGACCGTCTTGTGGTCAAGAACGTGAGTCTCGTTATTTAAGAAAACGCACGTGAGTTCAATGCATTCGTCCTCGGTCTGCCAGATGATCCCACGAGTATTCGCATCCCCGATGGTCATGCAGAAATCGCTCATGAGACGATCGAACATCTCCGGACCGACGCCGGAACCCTTGAGACGAATGGAATCGAGAAGTTTGGCCATAGGCAGCTGCATGCCGCAGCAGTCACAGGACTCTCGAAGTTCCTGAACCGTCTCCGGCATCTGGATCATCAGATAGATGAGGTGTTGACCGTACTCCTCTCCATGCGACTTCCAGAGCGGAGAAAAGAATTGACCCTTACGGGTAGACATTGTGACTAAAAGTTCCATTGTTTCTCCGGTAGGCCCTCCGAAGAGGGCCGATAGAATTACTGAACGAACAGACCTTTACCGCGGTTATAGGTCGAACGCATGGTCAGAACCTGGTTACCGACGTTGTTGAGATAGTCATCGAAGTACTCCGGCAGAGCTTCGATGATCACCGCATAGTTCTCACCGTCGCCGAGTTCTTTACGACGGAACAGACCGATCAAGTCGCAGACGCAGTTCTCGAGGATCGAGATGTGCATCGCTTCCATACCGGTGATTTCACGCAGGCCGGTCTCACCCATCTTACGGATCAGACCTTTATCGAAGTCCAGCTCCTGGGCGTTCATGCACGCCATGATGGAGTCACGAACTTCAGTTTCCAGCTTCACGGCGAATTCCTTGAACTCGTTCTCGAAGGCTTCACCGCGATGACCTTTAGCTTCTACGACAGAAGCAACCAGGCTGTTGAAACGGTTGTTGTAACGTTTACGGGAAGTCTGCAGAATGTCGTAAGTTTTCTGAGAGTCGAGTTCGGAAGGGTTTGCACGGAAGTTCATAGCAGCACCATGGATCCAGTAGTCATGTAACGCCATAGCACACTCATCCTGATAACGGATAAGCTTGGCACGTTTGCTTTCACGGACGATCTCACCGCTCGCCAACTTGGTGTCGATCATGTCGTCCGGGCTGATTTTGTTGCGGTTAACACTGAACAGGAAAGCGTTGACGGAAGTCAGAGGGATGATGGTAGAGACGAGAGTACGACCATCTGTCGACTCAGCTTTCGCCTCGAAGCAACCATAGCGGTTGTCTTCATCATCTTTCAGCTTAGCCAACTGGCTTGGCCAGTCGAGACCTAATTGTTCTACCAGACGACGAGCCACGACGCCCAGTACCGGCTCGATACGAAGACCGTCCTTCGTCTCGATTTCAACTTCGGTTTCGATCACTGCGATTGGCTCACCGAAGAAATTGATGAGTGCCGGTTTGAAAGTTGACATTGTTTACTCCTTGGGTTAATAGGTGCGATACAGACCTTTGTCTATACTCTTCTTATACCAAATATGGTTGAGATGTGGAGGATAGTTGGGATATCCCAACCATGCTATAGTGTGAACTTCTTGATTTATAAGGGGAATTCAGTTGTATTGATGACAGTACAACTGAAACCCTTTACAATCAATTACTTATGCCAAATGCCGTAGGGCTTCTTCTGCCAGATTCTTACCACGAAGATTGTCTCGTACCCTCAGCACCATCTTAGCTACGTCCGGCGGGCAACGATTAATCCCGATATCATCAAGAAGATTTTGAACGTGCTCCGAACGGATAGCGACTGACATTGCAGTCTTACCATCATCCGTAGGAAATCGCTCTTCGAACACGTTGTAGCGCTCTAGTGGATCAGCCTTAGCTTTTTGGTACTGACCGGCCCACTCTAATCCAAGCGCACGGACAATATCTCTGAGTTTGAATACAACGGTGCCATCAGCATACTGCTCAAACTCGACGAGGTCACCGAAGATATTCGTTCTCACAGATACACCGCCTGATTTGGCTGGAGGTATTCCATGTTGATCGCCAGTGTGGCGAGCGGATCCGTCCCAGCTTCCATTGCACGCTTAATGTCGTTGAGCGTCTGCAACATAATGGTAGGCGTCTCACCGACCATCAAGTTAGCGTTCGCCGTAGCGAGGCCGAGTGCATGCTCTTCGAGGCGGCGGGCTGCCGGTCCTTCGACATGTTCCAGCAAGTCACCGGTGCTCTTATCGATACGGATATCACGCCAGGCTTCAAGGAAGTCGATGAAGGAATTGAACTCCTTCCCTTTGACCATCTCTTCCGCCATGGTTTTCACCAGGCACGCCATGATCATGTCGACCGCATAGCAGAACTTCATGCCACGGGTCCACTTGAAGGACGGGAAGTCGATCGAGACGACATCCTTGAACAGACCGGCTTCTTCCAGCTCCGGCATGAACTTCATACAGATTGACTTCGAGCACGCGAAGTAGGCCATCTCCACCAGGCCGCTCTGAGCCTTGGACGGCAGGGCATCCTCAGCGAAGATCGGAGTGACGCTCGCATTGAGCATGTCATTGAAGGCATCCACTACTACTGGCGGCAGGCTAACTACATTTACGGTGACTTGCATATAAAGCTCCTTTGTTTGTGTACCTTACTTATACCTGTGATTGACGGTCTAAATTGAAGCGAACAATCTGGGCAACTGAGGAGTTCTTCATGTTGCACGGGCTCAGGTACATCAGGACTTCCAGGATCGACTCACGCGTCCAACCTTGACCCTCACGGGCCCGGGTCAGGACTTCGAGTGGGAAGAGTGGGCGTCCGGTCAGGAGCATGTAGTACTCCCACATCACCGCACCGGTCATCCACACCTGACGGTTCGCTGAGAAGTACTCCGTATTGAGCGTCGTGCCGCGGACCTGATGGTAGTTCACTGCCGCTTCCTCGGCCGGCGTACGCTGGTTGTTACACCACAGCAGCGGAATGACTTCACGGCCGCTTGATGGCATACGAGATGGAGAGGACGGGATCGACGGCGTCGCCAGGCCGAGCTGATAGTAGTGCGGCTGCAGGATCGGGAAGGCGTTATGAGCAGCACGACCCGAAAAGCCACTCACGTAGCGGCCGAAGTACTGGTCCATGTTACGGAGAACGACGCCGGTCGGCACTAAGTCGCCCATCATGGCGGCCATCGCATAGAAGCCCGTGACGTTCTCCGCCCAGTTCATCCCGACGACGAGTGACCCGAAGACCTGTTCACGTGGCAGATCATCGAGCGAGTCGCTGAAGAGGTGACGGTGCTGAACGCCTTCACAGGAGATCCCGATGTTCTTCAGGAACTGCATGAAGTAGGCACAGTGCAGGTTACGTCGACGGTCATCGGAGTTCTCACACTGTGGGCGGAACTTAGTGCGAAGCGATTCGATGACCGTGTCCGGCAGAACGTTGCGGCCAAACAGGAAGTAGCCGAGCCAGTAGATCTTCGCGAGGTTCAACCAGACCGGGGAGGTAATCTTCCAGTCCCACTCACCGTCGATGACGGCCCAGTCGAGCTGGTAGTTCATCGTACGGTTAACCTTGCGGAACGGCACTAAGCAGGCGGCGAACTTGGTCTCCGGATAGTTGCGGCAGTAGTAGTCGGTCGGGTTCACCTCCTTCTGACCGAGGAAGCAGCCCGGAGTCACTTCCCACTCGACGCGGGACTGTAGGTCTTTCTTCGTCGTCGCATTCAGACCGTAACCGGCCATGAGAGCAGCGATCGCGAGACGCCCGGCACCGGTGCTCTGGTCGTGCTCTCCATTGACCCCACAGAAGAGGTGAAGATAGTATTCTTGAATCACGTTTTTCTCCTTAAAAAAGCCCCGAAGGGCTTATGCAGATTTGATGATCTGGAAGCTTACACGCTCCAGATTCTCAATGTTGCTAACACACATCTTGATACGACTACGACCTTCACGGACGCTCAGGACTTTCGTCTTCGCTTCCATCTCTTTGCCCTGATACTCGGTGATGTACAGACCATCGTCGAGGTTCTCAAGCTTCAGAGTGTAGCCGTCACGCAGAGCGTATTCGGCAAGGACATTGTCCTGTACGACAGGTTTTTCTTTCAGCACACCTAAGGCCTCCAGTACGGCTACGAGTTCTTTTGGCATATCGCTCATCTTGCTGGCATATTGATAGGCTTCACGCTTAGGGCAGTAGCCTGAGAACAGCCGCTTCAGAGCGGTCAGGTCATCGGTCCCCAGTTCGTCACGCAGGAGCTCATCAACGGCAAGCATATCTGCCATGATTTCGTAAGCGAACATACCTTTACGGCGAGGGCGGCGGGCAACAATTACGGTCAAGTCTTGATTACGGATTATGGTGTTTAATCCGACTGAGGTCATTAAGAACATCGAGATTCTCCTGTTTGTCTCTACATTCCTTATACCATCAACGTTTCATATTCCGGAAAGACGTGCGTTTATCGAAGCCGTGACCCTCGAGGCGATGGACATCGGAGATTTCGACAGTAGGGTTAACGTCGACGCCGAGGACACCGAAGATATACGAGTCGAGTTCCTGGTAGGCGGTGAACGCGTCCTTCACTTTCTGGAAGCCGAGGGCCTTCAGAGAGGGGTTCGTCTCGATCGTGACCTTATGCCGCCACCGGCCACGGTTATCCTGGTAGTTTCCGTGCTTGTCGATGTAGGTGTAACCGACACGGATGATAGGAGCATTATACTGACGGTGATACTTCTCGCAGTCGATCTTCGCGACGTCATCGAGGAAGCCCTGGAAGCCACGGCGGGCATAGGACTCCGGAGAGCTGAAGCGACGACGTCCCTCATCGATATCCTCCCAAGCGCCAGGGTACGGTGGGTTCAGACCTGCTTCATAGAGCTCGCGGTAGACCGGGAAGTCATCCTCCTTGGCGATCAGGAAGTTTCTGCTGTCATACCCACCTCGGCCCCGCATAAAGATCACGGGATAGGCCTTGCCGCAGAACATAATGATCATCGGGCGGCCGCCCCAGCACTGGGTGTAATGCATGATGTCTTCTAACTCAACGTCCTTCTCATGGAAGGTGTCGTTCTGGCGCTTCCAGTACTGATCGGAAACGCCGTACGCCGCGGCAGAGTCATAGTAGTCATGAACCTTGCTCAGGATTTTCATTGGGATCCTTAATGTAAAGGTAGGGCATACCGCCCGGTAAGATATGCCACGTCTCCCGCGGCAGGTTATAGCCGACCATATCGATGCCGATACCGAGACAGAACAGAGCGTCCATCGTCGGGTGCTCTGCCCAGTGATTACCATGCCTATCGTAGCAAGCCTGGAGGAAGGACATGCCGCCACGGGCGATCTGGAAGGAGGAGGGCAGTCCATAGAGAAGGTCGATGATTTGCTGGCGATGTTCTTCCAGCTTCTCACGGTTAAACAGGAAGTATCCACAGATACCCTCGACCTTCAGGTCACCCTCTTCCCCCTGACAGGCCGTCAGGATGTCGCGTACAGCTTGAGTGGTCAGATCCACGGGATTAGGTTCCTTCGGTTTGGGCGGAAAGAGGGATTTTTCAATCAATTCCTTCGTCTTGGGAGAGAGTCTAACAGCCACAGTAAGCACTCCGTTTGTTGTCAGATTGATACCACTTCCCGCAGAGGCTGCACTCACAGGTGTAAGCACCGGCCTCTATCTCTGGGATGTAGCTCTTGGTTTTCTCAAGGGCACGACGTTCTTCATTCGCCCGGATTTTCTCAATCGCCTCTTCCAAACGGGCCTTTGCCTTTTCGGGGTCTTCGGGAACGTAGTTTGGGTCGCGAGGACATGGGCTGCACTCCACGTGGTTTTTGCGGCATCTTTCGCACCACCACCATCCGCCCGCTATTGTAGATACCAGCTTCTCCATCGAATGTTTCTCCATCGATAGGTAATAGAGAGGCTTCATCGACGAGTGCGAATCCATACCAGATATCTCCGGAGGTATTCGACTGCCAGATGTCGCCCGTAATGAACCAGAGAGGTTTCCCGCCCTGGTTAGTGAGCCAACGGCCATCGAGGCCGCGAGTCACCTCGCCCGGCGCTAGGATGAACTCCGTAGTGACACCCTTCCCGACATTCAGCGGTAAATCCCACGTCGTCGTAAGGAGTAGAGCGAGGCCTCCCGGCCTCAGCCCTGTCATGCGGCCTCCGCGGCTTCCTTCTCTTCTACCTTTTCAGGATTGATGGGAAGGAGGTTTTTCGCCGGCACGATGCCGTAACCTACGCCGATACGCCCAGAGAAGAACTCTGTCTTGACGTCGCCGGTAACATACCAAACGGGACTACTCGTCCAGTTATGCAGCGTGTTACCGTCAGGTGTTACCATTTCTTCGTCAGGCTCAAGTGTTCTCACCGTCGTCACACACTTCCCGACGTTCGATGAGAACCATGCCTTGAGCACGAGGGCGAGTCCGCCCGGCTTCAATTCACTCATTGATTTCCTCCAGTAGTCTCACCGGAACGGTGAAGTAAGGATTCTCTCCGGGAGCCAGAGAGACGCTGACGTGCCGCTCGCCTAAGAAGGCTGAGTCGAAAGATGCAGCCCCATAGTCGTGACCCCACCACTCGTGAACGATCGTACCCGCAGGAGTACCGAGACCGCCTCCGGTAGTGGGCGACTCTTTAAGACGATATTGTTTACGCATCAGATCTCCTATGCACAGTACCAGCAGGTTGTATCCTCGGGGTCGATCTCCACGCCACACATCCAGCAATACTTCTTCTGGGGAGGGACTCGGGTATTCGGTAGAACACTAATCGAAAGAATCTGCATGATAGTAATCCCGTTTCTTCACTTGATCTCCCCCTTGGCGCCAGCCACAGCGGGAACACTTTTCGTTGGCGTGCACGAGGTTCGCGTCACACCCGTCGCACCAGTGAGCCCTACTTGAACGTAGGGAACTCTGCTTGCGGTGGATCCGATTTAACTTCCGAATAGACATACCAATCCTCATTGTCTGACAGGATCATATCTGGGGTCGGCGACCAGTCACGCCCAGCGCCGTCCAGGAACACATTGTTGATCTTCGACCAGGACACCCGAAGACCACCCTTCACCATATACAGATTATCACAGTCCCGAAGAAGAGCAATAGCTTCTCGGAAAGACCTTGCGACGAGCATCGGGAAGTAGCGATAAACCGCTTTGTTGTCGATCAGACGCGGTGGGAATTTATCAACATAGAGGATGGACTTGTTGAGTTGATCAGCCTGAGGGATTTTCTGCAGCGTTTCCTGCATATTGCGTGGCAACTTGCGGATATCCGACGGACGAAGGGTGTCAAGACGGTGGATCTCAACGGTGACGTTCAGCTTCATAGGGAACCTTATCGTAAGTGGTGTATTTACCGGATTTGATGTCATCGAGGAGAACCGGCTTCATACCGGTGAAGTCCACGTTGACGTTGACATAGCGGGCATCACGGATGGCGGCACGGTGCATGTGACCGTGAATGTTCACCTTACCCCAGAGCTCTTCCGGATGCATCGGAGCGTGCTGGATCCAGAAGCCGCCCGGGTAGTTCAGCAGACCGTTCGTGTACTTCTTGTAGGTCCGAGCGAGCTCCTGAACGGTGACATCCGTTTGGTTGTCATGGTTGCCAGGAACGAGAATCTTCTCGCCGGGTAGCCCCTGGAGGATGATCAGCCCGCGTTGGTTCCACGCCATATCTCCGACGCAGATGACGGTGTCATCCTTCTGGACGAGAGCTCGCCAGTGATGGACGATCTGTTCCGTGTTGTCATCGACCGAGGTGATGAGGTCTCGGAACTTCGGAATAGCAGGATGCTCCAGATGGGCATCCGAGATTAGCCAGACACGATTCATGCGTATTTCCAGATAAAGTAAAACGATGCGAGAATCCCGAAGGAACCCACGTTGATTGCGAGGGCTCGATCGAAGGTGAAGATGTAGGTGATCATCGCCGGGATGAGATAGGAGCCGGTCAGCAGGCAGAACCCACGGTGATGCTTCCACATGTGCTTGAAGTTCTTGATCATGAATAGATACTCCCAGAGGTAAGTTGTTGTTCTACAAAGGGATTATGGCGTTTTGAATAGATAAATGAATAGCTTATTGAATAGGTACCGTGGTGTTCCGGTGGTTGAAGTGTGCCTCGACGTAGTCAACGGCAGTCATGTCCGCAAAAGTAAAACGCCAGGGAGTGACCCCTGGCATGCTTACTTCGTGCTGGATAACTAACTCGTTATCCTTGACTAGAATCCGGCTGTGCGGCCAGATCAGACGAGTCACTGCCTTCCCCTGCTTCAGGAGCTCGATTGCTCCGGCAAAGTCCAGTGTGGTAACGCTCATAGTCAGTTGCCTTAAAGTCTTCTCGTGAATAGTGCCAAACCGTCGGCGTTGTCTTAGGAGCAAAGATATGGTTCGATGCACCCTTGATGACCACGTAGACATCCCGTGGCCAGCACTTCCGACGGACCGGTTCGCCGTTAAGGGCGAGGTAGCTTGCGAGGACGTAATCCATCACTCACCCACGTAGATCGTACCGATCGACTCATAGTTGACGGTCGATGCAGCCTTCATCTTCGAGACGGTACGAAGGGCTTCGTTCGTGTCGAGAGTATCGTGGCAATACTCTACGCCGTTGTCGCCGACGAGAGAGAGCGTGATGAGGTTCAGGTTAGACTTACGCTGCGTGACTCGACCCAGCAGGTAGAGGCCCGGCAGACCATCGATCGTGTAACCATCGGGGATATCCGTACGGTAATAGACATCGCCATCCTTAGACTTCAATGCCTTCGGGTCATGATACAGCTGGTATCCGGCCCCGAGTGAGCGAATGGACACATCCGCTGCCATAACGTGGTTCGAGTTCATAGTTTCTCCAAAGTAAAAAAGCCCCGAAGGGCTTTTGGTTAACCGTAGAACACGTGCTTGCCGATCCTGGCAACCACTCTTTTGTTCCACCCCGGTCGAAGGCCCTTCTTGTGGAAGTATTTGGCGCCACGCGTGACGTCTTTCTTCCGGTACATCTCAGGGTCTTTCGACCAAGTTTTTACTGCTTCGGCGACTTTCCGTGCTCGCTCGAATGCCTCGGGATCATTGATCTTCCGTCGGCTGTTAGTCCATGAGAACTGATCCTTTGCGAAAACAACAGATCGCATGGACTTCCCGTACTCCCCACTCTTGAGCCTATTCATCGAGACAAACGCAACTGCGTATTGACCCTTTTCCTTTTCACCTCTTGCTTCGAAATAAATGTTGCATGCCAGTGGCTCTTTCCGACAGATGCTGTCCGCTGATGCTAAGACGGGCTTAGCGACCAGCAGACCCAGCAGGAGTGAAATAGTCAGAAGACATTTCATTTACACCTCACCTTGGGAGGGGTTAATTTCCCTCCGTTGTACTTATACCCGAGATTGGGTACTTTTCCTCGAGAACCGAGGAGAGAGCTCGATCATAGCGTAGACGTTCCTCCAGTGTGTAACTGAAAGCACCGTCTTCTAACACATCGAACCCCGGAGACACCCCATCGATGAGATACAGAGAGTAACCCAGCGGATGGAGTATCGTCCGATTCAGCAAGTATACCACGCCATTTGCCTCGAGAGCATCCCACGAGACATCACTCCCAGAGAAGTCTGAGGGAGTAGCACGACCATACTTATCCACAGCAATCTCACAGTTGAAATCGCTGAGGAGTGAATTCAGATCAGGAATCAAATCCTGAATACAAGGTGTTTTCCAAGATATCCGCATAATAGTAACCTCTTTTAAGGTTATTTTACACGAATCTTAGTAGGGCGAAAAGGGTTCATATAACAAGGAAATCATAGTGTGACAGAGTTCAGGTTCTGCTACGAGAGCATCCCAGAATGCTTCTGCCTCAATGAGACTTGAGAAGGAACAGTAGAGGGCGTGATCGTCGGCTCCAGTGAGGATGACATTGACGTATGTCCCGACCGGATCGATGTGGACGCGAATGAAGTTACCTTCAGGGAATTCCCAGCAAGGGTACCAGTCGTCGATAACCGGGAAGAAGGCACAGCGATGAGCCCATGGACGATCTAAGTGATTGATCAACCAGGGAATCATATCGCCCTTACGTACCCTCTTCCCGCAACGCTTGATAGCCTCTCGAGTGGATTCCTTGCGGTGCCTTACATAGAGCTTAGCAACTTCCAGAACGCTGAGAGGCTTCGGCATGTTACTCTCCCAGCAGTTCCGCCCAGGCGTCACGGGCCTCGGCTTCGGTCTGGTACTGAACGACGGAGTTGCTCTCCTGATCGGCCGTGAAGATTTCCCACTGACCGTCAGTACAGGACAGCTGCACCAGGACGTAGTTCTCGTTGTTGAGGACGTACGGTGCCGCAGAGTTACCCTTCATGAACCAGCGTTCAGAGAAGGTCATCTCAGGCATTGGTGGCTCAGAGGAATAGAACGTGTGAGCGTCCCACTCTTCGAAGGTTTCATCCGGTTGCAGTTCAGCGTAGACGGCTTTCGCAAAGTCTTGATAGCTATACATTATTGCTCCAGTAGTTGAGTCAGAGCGGCTGTTACCTCGCTCTCAGGTGCGTTCGCGATATGCGGAATGAGGAACGCCCGCATGTCGTCGTCTAGTTTATACTTATTCGCCTGCAACTGCTGGGCGAAGTGCTCACAGACTTTCTCTGACGCCCAGTCCGGATAGAAGAACGTCGGGTCATCACCGAAGATCTCTTCACAGACACAGGTCGGACGGTTCACGCCATCCAGCGTCACCTTCACGTATGCACCCCACGGCACGCCCGCGAGGGACTGATTGCACAGAGCCGCGATAACGGTCTCGCCATACAGGGAGTCGTCATCGTACTTCTTCTTGTCGGCATCGGAGAACATCACCCAGATACCCTCAGTATCGCCGTTACGGGTCAAGCGGACCTTGCCCATGTTCTCGTTCTTGTGAGGAATGTGCTCAGCGAGTTCAACATTGCCGTTCTTGAAGATTAATTCCATGATTTGCCCCTAAAAAGAAAAGCCCCCGAAGGGGCTTTGGTTACTCTGGCTTCTTCTGGCCCTTGATGAACTGCCACACCAGGAAGGCGGCAGCACCAATCAGGATACCATCAGAAAGCACAGAGAAGATTTTGCTCGTGAAATCCACGAAGATCGCGAGCACGGCGAACAGAGCCGCTAAAAGCAATTTGCCGTTATTCAGCAACATAGTATTCGCTGAATTTCAGGCCCAGGGTCTTAGCGATAGCTTCACCGGCCTTCACTTCAGCTGGTTCGATCTCGCCGTCAGCGGCAGCAACGGTCATGACAGCCATCATCACTTCATCGGCCCACTCTGGGTTCTTAGCAACTTCAGAGATCTGCTTCAGGCATTTCTTATCGCCCATCAGTTTGCCCACATCATAGAAGGCAACCGCACGGTCGATCATTTTGCCCAGCTCTTGTTTCGGGAAACCGTCGAAGATTTCGTTCGCATTGATCTGCTTCTGCAGGTTTTCCAGCTCGGAGTCTTCCAGGTCACCATCGGCGTGGGCCATGTACACGCAGCCGTAGACAACGCCTTCGACCAGGTCTTTGTTTTCCATACGGACGATTTTGTTGCTAGCTTCAGCCATTGCGCCACTTGCTTTCTTGCCGAACATTTTCAGTAAACCCATGATAAAAATTCCTTAGCTAAGTTAATTGGTGTGACGCCATTCGTCACACCTTATTTATACCACCATTTCGCGATTTATTGAAGGACAATCACGATTTCATCGCCTGAGTGCTTAGAAATTGCCCAAGAGGCGCCAGGAGGGAACTCGTAAGGGTCATACGGAAGGTCGAACGAGGCGGATTGCTGCCCTAGTTTCTCCTTGAGCATGGCAGGTAGCTTACGGAAATCCTCTTTGAAGGCGTCTGAACCCTCCTCGTACGGATATCCGATGACCTGGTCCAATTGATATCCGGCTTCACGGCGGATTTCAGCAGGGTCATTCCCGTAGATCACGATCTGCAGGGAGACCTCTGTCTTCATGCCGAGCTGGTAGCGACCGAAGCCGTTCGAGTTCAGTTGCAGTGTGGCTTTGTACATTTAGTTCACCAGTGTGTAATGATCGGACGGCGTGATACCGAATTCAACGGACGTGCGGTGAACACGTTCGGTGTGGTAATCACGATAATTATGCAGGGCGGCAGAGGCCCGGACGCGGGCGAGCGGCTCAGGAATCTTCAGGCTCTTCAAGTGGTCGGCGATCCACTGTCGTGCCTGCGTTTCTGAACCGCGGTATTCTCCCTTCCAGATCAGACCCTGCGATGATTTCACTCGGAGTGTTGCGTAGACGGTGCTTCTTAACCCGTCGGACATGGCGGTGTTCCTTTTTAATATCACGAGCTCGAGCTTGCTTCGAGCGGTTGCTGCGGTACGTATCTGCTGGGAAAGTATCGTGACCGGGGCAGCAGGAACCCGGATCGATCACGTCATTGATTTCACGCTTCATATACCCCCTAAAGAAAAAGCCCACCGAAGTGGGCTCTGGTTAGACCTTGATGGTCTGGTCGTAGAGATTGAACTCTGGCACGTTGTAGACTCGCCATTCAGCACCGACGTCTCCGGACAGGGAGAGTGTGGCTTCAGGGCGGTTCTTCAAGTGGTCGAGCGTCTGGTTCAGCACCTGGGTTGCCACGACAACCATCTGCTTCTTCTTCGGTGAAGCCGGAAGAGGCTGGATGGAACCGAGCTTCAGCATCGCTGCCGACGCAATCTCACTCAGGTCAGTGCCGCGAAACTCCAGGGCCAGGCGGGGTTTCGTCAAGTCGTCCAGCTGGTAATTGACTTCCGCTCCGCCGTTCAGCGTTAGCACGCAGATATGATTCATAGGTATTCTCCTTTAGATACACCAGAACCTCCGTCATGCGGTCTTCAATGTCTTCCGGCGGGTTATCGAGGAACGCGTCGAAACCGTCTTCAGGACCATCATGAGGGAAGGGCTGTGAGCATATTCTACGAGAGTTTACCTCAGAAGTCACCTCTTCCAAGGTCATTCCCAGCTGACGCCGAGAGGGGATGAGCCCAGTGAGTGCGAACTGTGTGCCGATGCTTGTCGGGCTTTCTTCCGTGAGGCCACCCATCTCGAGATCGCAGCGACGCATTAAGTAGGCATGGATTGCGTCTACCGGATAGCCGTAGTAGATGCCCATGAGGATGAAGTGGGTGATGTCATTCATTCTACTTCCTTCCAGTCTATCTGCAGACCGCTTTGATTAAGGTTGTAGGACCGCTTGTAGCTTGAGTCCCAGGAGTCATCCACGGCTTCTTCGATCGCCCGGACCATGTAGGCGTCCGTTGAGCGAACCTCCCGCAGGACTTCACGGATGGCATCCATCGCCACGTCAGAATCCGGAGCGGCAAACTCGAAGACGAGTTTGGACATCGGAGTGTCTTTGTACGTGACTGGAAGGCCGGACTTGTTGCGAATAGTGAATACGTAGATCATGCAAATACCTTCACTGGTGGAGTTGGGTGTTTCTTCAGGATATCCTGAAGCTGTTGATAGAGATCTGCTGTATGAGGAGAACCTTGACGAATGGCCGCGGTGAGCTGAGTCATCGCTGACAGAACCTCACGTTCAGGGTCTTCCGGACGCTCTCCGAGGTGAATCAGGTTGGGTTCGAGCTCGATGTACTGAGCCGGCATAGTAGACAGAGAGACGTTGCCGTAGGTGATGGTGATTCGGCGTTCGCCTTCCTGCCAGTACTCTAAGAAGGTGTAGATGAGCTTCTTCAGCTTTTCGACGTGAACCTTGTGTCCGGTCAGTTTGGCAGAGAGAAGGTAGTCAACGAAGAGGGATTCGTCATAGATAGCAACCTGAGAGATATCCTTACCATTTGGGTCGATAACGGAAACGCCAGGGGATGTCAGAAAGAATCGTTGCATAAGATGTTCCTTGTGGATTACATCTTACTTATACCAGAGGGAAGTTAAAAAAGTGGTGCCCCGGGCTGGACTCGAACCAGCGGCTCTCCGATTAAGAGTCGGGAACTCTACCAACTGAGTTACCGAGGCGGTGGTGTTCTCGACAGGATTCGAACCTGTGTTTCCCAACTCTAACGGTCGGGAGTCCTAGGCCAACTAGACGACAAGAACGTGGTACACGGTAGGAGAATTGAACTCCTCTTCCCACTGTGAAAGAGTGGTGTCCTAACCGATAGACGAACCGTGCATGGTTGGAGAGGCGAGATTCGAACTTGCGACCTGACCCTTATCAAGAGCCTGCTCTACCGCTGAGCTACTCCCCAATAGATGATGACAGGATCGAACTGTCGACCTACTCCTTGTAAGGGAGCCGCTCTCCCAGCTGAGCTAATCATCTGGAGCCAGTATGCCACTGACCCCAGAGTCTGTCAACTAGAACTTCGGATTTTTCGATTCGTCGTTAGGTTCGTAATCGTCTTTGTGTACAACGGTGGGAGAAATCTCGATGACACGGCCGCTCGCGAGCTTGCGAAGATGTCCGGCACGTTCATGAGGACGCTTCGTGATGTCCGTCGGATTGTCACGCGGGTTAGTGATCTCACGGACGGCACCGAGGTTTTGTGTGGAAGGGGAGTCGTGATTGCCACGGACGTTGAACGTGTGGATTTCACCGAGCGTGTACTGCTGGCGGCCACGCAGCGTATTTGCCACGATGTAGCCGAGGACGGTCGGAAGCTCTTGCTCGAGGTCACGGAACAGGGCCTCTACGGCAGAGAACGGATTGGCGTTTGGGCCAAACATCACCGAAATCCCTGTCAGGTTAAGGAAGCGGTCAAACTCCAGGGAGACATTACTCTGAATCCAGATGTCACCGAAGAAGTTATACATCGCCATGCGGAAACCTTCCGGTGTGCGATCGATGCGGACTTGCTTCGGGTATATATCCGGACCCTGAATCTGTAACTCGAAGACGGGATAAGGGATGAGATATTCAGTATCACCGGTTGCGAACGCGATAGGATGATTGAGACGAGAGCCGAAGATCGGAGAGTCTATCGTCCAACGCATCGGGTGCCAGGGTTTAAGGCGAGATTTCAGTCCCTGGACGGCTAACGCGATGTTCAGATACGGCGTCATTGACTGAAGGCGGATACGGTTCGGTTGATCGATATTGATGGAAATCATGGGGCAAAGCTCCTGTGTTGTTATACACATTACTTATACCCCATGCGGGACTTAGCGTTGAATGCGAAGAACGTCTTCGAAGTAGCGACGGTACTCGCCGCCATTACGACCACGTGGATGGTCGACCGTCTCGATGATCACCATCTTCGCTCCGACACGGAGGATGCGACCCTGAAGCAGTGAATGCTTCGAGCCACGGCCATCGGGGTAGACGACATAGTCGCCGACCGAGAGAATGTTTCCGAGAATGTCCATTAAGGCTCCCTCACGACGCGACTACAGCGAACGATGGTCTCACGCTTACCATCAGTATAGAGCTTCACGTAGCGATAAGGATCTTCGCCTTGAAACTCGATGATTTGGGCCGTCTGAAAAAGCCCTTTGTTCGTGATGAAGGCGACGCGATCGCCAACACACAGTGTCTGCCCAAAGAAATCCATTAGTCCACCTTTGCGACTTGCTGAGAGGTCTTGACGGTCCCGTGAGGATCATCTCGACGATAGGACACTTTGATACGCTTCGGCGTGAAGCCGACGACGTACCCCACATGGAGGTCCATATAACCTCCGCCGGAATACACGATACGGTCACCGACCGCAAGCGACTTGCCAGTAATATCGTTATGCATCAGGAAGCTCCACTTTAAGAATGTATGCAGACTCTTTCATGCCATAGTGCTGCCAGCCCTGGCCTTGAACACGAATACGTTTCGGCGTGAAGCCGACGACGGTACCGATCGTGACACCGGAACGTTCCATCGAGGAGAAGACAACGGTGTCACCCTCTTTGAGCGGAATCCCGCGGCAATCACTATGCATGGGACACCTTCACGATACGATCAGATTGGTGGTCAGAGACGGAGCCCGAGCGTTCATCCTGCACGCGAACACGCTTCGGGGTAAATGACTGAATGATGCCGACGCCCAGACGGGTCGAACGGTCACTCACACTGTAGGCTACACGATCACCGATCGTCAGCGGGTTATTCACTCGGTCCTGGAACATATTTATCTCCTGTGAGGCTTACTTGGGCGCCGTGGCGGTAAACCTTGCGGTTCGCAGCGTACGGCTCTTCGACTAAAAGACGACAACGGTTAGGACCGATGCCGATGACACGAGCGGGAACGAGATGAGCATCCGCCCAGCTCGTCACCACGATATCATTGAGGTGAACAGGTTTACCCTGGCAGTCCTTCATAGAACAGGATCCTTATAGGGGTTGAAAGTAGGAAGACCAAGATCATCTTCCGGGTGTTGCATCTTGAAAGGCTGTCCGTCTTTCTGGATGATAAAAATGTCGCCGATCCACAGAGCCCATTCGCAGTGGTCCGAGTCACCGCGGTACTGAATAAGCGGCTTCAGCTCGTTCTTCGAATAGAATCTCATGAGTTAGGATTGATCCCAGTGTAGGCGATTAGGGTGTTGGGCGGACGGTGAATCGAATTGCCCTTCTCAGAGATGAGCCTTACACCCTTCCCGGGAACTTCTTCCTGGTAGATGCCGATGTGGGCCGTGTGATACAGGTTCGTTGAGAAATAGACGACAGTGTCGCCGTGATTAAGCGGATTGCCGAATTTGTCTTTCATGGAAATCTCCGGGTAGTGGACGGTATGTTTATTATACCAAGGAAACCGAAGATTAGGAAGTGGTGCACCAGGAAGGATTCGAACCCTCGACCTCTCCGTCCGTAGCGGAGCGCTCTAATCCACTGAGCTACAAGTGCGTGGTGGGAGCAGCAGGCATCGAACCTGCGACCCTCGGCTTAAAAGGCCGGCGCTCTGCCATCTGAGCTATACTCCCGATATCTGGCGGAGAGGTGTTACGTCACTCTCATCTCGGTACTTTAACGATCCTGGGGCCAACCCTGTCTCGTTATTTCTCGTGCTCTTACGTTGAGCTACCCGCCGCGTGCCGATGACATTTCGTTGTCACCATCTCTCCGGGTCGTCTAACCTTCCGGGCGCCATGCCCGTTGTACAGATTCCGAAGGCTTTTACATTTAAGCTACGCACTAGATTTGGTGGCGAAGATGAGTCAACGTCCTCATCATCTGCTTCGATAGTACCCGGGATTAACCGGGGTCTCTTCGCTGCTCTTACGTTTGAGCTATTCACCGAATTGGTGCCTGAGGTGGGATTCGAACCCACGTTCCAGAGTTTTAGAGGCTCCTGCTAAACCGCTCAGCTACTCAGGCAGAAAGGCCCCGATTGGTGTCGGAAACCTTGTGCTTATGTCCTGCCAAGAAAGATACCAGGTCGTCCTTGACCTGTCAACATTATCCGTAAGCTTTTGAACCGAAGGCTCGAACTGCCCAGTACATCAAGTAACGCCGCGTCTTCGAGACCCCCATCGCAGCCATGGCTTCGAGGAAGATCCCGTCGCATTCCTTGCGAGGACGGATGCCTTGACCATACAGATAGTCATGGAGCACCGCGGCTTTCGTGTGGTGACCGAACGGTGGGAAGATGCCCCAGAGTGCCTTCGGGACAGACGCGAGGTCGGTCGAGAAGTTATCCGGAACGGTGATCACTTCCATGTCACGGTTATACACGAGCGGTGCCCGAGTGACCCAGCTGTAGCCCATACTCTCAAGAATCAAAGGTGAAAAGTTCATAGACCCTCCAGTTTGCCTCTCGCTAAGTCAATTAACGAGGCCTTCTTTTCCATCCGAGATTTTACGGCATGGGCTAAATAGGCATTACCCGCAGCCCCTGCTGTCAGGGCGATCAACCCGCTAGCTGCACGAGAACGTCCTGCTGCAGAACGGTAGTACGCTCGAAGCGTGTTACGGTTAACCACTCCTCGAACGCCACGATATCCTTTACCACCCTTAACTTGGTGAGCAGGAATCTTGTGATGAGTCGTAGCGGAAATGTCCTTCATTCCATTAGCCCCGAACTCATCTGCCTTCATGTTCCGCCAATGCCGATCACTGATTTTCGCCTTCAGGATCTTACCCTTGCCGTTACGTTGAGCTAAACCGGCAAAGTCACGAGCAACGTCTTTAAGAGTGGTGACGTGAATCTTCCCTTTAGACGCGGTAACGAAAGTTTTAGCGTCAGGCGTATGCTTACTGGCACCTGTCCCGCCCTTACTTGGTTGGAACCCTCGGCGTTTAATCTTAGCAGCGTTAAGATTACTCGTACCGTGAAGCACATTGTGATAACCGAGCAATTTACTCGGTGCTTGAGTAGCCATTAGACTACCCACTGTTGCTGCTGCAGCTCCTCCGACGAGAGAAGGCTTTTTCTTTTCAGTCATGGAGATCTCCTATTAATAAAGAGATTTTAGAGCACGACCGGCACGATCCAGACGCTTACGCTTCTTCTTAAACGACACGGAATCCTCACCGCCGAACATCCCAGCATTCGCCCGGATCTCCGCCCATGCCGTGACGTAGAGCGTCGGGGCGAGCGGGTTCTTCCAGAAGGTCGAGGCCTGGGCGGCGTTCATTAAGTGGAAGCACATGTCGAGACCCATGAGTCGAGAGACCGTCCCGTTACCGTAGATCGCCGCCCACTGTTTACACGAGTGCTTCGCATGCTCTGGGAAGTGGCCTCCGCGGGCACAAACCGGCTTACCACAGTCATGGTAGATCTGATACGTACGGATTTCATCAGGGCTCACCAAACGCTCTCTGAGCTCCTCCCAGAGGTTCTGGAGCGTAGTGGGGCCAACGCCTTGCTCAAGCTCGTCGACGAGCTGTAGGTAGCTCTGGTGGACTATATGACCGTGTTCCAGAACTGAGAGTCCAGGGGTCTGCTCGGTCGCTTCCATCCGCTTGATGAGGTCCGGGAGATTAGTTGCGTACATGTGACCCCCGGAAGAGCTGATACTTGCGGAATTCCAAGCGTTCTTCTGCCGTAACGGGACGAATCGTGAAGGCCGTTAGGCCGTAATCCCAGTCGGGTTCGTAGAAGGGCGTGGGGTCAAAGTGGGCGTAGCGAGCCATGGCCTTTTCGAGAGCGGCCTTGTTCTTCACGCCAATGACGATCAGCGAGTTCGGTTCTGCGGAGGTGTAAGGATACTTCAGGGCGCCTTCATGAGAGGCGTGGTTTGACTGAACGAGAATCTGCTCGAGTGGCAGATCGTAGCGAACGAAAGTGTAAATCCAGTGTTTGTTCTACAGCATGATTTTCTCCGTGATATATTTACCAAGGTACTTCACTTTGCCGACCGGACCGCTAGTAAGACGGCGTCGGGCGCTTTCGGTGTGTGCATTACACCGTCCCATCTTGTCAGCCCACCGCATCATCGTACGGCAACACCAACCGATATCGAGTCTAAGTTTACACGACATCTCATCGACCAGCAACCCATCTACGAAAAGACGGGCGTGCCAGTCGTTCTTAATGCGTGTGACCTTAATTTGCGTCTTTACGGTCATTCTGGATATCCTCCAGGATCTTCTTCACGACGAACTGGATTCCGAGATGGAACTTCGTAATGATCCAACGACGAGAAGGCTTCAGGCCCATGACGTAAACGGCTACCCACTGCGGAATCTCACCGGTCAGGTAGATGGCGTGAACGTCTTTCTTCAACTGTTCGTAGTTCATTTGCGTTTCTCCGCGAGGTACTTAACGACTTTGACAATGATCTCAAGAATCTTGACGATGAGCGTGAGGTACAAGGCCGGCTTGTCCTTACTCGCAGCGTGAACTTGAGCGTGGAAATCTGGGGTAATCGCTCCGGCATCATGCAGGAGGTCTACAGCTTTAAGGATTTGCATAGTGTTCTCTCTGGCAGGGGCTCGACGAATCGAACGCCGGTTACTGGGTTTGGAAGCCATTGTCTTACCACTAGACGAAGCCCCCAGAGAGAATAGTACGAGAAATGTACTGGTAGGTCAAGAGAATTTGGAGACGAGTGTAGGAATCAAACCTACGTCATGCCGATTTGCAATCGACCGCATAATCACTCTGCCAACTCGCCTTTGATGATTCGCTTAGCTTCCTGACGGGCAGAAGCCTTGCAGATGGTGTTTTCGGTAGCGCCTTCACGCCAACCACGACGACGACATCGACCGCAGTTACATCCTGGGTTTCCGCCTACTTTCAAGCCGTATGGTTTCATAGAATTCCCTTACGTTTCATTGAGTTAATGGGGCGACCGGTGGTAATCGAAACCACGTAGACCAGGATCACAACCTGGGTCCTTGCCACTTAGGATACGGCCGCACGAATGTACCATAAATCGATCATTAAAGGCTTTATGCACCTTTTATGAGACATTCGTGTGGCAGGTCAGGGAGGACTCGAACCTCGACGACTGATCGGCTGGCCAGCCTCTCAGCAACTACTTTCTTAAACCCACCTGGGGTATTGCCACACTCGTTCAGACCGGTCATCCCGAGCACAACAGAAAGCCCTAACCTATTGGTAGCGAGTATTGGAATCGAACCAATCTAGGCATCATCGCCGAGGGTTATGAGCCCCCTGAGTTCACCAGAACTCTAACTCGCGTCAGGTTCGCCCCTGCGTGCTGCCTCTCGGCGGTACTACAGGACTTGTCCATTAGGACCATCAAGATAGTGATCACCTCCATTACGGGCACTGCATCAACTATCTGGTGGTAGTGAGTGGAAACGATCCACCGACCTTCTCCGTATGAAGGAGCTGCTCTGCCTACTGAGCTACACTACCGTTTGAACTTCCGCTTGATATCCTTCCAGATCTCACTGCACGTGAAGCACAGTGCGTAGATCATCAGGACTGCAATCGCACCGATAACGATGAAACTGAACCAAGCGTACACCAATCCCAACACACAGGCCGCAACCAGCAGCATCAGGACTATTTGAAAAAACAACTTAACGTGCTGCATTGTTTCTCCTAATTGGAGCATCACACCGGTCTCGAACCGGTCCCTGCGACTTGGAAGGACGCTGTGCCACCGACAACACTTGTGATGCAAGGTACTCGTCTATCAGTTTTCGGACTTCGGTCGCCGTCTCCGGCGTCAGGATGAAGAATCTCGTCCCCTCGATGTCCTCTCGGCCTATGTGAACGATGAGCTTTCCGTCTTTCACTAGGCTGTCTTTCACGATATCCATTGGTGCTCCAAGTAGGCTTCGAACCCACGACCTACCGCTTACAAGGCGGTTGCTCTACCAGCTGAGCTATTGAAGCGAAAGCTTATTTGGCGCCCCACCGCGGTTACTCGGCTCGTCCTGCTAGGCAGTCTCGGCCTCACCTGGGTACAGAGCCAGATAAGCTCTCTTGGTCCGGGAAGAGGGATTCGAACCCTCGAGCATTTAAGCGGGAGATTTTAAGTCTCCTGTGGTTGCCACTTCACCATTCCCGGAGTTGGTAGGGCGGGAGAGACTTGAACTCTCACGGGTTGCCCCGCTGGAACCTAAATCCAGTGCGTCTGCCAATTCCGCCACCGCCCCAACACTTGCTCTTTCATACGCCCGAGATTGCTCAGGCGTTAACATTCAGTAAGCTCTGCAACTCGGCGACCAATCGGAAGGTCTCATCCTGGCCGCTACGAGTGCTCTGCAGTACATGGCAAACTTCACCGAATTTACCATCTGGGATACAGGCTTCTTTCTCGATGCCGTCACCCACTGTGTCACCACGAAGATGTGAGAGGATTTGTCTCAGACCACGGTTAGCATCGTAGACGTTATCACGAATATTCGTGGCATGACGCTCGATTGCTTCCAGTGTATACGCAGGTTTTACGGTATTGCAAGAACCTGCACTAACTGTATGATCATTAAAACTGTGTAACTGTGCCATCTTCATCTCCGGGTTGGAATATTTGGCGGAACTGGGTGGATTTGAACCACCGACCCCTCGCTTAACAGGCGAGCGCTCTAACCGCTGAGCTACAGAACCGCACCATCACTCTTTCGGCACCGGCGTGACTACCGGCTAAGGGGTAAAAACCGAGGGAGGCCCAATGAAAAACCCTGCCTTGTACGTTATCAGTGACCTGCCCATCAGACCATTAGACTAATCATCCGGGGATCCGCTGCCGCTTTAGGCTCTCACGTACCAGAGAGCGATGGGATGATCATAACCGAGGTCCGGAGAGGCTGTCAACCCCTGAATGTAAAAAAGCTCCCGAAGGAGCTTAGAAGGTTGAGTAGGCAAAGAATTGGAGCAGGGGACCGACCGTTCCCGTATCCAGGGATTCCCTCATCTCAGCACAGAGCATCATCGAAATGCTGGCGTACGCGAGGATATCCCCGATGAGGCTGACCCAGTCCATTAACAGAACGTTGACGGTTGAGCGATACTGCGAATGACCATCGCGAGCCCTTTCTGGATGTCTGCCTTACCGGTTGCCAGGAAGACTTGGTCGATGCCAGGTTGTGCCTGCAGGTGTTCGATCAGAGCGCCGAGAGCGTTACCGGCATCTTTAACGGCATTCATAGCGTCAATTTCTTGCTGGGACAGGTCGCGGTAGCCGCTAATCTTGGTGTGTTGATCTTTCATGTGATCTCCTAGGTTGGTTGGATAGATATTACTCTACCCAACCGAGGGCGTCAACCACGAAGCTCTTTACGACGAGCCTTTTCCTGTCGACGAGCACGTTCTTCGGCCACGTACTTGTACAGGGCGCCGGCACCGGCAGTCGCGAACCCTGCAGCGGCAGCACGCGGAGCGGCTCTCATGATCGAGTTCTCAACGTGCTTCCCGACAGACTTCCCGCCGTTACGCAGCAAGTGGTATTCCCGTTGAGGAACGCGGGCGAGCTTTCCTCCCTTCATCTTCATCTGCACGGAGCCAGTCTTACGGGTCGTGTCATGAGCGACAGAGGCCGCTGCAGCGAGACCGCCCGCGATATACGGGGCAGCCTTCAGACGACGATTACGGTGAGAACGCTCTTCCTTGATCTCATTCAAGGTCTTAGCGTACTTGTAGAGACTCAACTTTTAGCCTCCTTACGAGCTTTGATCGCTTTCGCTACGGCATACATACCGCCACCGACGGCACCGGCCGCTTGAGCCACACCCTTAGCGAAGCGAGCTTTGCCGCCAGCCTGAGAGAGGTATCTGTGCATGTTACCTTTCGTGGCGAACTGGCGGCGTCCACCGTCCTTCGCACCGCCGGCAATGAAGCGTGGTTTGACGGAGTGTTTGTAGATACGCAAATCCTTCAGGTGACGTTTTGCCGCAGCCTGAGCACCCTTAATCTCCGTCGCCACCTTCCCTTTGGCCGCATCCGCCATAGCTGTATCTTCAGCGAGTCGGTGCTTAGCACGGTACGGTACACGGGCCTTAAGAGTCTCCCCGAGGTGCATGCCGCCGACATTAGGACGGTGGGCATCTGCCAGGAACTTGTTCTTGGTCGTGAAGACTTTACCCTTCACGTCCTTCGGCTTGAGGTGACCTGCAGCGATGTCCGCTGCCGCCACGCCCGTACCCGCTCGACTCTTACGAATACCCGTCTGACGAATACTATCCGCACTCTTAGAGGAAGGTGTGCCATGATACACCTTCTCATAACCCAGAACGTTCTTCGGTGCCTTGGATGCGAGGACGGCCGAAGCCGCCCCTGCTAGTGTTGCTTTACGCTGGTCCTTCTTAGCGTTCTCTTTACTCATGCTAATTTCGCCTTCAGTTTATCAAACTCCGCCGGAGTCATAGACTTCTCCCCGTCCTGGGAACGCAGGGCACCGCGAATCAAACCATAGGCTCCGCCGTACAATCCAGCCCCGATGCCGCCGGCAGTCGCACCCATGATGGCACCGACTGGACCAGCTGACAGGCCAGCCAGACCACCGAGGGTCGCACCGCCGATAGCCATCTTCTTAGCGGCAGAACCGATGGTACCACGGCGAATGTCTTCACCGTTGTGATGCAGCAGTTCAGCAGCCTTCTTGGCCAAACCTTTAGAACGCAGCTTCTTCATCTCCTTGGCATCCAGAGAGATTTCGCCTTTACGCAGACGGTTAGCGCCGCGTACGGTACCGTAAGCACCGCCCAGCAGACCACCATTCAGAGCCGCTTTCGCTACGTTCTTGATACCACCCTTACCGACAGCACGAAGAGTACCGTTCACGGCAGCCATGGTGTTCGCCGCCGACGCGACAGTACCCTTACGGTACTTTTTGCCGTCCTTGATCACGAGCTCTGCCGCTTGCTTCTTCAGCTGCTCGTTCTTCTTGGTCACGGCAACGCCGGCACCGGTCACACCGGCTACGAGAGCAGCCTTCTTACCAGCCGCTTTCAGACGATCGACCTTCACCTTATCGATTCCCTGACGACGCTTCAGGATCTTGAATCCTTCTGAGGCACGCTGTTGAACGGTACGAGAGTTCAGAACGCTCGCTTCCTTCTTCAGGTGAGCAGCGCCCAGTGCAGCCCCGGCGAGACCACCTGCAATCGCACCTTTAATGCCAGCCCCTTTCAGAGGTTTGCTCATACGACGCAGGGTCTTGGCGTTAGCCGCCAGGCGTTTCTCGGCACCGTCTACTGCAGACTGGCCCATGTGCTTGTACGCACCCTTAGTGGATACGCGGGAAGTGATACGAGACTTCTTAGCGTCGTGAGCAATCACGCCGCCCAGAGCCGCTCCAGAACCGACAGCAGTCGCTGCGAGCGCTTTATCCTTCGTGCCTTTACTTACTGCTTCTTTGTTCATGCTTGCCTCTTTCTTCATGTTACGGGCTAGCGCTGCGGCCCCCGCCAGTACTGCCCCTGCTGCCGCACCCTTACCGGTAGTGTGTCGGATGTTGCGACGAACAGCTTTACCCATACGGCGACCCGCCGTCTCATCAAACTTCAAGGAATCTCGCTTAGGACGAACCCCAGAGAGGACCTTCTTGAAGTCACTGTCACGCTTACGACGGTTCATCCGAGTGATGCGACCATCTACTTTAGCTGCACGAACCGGAGATGCGAGGGCATTCGCTCCGATCGCTCCGCCGACGGCGCCGGCTAAGACCTTCTTGCCTTCATCCTCGGCTTTCTTCTCGAGTTTTCCGGCTGCCAGTCCGGTTAAGGCACCAGCCACGCCACCGATCAATGCCCCACGGCGTCCTGCACCCTTAACGGTACGGGCTGCACGGCGATTGAAGGTCTCAGCTCGGTCGTAGACCTTACTAAGCGAAGTCCCCTTGTTCAGCTGGCGGAGATTTCGGCTGTGGCCGTGTACGATAGCTTTATGCTTCTGGAGATCGCGGCCTACCGCCATTCCTGCAGCAGCACCTGTCGCACCTACTGCAGCGGCATACCCTGCACTCTTTTTATCTGCTGCGGCTTTCTCTAAAGCCTTGTCCGAGAACGGACCTGCACCTTCCCCTACGACACCATTCAGGCCACGTTTGGCTTTCAGCTTCTTGACAGCTGCGTCCAATACGTCCTTGGCCTTTCCTGATGCATATTGCTTAGGAGGTACGATGAGAAGCTTGGCTGCCTTGACCAGTCGGCCAACGCGTCCAGGATTCTTCTTGAGTGTAGACACTGAGGAATTCAGTGTCTTGTTACCTTCAGTCATTAATGGAGCTCCTGTGTTGGTAAATCATCGAAGTACTTAGCAAGGCCTCCGTCGGCGTTTTCCTTTAAGAGATAAGCCGCCCACTGGACACCTTGGGCGATATGACCGCCGTAATCTAAGATGATTTTAACAATATCTTCAGGATCTTCCTCAGCGTTCGCGTCAATCGGAACGCCTTTGATCTTGTGCTCTGAGGTGACGAAGAGCAGGTAGTTGTCGTGCAGGCACACCTCTTTGTTGTCGCAGAGGATAGCGTTCAGTTTGCCAGGCTCAGCATAGCGGAACTGGACGATGAACTGCTCGTCATCTGCAGGATCCTCCTCTTCGAGGGTAATCTGGAGAGTGAAGTAGCCGTTCGGATTCTCCCGTAGCTTCTCCTCGAGGAGGTCGAAACACGGTTGAAACTGAGTGAAGTCTTCGATGTCGATCGGGAAGGCTGGAAGGTTGCGCCATGAGAAGCCGCTTACATAGTAGTTCATAGGGAGTCTCCTGTTTTCCTCGACTATACAGGGAGAACGGGATAAAATCAATTTGGAGGTATTTATGGAGAATCCAGCAAGATTTGCCAGTAACTACAATGTCGCTGCCAACTCCCAGAGACCTGGGCCGAAGGCAATTCGTGAAGGGTCGGTGGGGACTCTGGCTGCGAAGGCGAAGAAGTACCTGAGCCCCACCCGGGTGATTAAGTTTAAAGGTAAGCCTTTACCGCTTTAACCCGACGGTAAGAGCCCTTGCCCTTCTTGGGCTTTTCCACTTTCTGGCTAAAAAGAGGATCTTGGAGAATGGCCTTCACGGCACTCTCCTTGATCACTCCACGATTGTGCTTATACATAGTCTCTCCTAAAAAGGAGCCGAAGCTCCTTAGTTCCACATCTTGTATGCGATCAACGCACACACTACGATTATTACCCAACCAGTCATGATAGTACTCCTCGTCTATACACTACTTATACCTTCGGAGCCTTCACTTTTGTACCCGCTTTGTGGGCACCTTCGATCGCCTTACCGACAGCACCGTTGATACCGTACGTGTACCCGAAGGACTTGAGCTTGTTCATCGCTTCACCCGACGCACCGGACTGGAAGGCACCGGTCATTGGCTTGTGAACCATGTTCTTCTCAACGTAACGGCCGAGAGCCGAGTTCTGGAAGCCTTTCAGTTCGGTACCGAACTTCGCGGCGTTCATCAGACCGATCCCAGGTTCAACGACAGACATCGCCGAGTTCGCCCCGATCGTAGCAATCGATGAGTGAGGTCCGAGTTTACCGACGGGACGATCCGTGACTTCCTTGATCATGTCAGCCTTAATAGTCTTCGGCGGAAGGGTGTTATTCCCGAGCATCGACTTTGCCTTCTCTGTCAGCGACGTCTTCTGCTTATCCGGAAGGCGACCTTCAGCCACCATGCGAAGCTTAGCGGCATCACGACGAGTCAGCTTGTTCGGATCTATGCCCAGAGCACGTGCACGGGAATAGAGTGAACGACCAGCCTCATAGGCACGACGTTGAGCCATAATAGCCTCGGGTGCCGCGACCGACGTTGCTGCTGTCTTCAGACCTTCTTTCAGTGTTCCCTTGCGGGCATTACGAGCGAGTGTTCCTGAGAGGAGGGCTTTCGCCGTTCCTTCGAGGAAACCCTTGGACTTAACGAGCTTTGCCCCGGCGATGTTTTGCAGAACATGTCCACCGAGGGCTGTAAAGATAAAAGATGATTGTTTTTCCATTGTGCTCTCCTAATAAGGAGATTTTACTGTCTAAACAGAGGGGGACTCGAACCCCCGACATCACTCTGGATAGGGTGCGTTCTGACCAACTGAACTATCTGTCTTTCTACACATTACTTATACCATCAGGCGAAGCTGATATGGAAAGGAGCGTAGTGACAGAGAGTCCAGATAAGTCCGCACCCCACACCGAAGGGGATGATAGCCGGCCAGTTTTTCCCACCGGAGAAAGCTGTAGAGATCAGGACCGCTGCCGGACCCCCGAGAGTGAATCCGAGAGCGAGGAGCATGAGGATAAGCCAACCGAGGACAGCGAAGAACATATCAACCTCCGAAGAAATGGATAGCGGTCGTGACGACGAGTCCACCCATGATGATCGGCAGAAGGATCATCTTACGGGTTACGCTCATGAATGCACAGAGAAGCCAGACGCCGAATGAGCCCCAAGCCATGATGATTAAGCCAGTGAGTGATAGTGCTAAGAAAGACGCTTCGTTCCAGTTCATAGAAACCTCGATGGCAGGGGTTACAGGATTCGAACCTGTGATACGGGGATCAAAGCCCCGGGCCTTAACCAACTTGGCGAAACCCCAATTGAGTGGTGCAGCCGGCTTGAGTTGAACAAGCGACCTCCGGACTTTCAAACCGGCGCTCTAACCGTCTGAGCTACAGCTGCGTGGTAGGGAGTGATGGAGTCGAACCACCCGAGCTCTATGAGCAGCAGATTTACAGTCTGCCCCGCTACCCCTACGGTCTAACTCCCCATGCCGAGCAGTATGGCACAGGCCAGTAGGGTTAGTCAAGCGCTCCATAGTAATCAACGATTTGCCTAAGCTGCTCGGGCGACTGCTCGTCTAAATCCGGACCGACGTATCCCTCTGAGAAATTCAGAGCGAACTTAAGGCCGGGTTTGTCCTGGTCGCCGCAGCAGATGAAGCGATACGGGAGGAGATCGAGCTGCAGTCGGAGCTGTTCGTGGACGTCCGAGCCGTTGACCGACCAGGCATTGGCACCGACGGAGTGCAGAGCGGCCGCCTTGAAGATGGATTCCGTGAGGAAGACCGTTCTCCCTCGGACCGGGTAGTCAAGCCCCCAGAGAAACTGGTGGCCGCGGTAGGGTGTTAACGGGAAGTACTTCAGTAAGTGAGGCTCAGGGCCTTTCTTCGGGGCGGATGGCGTGTACTGCAGAAAGCCTCGCATCGCGTGTCCGAAGTCGTAGAGTGGAACGGTGAGTTGATCCTCGGTGAGCCAGTGGTCATAGCGATCGGGATCGAAGTAACGTGAAAGAAGATGTTCTCTCATAAGGACTCCTTTGGCGGAAGAGCTGGGATTCGAACCCAGGGACCCTTGCGGGCCTACACCTTAGCAGGGTGCTGCCTTACCTCTCGGCCACTCTCCCATAAAAGAAAGCCCCGTCTAGAATAACCCGGAGACCGGGCGACGGGGCGCGTTTGGCGGGGGCTGCCGGTGTTGCTCGGATTGGCATGCCGAGCGGGTTAATCCTCTGCAGAGGCCCTTCAACACTTCCCCCATTGTCTGGCGGACTCTGTGGTGTTCCCAACCACGTTTCCCAGGTTGGACCCCGGGCGTTTTAGATGGACTTGATCAAGGTCTCTACAAACTATCGGTCCAGAATTTGGCGAGGATACCGGGGCTTGAACCCGGGGCTTCGACGTGACAGGCCGAGATTTTGACCAGCTAAACTATATCCCCAAATCTTGCTAAGTGATCTACCGCTACGACCCAGTCTGGGCGGCGGTGCTTACCAGGTAAGTCTCTCACGATCTCTAGAGGGTTGTCAACCCCTATCGCAGTGACCCACAGTGGTTTATCACTCTGACCTCTCAGAACGCCCCAGGAATCAGGCACACCAAGAAATCTCTTTTTCGCGATCCCCAGGACTGGCAGACCGGTTGCATCGTGTAAATGGCGGCCGAGGCCTGGTCTCTCGGGTAGCTGGACATAACCGTCGATCACCAGTGTGGCTGGCGAAAACTGCTTTACTACTTCGAGTAAAGGAGCGAGCTCGCGGCGATAGAATTCGCCAGGCACATACTCGCCGACAGTCCCAATGCTAACTCGGGTGGAAGCCCGAGGGTTCTTACTATCCCAAGAATCGTAGACCAGTCTGGCCGCACAATTCGTTTCCCCGTACTGCACATCCATAATCAGGATCATGTTACCCACCCGGTTTTAGAGAGCCAGGACTCTATCGAAGTCAGGAATATTGGAAGCCTTCGTTGGCTTGCCGCTTATACTTCTTGTCGTTACCCAGATCGAGGATCTTCGGCGGTTCTTCGAGGATTTCTCCGTCGTAGTACTCACCGTCGATATTATAGGTCTGGTACGAGAGACATTCATCAAGTGTTAATCCGGTGAGCTTCCGCTCATCCATACGGGAGTGACGGTTCTGAGCGTCTTTGACGCCGGGACTCATTCCCCCGTTACCCTTACTGCAGTGACGCGTTCTTGACATAATGACTCCTTGAATTGGTGGAGAAACCGGGATTTGAACCCGGGACTTCTGCGTGCAAGGCAGACGTTTTACCAACTAAACTAAATCCCCGATGGCGGAAGAGCTGGGATTCGAACCCAGGGACCCTTTGCGGAGCCGACGGTTTTCAAGACCGCTGCCTTAAACCACTCAGCCACTCTCCCTTGGTCGGCATGGAAGGATTTGAACCCTCGACCCCCTGGTCCCAAACCAGGCGCCCTACCAGACTGGGCTACATACCGATTAGTGTGCTCCTGGAGTCCTGCAGACGATGCCATCACCGAACGTTTGACGGTATGGAGCCGGATTCGTCATCACCGGCCAGATTGATGGCGAGCCCCCGATACGAGGATCCCGGATCAATGTCGCAGGAGGCGTTAATGCTTCTGACAGTTCGATGATCAGGATGGCTAACTCAATGTCCGCCACGGTGATTTCTCGTGAAGTCAGTGCGATGAACGCACCCAGTACTTTCTCTTTGTCGAAGGACTTCATGCCTTCAATCAGATCGAACTCTGCAGCATCCAGCTTGACCGAAGCCCGCTTGTTAAACTCCCGAAGTGCAATCGTCTTGTTCATGAGGTTCTCCTAAAAAGATGAGATACGATACTATCAGAGCCCCGAAGGGCTCGTCAAGTGTTACCGTGAGATATTTCCCATCTTAGTACTGGCAGATCCGTGAATCGTTGACGCCTTAATGGATCCCATGTCGACATTGACATCGGCGTAGACGTCATTGCAGATCACTTTACCGTTACCAAGGGAGATCCCGCCCTTGATGTCGGCTGCGGCATTCACCGTCCCGTTCTGCATACCGATGTCTCCGATCAGGCCTTGAGCATTCACGATACCGTTGGTCAACTGCAGAGATCGCAGGTCACCCTGGACGGTCACTTCGATTTTCTTGCCATCTGGCATATCGACCGGCTTCCCGTCAATGATAATCTTGTCGTTATTGATCGTGACGCTCTCGCCTGAGTAGCTCACCCCGTTAATGATGATACTTGAGGCTCCGGAGTTCTTTCTGAATAAGGATTTGATACTCTCGATCATGAACTTGTTCCATGGTTAATTGGTAGTGATAGGGCAGAAGTACCGACTTCTCCAGGCTTCGAGTCTTTCCGACAGACCGTGCACGCCAGACCTGAGAGCCAAGCAAACGGTAATACGCTTCCTGATTCAGAGAGGAGATGTAGGGAGAAATCGGCCCCACACGGGAGGCCGCTAACTGAACGCCGGGGCAGAAAGATGCCCCGATCGCCACTGCTAGGAAGGATTTACGCACCATCATACTCCACGACGATGACCTGGATGCCTTCAGGGCAGTTCGTCTCAATGATGTCGACGACACGATTCCACGCCTCCTTCTCCGACAGGTGTCCACGGGCGAGACCTGCACAGAGCTTAGGGATGATCAGCGTGGTCAACTTCCGGGTCACCATGTTGGCGAACATGCACTGGAAGCAGCCCGGGACTTTATCCCAGTCGATCATGTCGTCCTTATCGGAGTGAGAGAACTGTGTGTACAGGTTGTAGCCGACACCCCATGGGAAGACGGCCGACGTGTACGTGCCGAGCTTACTCCGATCGCCAGGAAGCGTGCGTACATCGGCAAGCCACATAGGTTGCAGACGTTCCTTCACTTCCTTAGCGATACCGCGGCCCATACGGCACAGACAGTTACACCCGTGGGCGAATGCCACGAAATTACCCTTTTCAGCCAGGGTGATAGCGTTTCCTTTAATGTACGTGATCATGATTTCTTCCGGAATCGAATGAGATGGTGCGGGAAGTTGAAGCTCATCGGCCCTTTATACTTGACCGTGCAGCCGAGCATTTGCAGAGCACTGATGATCGACGACTTCTTCTCTGGAGGAAGCGGACGAATCAAATCAGTGGTTACTTCAGTATGGCCAAGAGAACGAGCACGTTTAATACCGAACTTCAGTTGATCTAATACGCCCATGATTCCTCCTAAGCGTGTGAGCCTCCGAAGAGGCGAGTGAGTAGTTGGCTGAAAAAGCCGGGTTCTTTCTTCGGTTCTACGTAAGGTATCATGCGGATGCGGTAGTGCCACTGGTGGCAATAATATCCGCGATCCACTTCTTCTTCAAAACCGTAGCCGAGGCCTTTGAAGTGATCCACAACGATCTTCTGGACGGCAGCCACTTCGTTGTTAAGCTTCTCGACCCACATGACGTCACGGCCGGTAGCGAGAGTCGCCTCCCAGTCTTTCACGATACGGTCGATCCATTTCTGGGCAGTAGCCTCGATCCCGAGTTGCTTGGCTGCCTGTGCTTCTGAAGGTGTCACGAAGAATCCTCTTGAGTATTTTCCAGCGGGTAGGCCGCTTGGGGTTGTAGATGATAGCGAGACCGGGGCCGAAGACATGGAGATCATACCCCAGTTTCTCGTAGAATCTCCAAAAGAGTTCCTGCGTCCCAGGTGGGAGATGAGGCCATAGCTCAAAGACTTCCCACTCCCACGGCTTCGGTCGATAGAGCCAGGCGGAAAGGGTACTGAACGCGATGAAGATGTTGATCTCGTCGTTTGAGATCTCGTCGTCCGTCATTCTGCCCATCGTAAGATGAACTCCCGGAAGGATCCCTCTGCCTGGAAACCCTCTACGAGAAGGTCTTTCTTCAACTCCACAGCAACCTCAGTGGGAACTTCAAAGGAGATTTTGCAGATAAGTGTCTTCTGCCCGCGGGCCGCCGCCTCTTCGCACTGCTTGTAGATCTCCTCGCGAAGCGTCTGAAGGACGAGGGAATGGTTGGTACAGATGGCTTTCAATGCGAGTGCACGTTTCATTATTTGCTCCAACGAATACGAAGGGATGAATGGTTACGTTCAGGATTGTCAGTGCGTTTGACGTTGAACCCCGAGCGAGAGAAGTAGGCATGCACTTGATCAATGATGTCTGAATCAGAGATGTTGTAGAAGTCCTCTTCCATTTCGGTGTAGCCGTGCTGTGAGAGCTCGATGATGCTGTCAGTCATCGTCTTGATATTCTTGTTCACGACGGAGTCGACATTGTAAGCGATGTGACGGGCACGCTCGGCAAGGGTAAGACGGGGAAGGCTAAGTGACATGTCATTGAAGACGTCGTCATGGCTAACCTGGATGTCGCGGGCACGGAGGTCAGTGATGAGTTGATCGATCTCATCCTGTTCGAACATCTCAACGCCTTGGAGAGTGGTGCTGATAGTGGTCTGGCCTTTCGCGTAGGCTTCTTCGATCATTTTGTTAATGCGGGTAGTGAGTGACATAGTAGTCTCCTTGAAATGAATAAGGGACCACAGATGTGATCCCTTTTGTTTACAAGGTACTTATACCAGACGGAGCGGCTTATTGGTAAATGTCGATCTCGATAAAGCCCTGGCGTTTGGAGCGGACGATCTCCGAGGAGAACGAGCCGGAACGAACGCAGTTATCCGGACGGCGCCACACACTGAACAGCGTATCCAGAGTGGCCTTCATCAAGTTCTCAGTGTCATGTGGTGCAGTGTGACCGAACTTCACGTCGATGTGGCACGGTTTACTGGTGTTCAGCCAGGACGGACGGGCTGGGATGTGAGACTGGAAGATCTCACGCCATTCGTTGTACTCTGCAGTACGACGCAGCTGGCGGTTAGCACCCTGCGAGGTCGGTTCGTACATGCCGTTGTTGGACATGCCGTGGATCGGTACGCAGATACGGGCGTGGTGACGGCTACGGGAACGAGCGGCTGGAGCCGGCGCCGGAGATTCGATGACCGGTGCTGGGCGTACAGCTGCACGGACGGCATTACGCTTTTCTTCAGGCAGCGTCGCGATCAGGGCTACGGCGTTCGCTTCAGCGATAGCGTAGTTCTTCTGACGCGGATCGGAGCCTTCCTTACGGTACTCGATGACGGCCGTTGACAGCAGCGGCTGCACGACACGACGAACCCAGTCACGGAAGCGACCGGTCAGGGCATACATTTCGAATACATCGTTCAGATCAACATAAGCGTGACGACGACCAGGAATATTGAAAGATTGTGGCAACATGGTGTTCTCCTCTTGTTGCCACCGATTATATGCTTAAATTCCCACCATGTAAAGGGAATAGCAGAAAATGATTGCCAGGTAAGTCAAATTGTGCAGTAGCTGGTCCAGGCCTAGGTACGTCCAGAACTTCCGAGAGCCGAACTCGGCGGATGTTTTCTGGGCTTTCCAATAGTCGATGGCCCAGTGGGCGGAGAAGTCGAGTAGGCCCATGAGGAGAGCGAATGCGGGATCGCCGGCGACGGACATAAAGATGATGATCATATAGGTAGCCCACCCGTGAACGAGAGCATGGCAGGTGAGCGGGGCGAACCAGCCTTTCTTAGCGGATTTCTGAAGCATCCATGGGGTTTGGAACGGGTAGTCACACGCGAAGTGCTTAATGAAGAGAAGGGCGAGCAGTAGGTACATGAGTAGTCTCCAGTAAAAACTAAGGCCCCGGAGGGCCTAAGAACCCCCGCAGGGGTTTTTAACAAGGAGAACAACATTCATGATTGACTACCTTATTTTACACGAAGTGAGAGTCGGTGCCAATCTCCCATGAATGCGTTCCTTCCCAGATACTGTACTACTCCGGACCACGTACGTCAAGCGTTTGGGCGTTCTCCGCTAGCTGCTGCGAAGGGTGGCGAAGCCAAACGTTGTAACCGTTCAAACCCACCTCAACACAGCCCCATAGCTCCCTAGGGTCTATATATTATTTATTTTTTTAAAAAAGACATTCGTAATATATATAGTAGGTCTACCCTTATAGATGTCTTAGGGTGACGTTTGAAAGGTTACAACGTTTCAACCAGCTCAAAGCCTTGATACACAAGGGTTTTCTTGTAACTTTTCCTGTAACGGAGGCTAAAAAGAGGCGTATTTAGGCTGTCCCCTAAACTTTTTTCAAAAAAAGCTTGCACTGGGCCATTCCTTTCGATATGATCCCTGCATCGAGTTAAACACACAGGAGACAACTCATGAACAAATCTGAACTGATTGCAAAAGTAGCTGAAGAACTGGAACTGCCAAAAACCCGCGTTGCTCAGGTAGCTAACGCTCTGTTCGACGGTATCGTCGGCCAGGTTGCTGCAGGTGAAACTGTTGGCATCACCGGTTTTGGTACCTTCTCCAGCCGTGATCGTGCAGAGCGTAATGGTCGCAACCCGCAGACCGGTGACGCACTGGTGATCGAAGCTCGTAAGGCTCCACACTTCCGTAGTGGCCGTGGCTTCAAGTCTGCAGTCAACGCTTAATCGCGATGCTTACTAAAAAAGGGACCTTCGGGTCCCTTTTTCTTTTAGAGCTTCTCTAGGAAGCAGCTCAGTGGTTTATCGAAACGTTCAGTATAGCTACGCAGAATGAAGCGGGCGTCCGTTACCATATTGTCAGCCAGCATACTCACATCCTTGACCATGTTCATGACTTCCAGTTCACTCTGAGGAAGCTTACGATTACGTCCGATCCAGGCCCCGATTTCAAGCTCCAGAACGGAAATCACCGCCATTTCAGTACGGTTCAGGTAGCGTTCCTTCCCTTCGCGGACCAGGATATTCTTGTGCAAATCCAGAGCATCGGCACGCAGTGCTTCTGTTAGGATGTGCCCGATGACACGACTGATGATCTCGTTCTGAGCTTTCGTCTCCGCAGTATGGTCCAGCATGTTCTGCAGGAAATCTGAGGCGAGCTCTCCTGACGTGTGGTAGAAACTCATCATGTTGTCTTCAATAGACACACGTGGGTTGACGGCATAGCCTTTCGCCCAATAGTTATACAGAACGTCAGCACATTCATCCTGATACAAGCGGATTTTCTCCTGGAGATCTCCCCGTACCTTGTTAGCATTGATGCCGTAGAGATATGCATTGAGACGCTGTACCGGGAGGACTAACATTTCACGGTTCCTGCCATCCTCTCCAACTGTTCCGATAACGGAACACTTGAAATGAGGGTCTGCAAGCTTTTCAGATTGGCTACTCCAGCTTAATCCCAAGTTCTCTACCAAACGACGTGCCACAATACCAGGCTTACCGTCTTCCATGTCCACTACATCCAGCTTATCGCCGTAGAATTCGATCTGTTTCATTACAACTCCAAATGTAAAACTCGTGTTTCGGAAGGGAGCGACCCGAAGGCCGCTCCCAGTGTATTACTTCGTTTCCAGCACTTCGAACGCACGCTCACCGATCTTAGACAGGTCGTTCTCGATCTGCTCATGCAGATACTGCAGAACTTCATTGACCGCATGCTCTTCCTGGATAACCAGGTCGATCAGACGTACTGCAGAACGCTCCATGGCGGACAGCAGGTAAGAGTCATAGCCGTAGAACTTGGTGTCGACTTCTTCAGTCTCAGACTTCATCGGGCCACGACCCAGACGGTCCCAGCAGAAGCAGATCAGAGAGTGGTAGGCGTCGTCGTGGTCCAGTGGAGTACCGGACGCTTCTGCATAGGAGCACAGACGTTTAACCGCTTCGACCAGAGCAGGACGGGACAGCTTACGAGCGTCGCGGTAGTTCTGGCTTTCAGTGTTGCCCAGCTCTTTACGCAGGTTCAGCGCTACACCTTTGTTCCAGTAGTCGTTCAGCACATCCACACACTCGTTCTGGAAGAGTTCCAGACGGGCAGCGACGACGGCGTCGATCTGTGAGGAGTCAACGGTGAACAGGAAGGCGTGCAGCTTGGTCAGCGGCAGAACCACTTCATCGAGGGTCTCACCCTGATTGGTACGCACGGTCAGACGCTTAGCACCGAAGCGACGGTCCGCTTTCAGGCGATCGAATTCCTGGCCGAACGGCAGGCCGATAGCTTCAGTGACGGACTGCAGAGCGACAGTCGGGTTACCGAGGTCGTCTACGAGTACCGCCAGAGTGGTGCCCAGAACGTTTACTTTATGGATTTGCTGCAGAAGGAAATGAACAGACATGATGTCTCCTTGGTTGAAAAAATTAGGGGACGATAGTGTCCCCTTACATAACTCTTATACCGGCTTTTGGCCAGGTATTGACATGCTCCACTCGTTCACCGACTCGAGTAGGCCTGTCGCAATCTTGTGGAATGCAACCACCATATCCGTATCCAGAGTGGTAATCACCTGTGAGGGTGCTAGCTGGTCTTCTATCGCTTGGTTGAGATACCGTGCGATATAGTCTTCGGCCAGTGCCAGACGATAGAGTCCGAAACCATCCTGTGACTGCTCTGGTTTGATGATGAGGGATTGCTGGAAGAACTCCGTGAGGAGGATGTTGATGGCGTTTCGCAGGACTTTCGATGACATGTCTTCGCCCTGCTGCTCCGCATATTCAGAGAACAGACCGATGACCTTATCGAGATTCGCACGAGCCGGACGCCAGAGTGATGTCAGACCGGCGAACGGCTGCCCGGCATTAGGGTTAATCGCCATGCCATTGTGCCAGTAGGAATACAGAACGGCACAACACTCGGCCTGGTAACGACGCAGGTTCTCCAGCACGTTGACTCGCTCTTCCTGAATCTCACCGTCCTCCGAAATGACCTCCTGAGTGAAGTACATCTCTTTGACATCTTTCGGGATTCTGAGGGCGAACAGCCATGCATTGAACTTGGTGATGGGGACGACGACGAGCTCATGGATAGTGCCTTGATCTTCGACGTGCACGACCTGGGTAAGATACTTCAGGTCATAGATGGTTTGATGAATAAGCTCTTCTTTCTGGTCACCCAGACCGAGTTGGTCGATGATGTGGTTGATGACCACGCCTTCTTCATTCCACTCGGGGTACTGCAGGACATAGATAAGGCGGCCATGGAATTTGACCGCCCGTAGATCTTCAGGTGTATAGGGAATCATAAGTACCTCCAAGGTACTTATACCAGCAAGCCTTCGTCAGATTGACTGATGGTCTCTCGGAGAAGGCTGCTTGAGATGCGGGTAGGCGAGCTCGTAGTTGTCGATCGCCTTGGAGACCCGAATGGTGAAGCCGAGAGCATCTCCATTCACGTCCCGAAGGTTCTCGAGCGCCCCGGGACGGGCCAGGGCGAGTTCGAGTTTCCGAAGACAGAGATAGACATCCAGTTCCGGAGAGAGCAGCATGATTAACCCTTCACGTTGATGATCGGTTTAACATAGTGGACGATGTCCACGAGGTCTTCCTGGAGCTCCATCACCTTGAAGATGTCCTTGTAGGCGAATGGGGATTCGTCCACGGTAGCCTGACCAACGGTCGCCGCCGGGATATCCTTCATCGACTCCTCGAACTGCTCAACGGAGATCTGCTCCTTCGCCTTACGACGGGACAGCACGCGGCCGGCACCGTGAGACGAAGAGTACAGGGACTCGGGGTTCCCGAGCCCACGCACGATGAAACAACCATCACGCATATTCCCAGGGATCACCCCCATCATGCCGGCTTCCGCATGGGTCGCACCCTTACGGTGAATCCAGAGGCCATCACGCAGTTCCGCGTGGTTATGGTTACGGTTGATGAACTCCGAGGAGGTCACCCGACGACCCATGACACCGGAAATCGCACGGATCACACGGTGAGTCATCAGCTGACGGTTCTTCAGAGCGAACTGCAGGCCGTATTCCATATCCACGATGTAGCGGGCGCCTTCGATCGTGTTCACACCAAGAGCATGAGCCTCTTCGGACTCCCCGCCATCCGCCGCAATCGCCATGTAGTGCTCGGCAATCTTCTGGCCGACAGAACGGGAGCCGGAGTGAATGATGATCCACAGGGAACCCTGCTCGTCATATCCAATCTCGATGAAGTGGTTACCGCCGCCCAGCGTACCGAGGCACATCGGACCGTAGCCCACGAACTCATTGATCATCCCGGAATGCTGCACGTTCAGGGTACCTTGCCACGTCGCCGCCTCGGTAATCTGAGCGTTCGTGTTCTTCGCGAAACCGACAGGGACTTCCCCACGGATCGCTTCATAAATCGCTTTCTCCAGGCCATCAACGTCGCCTCGAGAGATATCCAGTTTGGTCGCCGACATGCCGCAGCCGATATCATAGCCTACGAATGACGGATAGATGGTACCCTTGGTTGCCACGACGGCACCAATAGGCATTACGTAACCGGTATGAGCGTCCGGCATCAACGCACCCTGCACCACGTCTGGCAGGCCCATGCAGTTGACGAATTGGTCGATCGCACCAGACTCCAGCACTTCTGCGTAAATCCGATAGGGTTTACCCAGTTGGTCCAGCTTCTTGAGTTGCATTGTCGTATCCTCTATTAGTTGAGAACACAAGCATAACTGAAAGCTGGCTAAAAAGGAAGCACTAGGCTCCCTTTTCTTTTACGGCATACCCGCACCGAACCACGGGTTGTCGTGCTCTGGGTTGGAGTCATAGATAGCAAACTCGCTCTCTACTTCCATAGGATTAATCCCCTCCGCCCGGAGGATATTGCAGAAACCTTCTACTCGATTAGCGAACTTATCGGGGAAGGTGTGATACTCACGGATGGTGACGATGTACACCGTACGGTCTTCGACCATAGGCTTAGCGATATTCGAAGACACGTGGAAGTCCAAGCCTTCCTGAAGATCCTTGAGCAGTCTGTACCCGTCGGAATTCAGGAGGACTTGGATGTGAGCTTCGAAGTACTGGTTAGGCAGTGGGGTGAGACAGGTAGGATTGGTTAAGTCCGTCTCCACTTTTGAGCGTAGGACTGGATAGCCGAGCCCAGTTAACCCAATGACCAGCCGGGTCATCTCACGGAATGCATCATTCTGTCCACCCTGGAAGCGGGATGACGTCATGATTTCAATCAGAGGGAAGGCATCAAGAACGATACCCTTAGTCCCGAGACGCTCAGCATTACGCTTGAACCGGTCAATCTCTTCAGGATCACCTGCATCCACCCCTACCGTGATGTGAATCTCGTAGTTCATAGTTCCACCTGTATGTCGATCTTGTTGACTTCACATGGTTCAACGATCGTCTCTCCGGGTTGTGTGAAGGGTTGCAAATCGTCCAGGGAGATGCAGATATAGCCATCTGGAACCTGGGCGACGACCATATAGACACAACCCTCATCGGGGAACTGGAAGAAGTTGCACGTACCGATCTGATTCAACTCTTTAACGATCGGACCCAGATTCTTGTACTCGGTATTGATCTGTGTCATTTCTTGTCCTTAAACGCCAGGGTCTGGCAGCGAGGTTTTTCATTAGAGTTAGTCGAGCAGACAACGACCTTATCGCTGAAGTTATCCACGATGGTGACGGTACCGTTCTGACACTGCGTCACCGTCTTATTGCCGTTCTCCGTCTGGATGCAGTAGTGCGTGTTCTTATCGTCAGCCCGAGCTACACCATCCAAGATAAGCAGGATGATGAACGCAGTCATCACGAGGATTAACCCCCAGTTAAAGCGATATGGTTTCACTTTCTCCACCTTAGGAATTGAAGAGATGGCGGCGACCGCCACGACGAGGGCTACAGCGAGCCCCCACGGGTTGTATTTCATTCGAGTTCGATCTCCACCTTGAGGTTTTTGATGGTTACCGGATAGACCATAATTCGGCCGTTCAACGTAGCCACCCTCATTTGGCCGGTATTGATGGCATAGTAGTGCGAGTCATCATATGCATCCATGATGTAGATAGGTTGGTTAGGACCTGGGGTCAGTTGAAAAGCTAGTCCCGGACGAATGGACTCAATCTGTACCGGCTTTGGGCCGGTATCCTTAATCTTCACTTCGATCTTCATTTGAAGTCCACCACCTGAAGTTCGATTTTGACGGAGTTCACGATGACCTCGACAACCGGCTCGTGGAACTCCATCATGATCGTGCCGAGCGTACGAGTGTTCAGCGTAGCGAACATGTCCCCGTGCTTGAAGAGACGACGGTAGACCGGGCCATCCGGGCTCTTACGGAAGAAGTCCCCTTCCTTTAGAGTGTCCAGACGAACCGGACCCTCCAGGACCGGCTTGCGTTGAATATACGTGTTAATCTGCATTTAGAAGTTCCACGGCCGGATGTGTTCTTCCAGGCCATCTTTGATGTATTGAAGGGAAGTCTCGAAGTCCTGGCCATTCTCTACACAGAAGCGGAGAACATCGAGTGACAGAGACAGAGCGAGTGCATAGAGGTCGAGCTCACGGGCATCCAGGGAATCGGTCGGCTTCGGACGATCAGCGACCGCACGGATACAGAGCTCGAAGACAACACCCGCTTCGCCATCCAGAGGCTTGACTGCCTGCGTCACCTGATAGCGACGCTGACCGATGATGAGTCGGCTCCAGTCTAAAGGATTGCTGACGGCCTCCGACTTCTCGAGCCGGGACCAGTGACGGTCAGCCTCGATAGCGAAGCTTTGACGATAGAGCTGGAGATTCCCCGCGACATCTCGACGCAGAGTGTTAATCGGAATGGAGTAGAGATAGTCATTGACGAGGTCGAGAGGGCAGAAGAGCGACTTCTGTTTGTACCCATTGAGGTACGTGAAGTCGAACGTTAAGTGAAGAGCCTCGATGAGAGGCCCGTCGTTCTGCAACCTGTCGCTCTCTTCGATGAGCGGAAGACCGATCTGTTCCATCAGACTCCGCATATCCACGAAGACCGTACTTCCTGTCTCATCCAGGAAGGTTACGACGCCGGGTCCGCCGTCAATACTGACGTGCTCGCCGCGGCGGAAGGTTTGCGATTTCATTATCCAGCCTTAGGTGTACAAATGGTGATGATATCGTAGCCGCCGAGTCCGGCTTTCTTGACGGTCGCCGCTTTGAGTAACTCCTCGCAGGACGTACCGTCAGGATAGACTCCGACGTTCATGGGACGATCGGCGAACTGCACCGTATTCGCATGCAGAGCGACGCCAATAGCTTGCCATTCCGCAGTAGGCTTCAGGACCGGGCCACCCGGTACCGTCGGTACGCACTCCAGTTTGACATCTTGCTTCCCAGTGCCGGCGAAGGCGACGCGGGAGATTGCTGAGTTGCAGGCCATTTCATTCGGGTAATCATAGCCGAATTTAGCCTCGGCGCCGTTCAGCACGATAGTAAATACTAGTGCAGTAATCATGATGCTTCTCCTGTGGTTTACAACTTACTTATACCACCGTTACGCCATTCTTTGAGAAGGTCAGATAGTGCTCTTTGATCGCATCATGGTTCTGCTCGCCCGGGTAGCCGAACGGGTTCGACTGCACGGTACAGACCTTCCCGTTATCCCACTCGACGGAGTAGTTCGCCCGGTCGTGGATGTGCCCGTGAATCCAGAGGTTCGGATAGACCCCCTTACGCTCACACCAGTCGTAGAGGTCATTGACGTACGCCTTGTTCATCCGAGCGCCTTCCATGTACTCCGGCATCCGGTATTTCTTCGGCGTCGACTCACGGAACGGAGCGTGATGGGTCACGACGACGAGACGCCAGTCCTCTGGGAGATCCTTCGTCTGTTCGACGAGGGCAGAGCGTGCACGGTCATTCATCACGACGGTATCGGCAGGCTCGAGCATCACGCCGCCGGTAGGACGCTGGAAGTAGATCTTCGCGTAGTCGTTCATACGGCGTTTCGCGACGGACATCGCCTGAGGATCACCCTGGAAGTCCGTCCAGAAGGTCGAGCCCCAGATACGGATCTTCTGCTCCGTCAGGTCCACGAAGTTATCCTCGAGGAAATAGAAGAGAGGATTCTTCTCAGCGAATTCGCCGAGTTGCTCCATCACCTGGTGATACTCACGGCCGTAGAACTCGTGATTCCCCGGGATCATGATGATCGGCTTCTTCCAGGCGAGGATGATGTCGTACATTTCCCGACAGTTGTCATCCTTCCACTCACCTACATCGCCGGCGAAAATAAAGAGGTCGAAATCCTCCGGGCTCACCCGATCGAAGAACGGACCGACGCTGTACCGCCAGAAATCAGCATGCGTATCCGAGCAGTAAAAGACCCGCAGTTCAGGCTTATTGATGGTTAGTTCCATGTTCTCTCCTAAAAAAGCCCCGAAGGGCTTTGGTTTACATCGCTGCCCGTGAGGACTGCATGTCTAGATTCAGCCGTTGAATCTGGTGAAGATACTCTGTCGGGGCCGGCGTACCTTCCAGGCGAACTTCTGCGGCGTAGAGCAGTGCCGAGAGTCGACTAGTGATTGGTCCCCGCAGCCGGGGGTCCACTTCAGGTAGAAGCACCTTAGCGACCCAGATAGCTGATGTTACCAGAGAAGACGCCACTTCAACAAGCTCAGGAGCAATCCCTGGGAAGCGACGCTCACCGATGAAGATACGGCGTGCGAGATAGATGATCTTGTGGTGATCTTCCAGATAGGCCATGTAGAAACCTGTCGTCGCCGGACCTTCAACTCGGACGAAATCACGATCGGCCGGATTGAGACGTACCAGGTGGGTTTCGATAGTGGACATCGCGTTACGGAAACGCAGAGCCTCGTTAGGACGCAGTGCGTCGAGCAGGTACGCTACAGTCCCCTCCTTCAGGAGACCTTCACGTTTCAGTCGATGCGTGATGCGAACGGATCGGTTGCGGTGGATGTTACGTTCGGCCCATTCAAGGACCTCCAGAACAGCTAGAGCTTTCGAATAGATATCGTACATTAGTATTCCTCTGTGAATTCATTAAAGTTGTCGGCAATGGTTTCCACTGCATACGACATGGCGACGGAGAGACCTGAGAAGAGTTGCTGTAATTTGGTGATCACCATCGGTACCAGATTGTCAGGCTCAATCTCCATAGGCCCGCTTAGATACGACAGTAATAACCCCGCAAAGCTCATCTCGATCGTCGTCAGTAAGTTGAGCTCCCATTGGGAAAGGTCTTCCCACTCAACGTTACGTTCAAGACCCATGATCTGCATGAAGTGTGTGTAGAGATAATCCATCGTTATCGGACAGTCCTTTCCCGAGTAGACGGCATAATAGCGTTCGTAGATTACTAGCGCTTTATCAAGTACTTGCAATGCCTCCCTGTTAGAGAGCCTAGAAGGCCCCTCAGGGACTTTTGATCTCGAATCGAACCACACGTGCCAGTCACGGTAGATCTCTTCGTAGAACGCGTTGTAGACCCCTTCTAGCCCATGTCTCTCGAGTAAGGCTGGGAGGTCGTTCAGGTTGATAACCCCAGACTGGATCGCTGGGTCCTTTAGTTCCGGTAGGTGCTCTGCGAGTACCCACTTCTCACCGTTCGTATCGAGAAGTGAGTGCCACATTTTCGCAATGATCTTCATTCAGGTGCCGTGAAGGTTTGAGCCATCTCCTGAACCTGTTCCCCAATCATGAACACCTTCTCTTTCAGCTGAATCTGCAGGAAGAGTAGAATGTAGTCCGGCTCCATTCGCTCACGGATGAACTTATGGATGAGCCTGCCGGCTGACGTCTCGAGTATCGAGAGCATCCAGGCCTGAGCTTCGGTCATCTCCCGTCCGTCGATCTTCATGAGAAGCGGATCGTACTCGCCCGTCTGCAGGAACTCGCAGAAGATCTGATAGAGAGAATCCTCTACCTCGTCGACCGGATATTCCGCATCAAGCCCCGTCTCTGTGTAATATCCACCGAGGGCGGTTAGGGCTTCTTGCAGATGGATATGAGCATAGGAGAGGAACCCGACGTCACGACTCACACCGTCACACAGACACAGAGCGAGGCGGTTAACCACTTCCGGATCTGCCTTGACGACGGTCAGCCATGTGTTGAGATGGTGGACAGGAACGAGGACTCTACCCTGAAGATCTACGTAGCGGACGTCAGGTCCGTTCGGTAACTTCTTCAGGGAGAGCCCCAGAGAATGTACCAGTGAATCCACTGATACTGCTCGGTTGATGCGTTTAGAGCCCGGCTCACGGTAAGTGAACATTTCGAACTCGCCGTAGTCACACGTAATTTTCATAATACTCCTCCATTACGTGTTACTTATACCAATTTTTGGGGTTTATAGGGACGATAAATCGTCGCGTTTATCCACCAAAGTCTCGGTATTTCCCCGCTGAACCTCTTCGACGATCGCACGCTTACTCCGAGGAACGTCCTTCAGATCGAGTCCATCGGCGTGATCACGGAGATCATCGATGGATTTCTTCAGGTAACGGAAGTAGGCATAGAATCGAGCGAGCCAGACGAGGGTGAACGTGATGAGGAAGAGTGAGTACATCCCGAAGGCACGTTCGAAGTAGAAGTCGAAGAGAATTTCCGCACATGCTAAAAAGAAGGTGATCGAGAAGATGACCCATGACATACCCGAGAAGGGGCCGCGGAAGGAGGTGTCGAATTCCTCCACCGAGGCGACCTTACACTTCAGTATCTGATCAGTGATCTTCTCAACCACCGCACCGGAGAAGTAAACGGCGGTCGGGATGAGCAGCATGCACAATCCTACGAGGATCGTGTTGAACGATTGCACCGCACCGAGCATAGCCCAGAGGACTAAGGCTAGGGTTGATGCACAGAGAAAGAAATAAGCATAGATCTTTGACCGGAAGCCGAAATGCTGCAGCTTCTTAGTCGCGACCACGATGTCTTGAGCGTACATAGGTGTCTCCTGTTGTCGAATTGTTAAGAACGTCGGATCCTCTAGGGATTTTATAATTTTAGTTAGGGAAACCCCTCCGGAATGCTCCGAAAGGGGTTTTGTAACAATTACTTAAGGATGACGTGCTGCTTTACACCCTTGAAATTGTAGTAATACATGTTGAAGGAGGAGATGCCTGCCCAGTCACCGGAGCTGAGATCGACAGGCCAATCCAGCGAGATTACCCCACGGAGAAGCTCATATGCCGTATCTCCACTGACAGCCTTGGCGTCTTCTAGCATATTCGCCGTAGAGAGACCAGACGCGGGAGGGACGACTACGATGTCACACTCTCCCGTTTCGAACTGTATGAAGAACTCGTACTTGTTGAAGTGGATAGGGCGAACGCACGGTTCTCCCAGGACGATTTCACTGTAATACATTATTCCTCTCTCAAGATCGTATAGTGCTTCACGCCGTAAACGTCGTAGTAGAATACCCGGAAGGATTCTACCTTCAGCGGGCGACCCCATGCGGAATCGGGCCACGCGAACCGAAGTCCGAGCATGCTCTCCATCATGTACTGCTTGGCCTTAACCGCATCCCAGCCCTTGATGGATTCCCAGAGATTGACACGCTCGAGGATACTCTCCGGGTTGATCGCTTCGACATCTGAAGGACCTTCCTCGAAGGTCACGACGATTTCATACTGAGCGAACTGAGTCTTTTCCTTACACTTCTGGCCGATCTCAATTCTCTTGACGGACACGGATACGATCTCCTGGTGATTGCTTCATGATTTCCGGATGCTCCGCCGCGAACTTCTGGACCTGCCAGAGCTGCCCGCAGCCGCCGCCGATGTCGTCCTGGCCCGCGGGGTTGAAGACACGAGTGTCGTAACCACGGGCGACGAGACGTCCGGAGAAGTCCTGAACGAGAGAGAGATGACGCTCGACCGCCGCGGCATTCGACTCGTCTTTCTCACAGATGACAGACAGGGTGGCACACCAGATGTTTGGATCGAACAGCGATTCTAAGCGATCGATGTCAGCATCGGTAGCATTCCCCGGGTGCACGCAGTAGTTGAAGTACGGGCGGCGCTTGGTACGGGCATAGAACTCTAAGCCTTTCTCAGCGATCTGCTCGAGGTTCAACTTCGCCTTCATCGGGATGAGCTTGTTACGGGCTTCATCGGTGCTTTCATGCACGGAGAACTGAAGGCCGATCGTTGGCAAGCGCTCTGCGATGTCCATGAAGTCGATCCAGCCAGACGTCTTCGGACCGGAGGTCGAGACGAGCAGGGCCGTACGAGGGTACTCGTGTGCTAAAAACAGCAGGGCGCCAACCATCTCGTCCATATTCAGAAGAGGTTCACCCATGGACATGAACATGATCTGAGAGCGGATACACTCATTCAGGTTGATGTCGAACATGTCCATCATGTACTGGACCTGGTTCACGATCTCATCGGCGAGCAGGTTACGCCCGAAGAACTTGCCGGTACCACAGAAGGAACAGCCCATCGGGCAGCCAGTCTGAGTCGAGATGCACATCACCGTACGCTCTTTGAACGTCGGGTACTTATACAGGACGGACTCCGCGATTGCATCATCTGCCTTGAAGATGAACTTGCTGACGTTCGGGTTCTCCCCGCTCAGGATTTCATAGTCTTTCCACATTATTCTTTCTCCAGGTAAACCACGCTCTTCATGCCGTGGCCGTTATAGTAATAGAACTGGTATTTTTCGAGCTTAGCCATGCACTGGTAGTGCATATCCGGTGGGAAGTAATCCTCACCGAACTCCTGGTAGCCCGGGAGCCGCTTGTATCCCGGCCCGCCTTCCGCTTCGTAGGAGGTATTCATGCAGAGCTCGAGGAAGTTAGCGAATGGTACCACATCATCGTGCTTAACGGGAACCTCTACGAGCGTCTCGCCATCAGCATCACCGTGCTGGAACTTCAGTTCGGCAACGACCTGAGAGACATACTTCGAGGGAACTTCACGTCCCACACCCCATGACTTATACATATTTGCTCCTAAAAAAGCCCCGGAGGGCTTTAAGCGGTTTGGACCAGAAACAGGTCTGGCACGAAGATCGTCTGATTGGAGTTGTTCACGTTAACGGCATTGTGATGAGCCCCGTCCTCCAGCGTCTTGACGTAGAGCTGAGAGCCTAGCCAGAAGCGGGTGCCGTCGGGCAACTGAGAGAAGATCATACTTTGTGTACTCCGAAGGTTGGTACCGGTTGGACACCGATCTTCACGTCATAGATCATCTCGATCGCTTTAAGAAACGACGTAGTGTCTGCCACGGCACCTTCCCAAAGGCTTCCAACTTCATCGAACTCCTCCGTGACGAGAAATTGCTTAGAGGAGTTCTCGTAGAATACCTCTTTGTTCAACTTCTTGTACTCACCGAGATCGCGAGTTGCTGTAATCTCAGAAATACCGAAGGTTTCCGTCAGAAGGGATCGAGAGAAACGTCCATGCTCACGGAAGACTGCGTCTATGAAGCGAAGACGTATCAACCGTTCCTTATTGACGTTTGGAACGCTCATGTTTGTTCCTTAGGTGGCCAATGAAGATGCTCACCAGAATAGCAGGGACGATAAGATAATCGCCGCCCGGGATGAAGAGTAGGGCGGCACACACAGCCATGGTAATGAAGAATTGCATCAGATTAATCCGGCGTTGAAGAGCACCACCGTATTAAAGTTCTGGAAACGGGATGGTGTCTTAGCGATATCTTCCGGTTTCATCCATGAGGCCGGGCCTTCACTCTCGAAGCCTTTCTCTGGACCTACCTTTTGTTCAATCGGTACTACGCCAACATAGACGGAGACGATACAGCCTGACATGTTGATGTCCTGCATGTAACCCAGACCGTCGACCAGATCGACCTTACGCACACCGGTTTCTTCTTCCAGTTCACGGTAGGCCGTTTCCAGCGTCATTTCACCGGCATCGGCCTTACCACACGGCAGACCCAGCTGACCATCCTTCGCACGATGCGTTACGAGAACGCGACCGGTATCCTGGCAGTGAATGACTGACAGGCTAGCGTTCATGCGATAGGGTTTTTCTTCACGAGCAAGTTCAGCAGCAGCGGTGAGAATATCTTTATTATCAGTTTCTTTTAACAGCATTGGGAATTCCTTGAAGGCCCTCCGAAGAGGGCCAGGTAGATTACGCGTCGAGGGCGTCCAGCTTAGCCTGGATCTGTTCCGGAGTGAGGTTCTCCAGTTCCTGATCGTTCTTACGAGCCAGCAGTTCCTGGAGTTTGTGACGCTCCACGGCATTCGCCTGACGCTTGGTCGCAGCGGCCGCTTCTTCCTGCTTCACATTGATGATGTGCTTCAGGATGTCCAACTTGACCTGCAGGTCACCGCGACGAGGGTTCGTGTTGGTGGCCACGAAAGATTCCTCTTCGGTATCCTTCAGGTCTTTGTTGATGCCCTTGGCAATGCTGTCCAGGTCGAAGCCGACCTTAGAGGTCAGCGGGAGTGACCACAGCTGCTCAACAGACAGTTCACCTTTCAGTGACGGGAAACGGAGTGCTTTACGGGTTGCGATTTCGAATAAGTTCATTGTGTTCTCCTTAGAACTGGATGTTGAAGAGTTTGTTAAATTTCTGACCGCCCACACGGACGATGACAGAGTCGGACTTAGTGGAGCTGAAGCCGAGGCCTGACAGCTGTTCATCAGCGACAGGGCACTTAGTCTTAGCACCGAGCACTTCGAAGACTTTGCCATACTGGCTCAGGTCATTGCGAAGGAACTCATTGTAGATACCGCGAGTCGGCTCATCGTTAAGGCAGCCGTCCAGCAGGAAGAACCAGTGCTTGTTACCGGTCTCGGACTCACCCCAGTAGTTCGGGGAGAGCATGACGGTAGACACCGGCACGAAGCCTTCAGTCTTCAGACCCCAGACTTCCTGAGCAGCCTGGCCACATGGCAGGTGATGCTGGATACTGAAGGTCTCACCACGCTTGGTCACGGTCGCCACGTGAACCCACTCTTTCGCCTTCAGCGGACGATCCACTTCGTATTCGTAGATGGTGCCACCGAATTCGATTTCCGCTTTGAAGCCGCCCTCAGTTGGGTTACGCAGCTGCCAGTTGTGGATCTTGCACTCGTAGTCGCCATCCGGCATACGGTTCAGGTCTGGGAACGTGATGTTCTCAACCGGTACGTAGCCTGGCTCAGCAGCATTGACATAGTCAACGTCCTGGACACCGCCGGATTTATGATGAGTACGGTTGTTCCAACCTACACGCTGCTGGTTACCGTAGTTGTCATGACACTGCTCGCTACCATGACCGTTCCAGCCTGGCATGAAGACGTGCAGATCCATCAGTGACGCGTTACGCTTGCCGTAGTTCCACTGGTGAGTGAAACGGAAGACGCCGGTAACGGAACCACCACGGGATACGACCGCCTGACGCATTGCAGAGTCAGCGATGTTACCCTTATAGGACCAGGCGAAGGAGTTATCCCACTTGAACAGCGGAGTGATGTCTGCATGGACCGGAGCCGTGATGGACGCCAGGTTTTTCTGCAGCTTGTTCTTGAACAGAACATCCAGCGTGCGAGCATGCGGAAGGATCTGACCCATGAAGTCTGCAATCGAGATGTCCTCGGCTGCATCTTCGTTCACCTTCGGACGGGCCACTTCGCCAGCCAGCAGGGATTCCAGACCGCCTTTCATCTTCGCCTGAGCAGCGTTAGACACCCACAGCACGTCGTTCACGTTCACGTCAGACAGCTTAGCATGACGGCGTTCCAGAGATGGCTCGAGGTCGAGCTCATTGATCTTCTCCATCGCCTGCTTCACCATTCCCTGGGTGATGATCGCCGTAGGACGCTTGTAGCCATCCATCTTGTGACCATAGGCGTGCACCGCATCTTCAATGCTCTTCTTACCTTCGGTCAGGTCAATCAGCAGGGTGCCGACAGCAGTGTTACGCAGACGGGCATACGGGAAGGCGATATTGTTCCAGATGTAGGTGTTACGGTCACGCTCGTTCATCTCCAGGTACGCACGCTGTACCTTCGAGAACTCAACGAGGTTCTTACGGAACTCTTCGCCGCGGTAGACGGACTTAGAGTCGATCAGGTCCAGGGCGATCTCGAAGGCTTCCGGAGACAGGGTCTCCAGGCCACGCTTGAACATCTGGGCAGTGGTGTTCGGCTCACCGATCGTCTGCTCTACGGTATTCGAGTAGTGACGCTTAGCGATTGCTGCATGGAAGTGGTTCCAGGTCAGCGTCTTGCCCGTCTCTTTGTCAGTTTCGTAAGTCTCGATGTGGCCGAGCTTATGCTCATTGATACGGAACAGAGAGTTAACGAGGCCGGCTTTGACCATCTTCGCCATGGACGCTGCGACGACATCATACGGATATTCCAGACCCGGGATATCCCAGACGGACGTCAGTTCGCCATTCTTGATGGTGACGACGTTACCGATACGGCGGACGACGCTCTTATCGTAGGAACCGTCGTGTTCGGTACGCACGCGGAAGATCGGGTTAGTGCCTTCCGGGAAGGACGCTAAGTAGTTCTCCCAGAGAGCATCCCCGCCGACATCGACGCGGTACATCTCATTGGCAGACATAGAGTCCCACTGCTTGGCAAAAGCGGCAGCAAACGGCTTGAAGTTAAACATGGTCTTTCCTTATATAATGACTGGTTTATTTCGCAGTCAGGTCTTTGAGATAATCGAGAGTCCACACAAGTGGGAAGTTGTAGAGCTTAACTAACTGTATTACGTCCTGTACAATACTTATACCAGCCCAGGCCCAAATAATGCCCATGATAATACAGAACCAGGTATTACCATTTTCGTAGAACGGGTCTTGCCGTGCCTTCTCCTCCAGTCTGGCCTCCTCGTGGCTCTTAACTTTATTGCGGACATAGCCGATCGACCAGAGGATGAAGATCGGGAAGGTGATCACGACGAAAGCCTCGACGCCAATCCAGATCCAGAACTTCATGATATTGAAGCCGATCAGCTGACGGACGAGTTCCGGAAGGGCATCTGACACCGAGGAGCTGACATTCGCTACCATGTCGGTCAGCTTAAGGATCAGAGCCGTTAGGGCCTGCTGCAGTTGCTCATTCATTTGTTAGAACTCCGTAAATCCTGAATGATGTAAGGGATAGGATAGTGCGTCATCTTGTAGCGATCCCATGAGGCGCTAGCGAAGATGATGCCGGCAATGAGGCCTGCCGAGAAGCAGAACTTCCCGAGGCTCTCATTGACGTACTTGCTGCCGAAGGCGTTAATAAGCCCGAGGACGCACAGTAGGAACACGATCCCAGAAATCCACATCGTGATCGTGTTCGTCATCATCGCCAATTCGATGTACTGGCGGGCGAACTCCTTCACCTGATCCATCGGGATGCCGGCGAGAGAAGCTACCTGTTGGGATTCATTCATAGCATACCTCTGAGATAGCTAACGACCCAGACATTCGGGTGGTAATAGAGGGCGATGAGCGTGGTCGAGCAGTCCACGATTGAGTGAACGGTGACGACGAATCCGATCATGGCTATTAGCACCAAGACGATAATCCCGATCGAACCGTTCTCATCCCAGTCATCCCATTTACCCTGCCAGATTGCCCAGATGAACCACACGAGGTAACTCGTGCAGATCACGGCCAGCAGAATGTAGAACCCCATCCAGACCCACGTGTTAGTGATTTGGAAGGCAATCATGTCCTTCACGAGGTCCGGAATCTGTACGCTCACGCCGTCGATAGCATTCGTCAGACGGGTGATCAGATCGGTTAATGCTTTTTGCAAGCCTTCGTTCATGATAGGAATCCAAGTCGAGAGAAGATGTTATTCGTAAGTGCCAAGGCAGACCAAAGCATCACGATGACGGAGATGACTGTCCACATGCTCCAGGCGATAACGGACCAGAGCTTCATACCTCTATCTAAGATATGGTGCTTCGGGATCTCGCTGTATCGAATATAGGCCAGAGCGATGAGATACGGCATCAGGAGCAGCGAGCAGAAGGTGACTGCGAACACCGTTGTGTAGAAATCTATCATTTATCGTCCAGTGGTTTCCAGGTTTCACGGTCGAGATGGATCTTGTTCGGAAGGCGGCCTTCCTTAAGCATCTTCTCGAGATGAGGGATGAGCTTCACGTTCTCCGGACCGTAGGCCAGCGAGACATGCAATTTCAGCTCATCGTAGGAGTGCTTGAAGCCACGAGCTCGCAGCGCCAAGTGACGGGCCTTCAGCTCCGGGCACTCGAGCTGGAGCGCTACCGCTTCCCACTTAGAGCCTGGCTCGCCCATGTGCTCGACGCCCGTCACGGTAGCGATATACCGCGTGTCTTTCTTCACGCCAGGGTCGATATCCGGATTCGACTTGTCGTACATTAGGGTCAAGTGCAGTTTGTCCAGTGGCATCAGCTTCACGCCGAACGGCTTGACTGCTTTCTCGATCTTCTTAGCGTCGACAGGATCGACCAGTAACTTAGCGTAACCCTTTCCCATTTAAATCTCCGGTATTGCGTTCAGTAGTGCTTTAAGTTCACGGAGTTCCTGAAGTAGGTACTCCCCGTTCGTATGAGAGGTGTTGACTAGCGGTCCGCAAATGGAGGCACACCCCATGTGCATGCGAAAACGAATTTCGTGATACCAATCGCCTTCATTGATGACCGCGTTGATTCCGACGTCTCTATTTACCTTTACGATTCCGTCTCTGTTTCGCATTGCGTTTAATCCTCGCAGCGCCAGTATTTCGAGTACGTCCAGTGAAGGATTCGGTCGGAGCGCCACGGGGAATGACGGCAACGTCGCCATCGAAATCCCGGATACGCATCTTGTGCTGAATCACACGGCCAACTTCATCCAGGCCATCGATCATGTGCTTCTGAGCGATCGTTGCTGCAGTGATCTCCTCATCCGTCGCAATCTCTATGCCGCTGTTACGAAGCTCTTCCCGAAGGAAGTAGCCCGGTTCCCCTGGCCGTACGCCAGCCCCTACAATAGCTACCTTCATGAAACCTCCAGTCGAATCGTGTAGCCTGACGCCCAGATGAGTTCTGCCGGGACCGGAACGGGACAGGTGCCGATGAGGAACGTCGGCTCTTCGTACGACCAGTCATAGCGGTGACCGTGATCATGATCGACGCCGGTAATCGTACGGGTCATGTGGGAGACAACGCCCGGGATGACCGCACCGGTGGGGTTCACGATTTCCATCAGCATGCCCTTGACCGGGAAGGGATTGACCCCGTGCTGCTTCTCAAAGGCGGCCGTCGTGAGACCGTCGAAGTCCCACTGTCCGCCGTTCCAACCGCCCTTATGGGCAAAGTGTACTTTCATCGTCTTCTCCCCAGTTTCTTAGCACGTTTCTTACGAGCCGCCCGGCGGTCCTTATTGGCGCCGTACAGACGGGTTTTCCACGGAGTGGGATTTGGTGTAAGCTCGGCTTCCGCCTGCACGCTCTCAGGATTACAGACCAGGGTAGGCAGAGAGAGCAGAACCGCCCCGAGTACCAACTTAGTTCTTGGACTCATAGTTTGAACTTCGCCTTTTTCTTCGCGTCGATATCCCACATGATGATTTCGACGACGACGGGTGCTTCTGTCACACCGCGAGTTTTAAGGGTCACGCCAACGTAGTAGTCGTCCCGGAGATTCTCTCTATGGGCTAAAGCTTGGAGGAACATCTGTCGGGTCGCCGCGATGGTTTTGGGTTCGGCGTGCATACGTGCAAATGTCTCTGCATGGACATCGTGCGAGGTTTTCATTAAAGAAGTGATCTGCATAGCATCTATGCGGAGCGCCCGGAAGACTGAATAGCCTACCAGGTCGCTCCCAGCTTGCTCAGCGATCGCCTTGTGTATTTTCAAGAACAGTCGTTGAGAGGCTGACATTATGAGGAGATCGCCTTAATTGTAGTGAGGCCGCCGCCGAAGAGCTCGAGGGCATAGATGTGGTTCTGGTTAGGAGCCGCAGTCTCCAAGTGCTCTTCGTAGGCCTTACTGTCACCATTGAAGAAGATCGTCGTAGAGGCACGAGCGTACTGAGGACCATCCGGGCCCATGTTACCGACGAACTCACGGGTACGACGAATGAGCTCTGAACGCACCATGAAGGCTTCGTACGGCGTAGATGCCAAGTTGTGAACTACCGAAGCCACGAGCTGGCGGTGGAAAATCTCTTGCTTGGTCATAGTTAACCTATTAAGAAGAAGTTGTTGATTTCCTCAACCAGAATAGGCTGAGACTCGGTGTAACGAAGAGAATCCTGACGCATCCCCTCGAAGGTTTCTTCGGTCAGGCGTGGGGCTTCAAACGGAAGAAGATCCATCGGGTTGCCGAAATCCTGTCCATTTGCTGCTTTTGAGAAAACATCCAGTACTCCAGCAGGGACATTATACTGGCCCAGAATTTGGTAGGCTACGGCGGCCAACTCTTGATATTTATCGGACATACATACTCCTTGGAAGAAAAGAGGGGAGATCTACTCCCCGTTACACTTTCCTTATACCCTTACTTCACGATGATGTTTACGACTTCAGGGAGTTCCGTATAGTCACGCGGCTGGCACAGAATCGAGAGCTCGGCACTCGGTTCCTGAATCAAGGCGTCGACGGCACCGGTGAAGAGCTTCATGGAGGTCGCCGGAGATGCCGTATCGCCGAACATCGTGGCGAAAGCAATGACATACTTCATCTCACCCTCGGTCGTCTCGAGAATCTTCTCCTTGATTTGGTTGAGCGTGCGGTGATACACGAAACGGAACGCCCCGTGCTCGGTCTGCTGCTCGGTTACCATCCGCATAATGCAGAAGAGTAGGTGCTTACTGGCTTTTTCAAATGCTGTCATGCTGCAATCCTCAATGCATCCTGGAATTTCGCTGGGTCTGCCTTCGCAAGCATCGCCATGATTTCTGCCTGGGTGTTCGTCGCGTGAACTTTCTTAACGTCACCCCAGTTCCAACCGATCTCGCCGTCCGCCCCGATTGGGAAGTTCAGCCAGTCGAACACTTCCTGCGGCCAGTCGTTCATGACGTAGTAGCCAAGCTTCACGGCTTCCTCCGCCTTCGCGAGCGGCACTTCGATCTCAATGGAGTCGTATACGGTACAGATGCACTGTCCGCCCAGCTCTTTCATACGACGGTTCAGTTCCGTGAAGACCACGAGACCGAGGGTCGATGCCGGAGACTGAATCATCACGTTCTGAGCATTACGCTTAGCCGCATTGAACGCCGCAGAGCCCTGGAACATAGGCAGCGTGCCGTATTCCATTTTGCGTTGACCGAACGGGGTCACGACGAACTGGTTATCACCGGCCATAGCGTGGCAGTCGGAGATGAAGGCTTTCACTCGAGGGTAGATGTTGAAGTAGGCATCAACGATCTCCTGAGCTTCCGATACCTCGATGCCCAGGTCGCGGGCGATGGAGTTAACGGTCGCACCATAGAGCAGGCCGAAGGTCACAGACTTAGCGCCCTGACGGTAGTTCTTGTACTTCTTGTACTCCGGATGATCTTCATCCTCGATGATCGCCACGAACTCGTCGTAGTCCATGTGATAAATCATCGATGCCGTGTACGAGTGGAAGTCCTTACCGGATACGCAAGCCTCGATCATCGTCTCATCACCCGACAGGGCGGCCAGGATCTTAACCTCACAGGAGGAGAAGTCGAAGGCTAAGAAAATGTATCCAGGCTTTGAGATGTACAGCTGACGGATGTTGTAGCCGTAGTAGCCTCGTGGTAAGTTCAGCAGGTTCGGCTCGGAGGACGAGATACGGTGGGACGACGTCCCGTGCAGGTTATAGCTCGGATGCACACGGCCGTCAGACTTCACCCAGTCCTCAACGTACGTCTTGATGAAGTTACCGTGCATCGCCATGACGTCGTTACGCTTCTTGATCGCCTCAAGCCACGGCAGTTTGTGGATCTTGTTCAACGCCTTCAGGGCATCTCCGGAGGTGGAGTCGTCACCGTGCTTGGTCTGCAGCGGTGCTTCAAAGCCCTTCTCGCGATACAGGAAATCTTTCAGTACCGTCGCTGAGGAGAGGTCAATACGCTTGCCGATAGCGGTAAAGATCTGGTCTTCGGTCGCTGCCAGGTCTTCAACCATGCGTTTGTCCATCGCCCGGTTGCCTTCGATATCGTACTGCATCCCGACGATTTCCATGTCGCAAATGAACTCCAAGGCCTTGGTCTTGATGTCGATTTGCTCGGAAAAAACAGAAGGGGCAGTCGATACCGTCCGAACACCCTGTTTATGCCAGGTGTAGCGGGGTTTATCCAGAAGCTTCGGCATCAGGGATGCCATGAGCTCCAGAGTAGCAACACAGTCGAGGCCGGCGTACGCGTTCAGTGCGTCATAGTCGTACCATTCGTATGTGAAGTTACTCGGCTTTTTCATGGATCACCTTGAATTCGATACCGTTCACGACCAGATCGTCGAGGTTGACTTCATGTTGGTTCTTATCCCCGAAGGTGAACCAGTGGTTATCGGAATCTCCACCGACAGATTCCCGGTAGATTTCGAAGGCGTCGCCCACTTTAAGGGACTGAAGGTCTGACGCCCGTACCGTTGAGGGGATGGACAGGATTTCTACTTGCATGTTTTCTCCTAAAAAAGCCCCGGAGGGCTTTGTGATTACACCATCAGGTTGATGCCTGACAGGCGAACACCTTCATTGAGTGACAGAAGGAAGTCCGCGGGGGTGAACGCTAAGTTCTTTTGGGAATACATATCGATGATCGTCTTGAGATTATCACCGGCAGCCTGAGTAGGTTGCTTCTGCATCAGGACGGCCTCAGAGGCTGCCAGATCGAATTCACCCATTCCGGCTTTCTCCGGAGCAATCAGAGAACGTCGATACGTGATCATCGCTTCACTGACATCGATAATCATAGCACAGATCTCTTTGTCTTTCATGCTCGGAATCACCGAGGTACGTATAGACTTCAGAGCGTGATGAATCGAGTTCATGCGGCACAGGAGTGCTGCAATCTCATCTGCCGAAACAAGCTTATCGAAGTCGGTACGCAGCTCACGCTCGGCATCGTTCAGGCCACGGGACTGCAGGGCCATGATGCGGGAGCGGTTATACAGCATCTTCGCGTACACGATCACGGCATCATTACCCGTTTCGAGTTCCACGAGTTCGCTGTGAATGCTCTGCAGCTGGGCCAGAGTCCGTTCGATGTGACCGAGGTCCGGTTTCATCGACAGATCCAGATAGGTCATCAGACCGTTGATCTTCGACTTCTCTTCCTCGTTGAAGAAGTACAGCCGCTCTATCAGTTTGCCCAGTGCCGCATGCAATTTCCTTGGTGCGTCAGCCGGTGTCATCCGGAAGGGATCCATCTCATCCTTCGCGAGGATGTTCTTGATCATGTAGTCGTCCGGCATTGGTGTGAAGAGATTGAGCTTCAGGTCGGACAGGTAGCCCATGTTGAAGTCAACGTATTTGTTGTACTGCTCGCGATCGATCGCTTGGAGATATGGAAGCATCATAATGAAAAGTCCTTGTGTGGTTTACACCTTACTTATACCCAGGGACGCTTCGTTTAATGATTAGGGTAGCTGATGAATCTAAAAAGATAATGGGTAGTATAGTACGCAATAATGGCACTTTTGGCCATTAATGAGCAGTATATTACCCATTGGGCCGTCCTTGGCCCAGGGATACATTAGCGACGCTGAGCTTTAATCAGCTCACGCACCATGTCACAGGTGTAGTCTTCGAGCAGCACGCCGTTGCGGTAGCGAACGGACATGAGCTCTGGAATGTCGTCGATCGGGACGTCAGACACGAGGATCGTGTCCTGGCCCTTCTCTTCGTCATCGACCAGATAGATCCAACGCGGCCCGAACTTCGAGGACTTAGTTGGGTCAGTCTTCGGCTTCTTACCGATTGGGCGTACGCCGTTCTCGTCACCAATTTCACACGCCTTCATGGCATAGCGTTCGGTGTCACGGACTGCGTCTTGCAGAAGTGCACCACCCATACCGAAGCACATGTTCTCCAGAGAGAAGCCTGCGGAGACGACTGCATGACAGATACGCTCGATGCTCTCTTCGTTGATGCCATCGCCGTAGATCATGCGGACTTTCGGGTTCAGGACACGTTTACCTTTGTTGTTAACGTGACCGCCGAAGCGTTCCCACATCAACTCCAGGATAGCGACGGACTCTTCTTCCGGTACGCCGGAATCCGGACGCAGGACTAAGCGTGCCTTCATCGCCAGGACGCGGTCGAGGTTCGCCGTACCCCAGTGATCGCGTACGTTACGGTGAGAATCCGCTGAGTCAATGACCGATGCGAAGATGAAGCCGTTACCGAACTGTTCGATCATGTGGTCGTTGAACGCGATTTCCTGCTCTGGAGACAGGCCGAAGGACGTCGCCGTCGAGTGCTCGGACGCTGGGATCGTCATACCGCCCGCACCGTGCTCGTGGTGATAGTAGATACGCAGACCGTCAACACCTTCGACAGTATCGGTACCGAGCTGACCGGTCAGCAGGTGGGCCATATCGCCCAGCATCGCACCTTCATGGCCTGTCGCACCGCGTGCACCGAAGTCGTTCAGCATCAGGGACATGACCTGCTCGAGTTCTTCACCTTCGAGATCAGAGGATTCCAGCAGGTAACGACGAATCGTCTTCTGAACGGCGAGCGAGATGGCACCGACGGTCGTCATGTACCAGACGCCACGCAGCATCGCGGTCTCGAACGGAGAGACTACCCATGCGAAGTCCGGATGGGTTTCCTGGATATAGGTCATCGGAACGCCTGGCGGCACGATGCAGCCTTCCGGAAGCGCTTTGATCTCTACCGGCCAGCGGCCACCGAACTCGTTCACGATACGCTCATAGCCTGCCTTGTTGAAAGGAGCACCGTAAGCGGCGTTGAAGCGAGCCTGATCGTCGATGTGACGCTGGGTCAGCGGACGCGTCATGAACTCCTTCAGGAACGGCTGGATGTAGAACGGAATGTCGATGTGCTTGGCACCGAAGCGGGCTTCGATGTAGGAAAGCAGGTGGTTCGTCTTCAGCGGATACTGCAGGAACTGAGAGAACTTGTAACCGTCCATCCAGGTCAGCGGGTTGAAGTTCACTTCGCCGAAGATACGGTTGAGGGACGTAGGCTGACCATGGAGTTCGATCATCATCTTCGCCTGATGGCGGATATCTAAAACTTTCTGCATTAATGACATAGGATTATCCTTTAATTAAGTCGATGACCGCGAGGGCACCATTGAAAAGCACTGTACCAGTCAGCAAGACCATTCCTGCAGACTGACGCCACGTCTGTGGCTCCTGCATAGCCAGTAAGGCTAGCAGGGCGATGTAAAACCATTCGGCATGACTCATGGCTGCCTCGTCAGTTCTGGGTGGCCGAGGCGTCGGATAACGTCTTCGTAGTAGTCAACGAGGGCGTTGGCTTGGCGGACACGGTCGTCGGCGTCACGGGCAAGGTTGGTAAGATCCGCTGCAGTCTGTCCAGGAAGTCTGCATTGTGTTTCTGCAACAGACTTGACGGTGGGGGCGGCGGTACCGGACACGGCGGGGGTGGTAGGTACTTTTGGGACATACATCCCGACAGAACCACTGAGCAGAGAATTAGTGAGAGTTTGTGCACTTTGACGGCCCTCCAGGACCCCTTTTTGATAGGCCGCATCGATCTTCCAGGTGTCTGTTACCATAGCCTGTTCCGTCGAGCGAGCCGTTTGCGTCTGCGTGATCGTCGCCCCGGCGTTCGTGAGCTGATCCTTCGTGCCTTTATTCGACACGCCGAACTCATAGACTCCGTACGTATAGGCGGCAAACACACAGATCGCGATTAAGTACTTAGCAATCGGATTCATCTTCACCTCTGAGCTCCCGGACGTAATCCCGGGTGGCAACCTGAATGATTTGGCCGTACTGATCATCCCCGCCGTAGAGCTTCCCGCAGGTCAAGCCACGAGAGTGGCCCTGAGAATAACCTTCACGGAAAGCCTCTGCGATATGCTCCTCGAGCGTCTTCGCCGGCAGGACAGGTTCAAGCGTAATGTCTTTTTGAGAGGCTACTACGTAGAGTCCCTCCCGATTACGGATGATGTACCCGTTAAGCTCCCAGAAGGCCATCTCTCCGGACAGTTTCGTATGACCCATGACCGTCACTTCCTCACCGACGTAAATGTAAGGAAGTGTCAGACGAGGATTTCCGATGTTCCGGGCCGCCCGGGCGACCGTACCGACAGGGATGAGATCAGTCATTCTGTGACTCCGCGAAGGCCCGCAGCGAAGCGTACTGGAATTCGATCGGAATGATCTTGTCCAGCTTCTTCCACTCGATGTCCAGCTTCTCTTTGTACCCGTGGAGCTTCTGCTCCAGCGAACGCAACTGAGTGGACGACGCCGAAGACTGAATCCCGAAGAGCACGTTCGCGACGAGATCTGCACGGCTATCGACACGGCGATACTCCATGAACTTCCGGATGATGAACTCCAGCTGGGCCGGATCCATCTGTGACAGCTTAGGTGTGTCTTTAAGCACGTTCACGACGCTCTGGAACCACTCGGGAACGGAGCGATAGTTCACGCCACTGCCGACGGAGATCATGTACTTAGCGAGTTCAGAGATAACCATTGAGGAAGCCTCAAATTTACGAAGTAAGTGGGAACGAACGAGTACGCACTCGCCGTCGATGAACACGTTGTAGTGATAGTTGCCATTTTCTGCAATAACACTACGGATAACGCCGCGTTCACCTGGTTGGAAAACGCGATGCAGGCCTGGAATGGTATCATGAAGCATTACGTCATCGCCCGTAGCAAAAGCCTTACCGCGGATAGCATCCTGAAGGACGGTATAGCGACCCTTACCCTCAAAGAACACGGCTGCACGCTTATCCGGATAGATCTCGACGAGTCGACCCACGGAGCCGGACTTGATGGGATTCTCCCCGTCACGCATAATCCCACGGATCATGATGACGTCTTCACCGATGTATCCGATCATATTAACCTCGTGAGAAGACCAGACGTTTGATGATTTCAGCGTGATCTTCGAAGAGCTCAGAGTCAGCCTTCAGGATCTCGGAGAACGTGAACCAGCGGACAGCTTCAGCGTCGTCATCGGCACGCACCTTCGGACGCTTCTCGAGGCCCAGGTGATCCAGGTTAAAACGAGCGGCGTGCGTGATGGTACGGCCACGCAGTGAGCGACCCGGGTTATCGAACACCTGGATAGGCTGCATGATACGCAGGAGATCGTCGTTCGGGATGGCGATACGGGTTTCCTCACGCAGCTCACGGATGACCGAATCACGAATCCACTGGTCAGCACCGAGGAAGCCACCTGGAAGTGCCCACAGACCTTTACCTGGATTGAACTTGCGGCGAATCATCAGGATAGAGGACTTGTACGTCACGACGGCATCGGTAGTCACGAAGGTCACCGGATACGGTGCCATGGACCAGGAGAACTTGTCGTCACGATAGCGTTGGGACTCATTACGCATCTCGAAGTAACGCTCAGAGCGGATGTACTCTTCAAGGAACGCATGCATGCTCGACGGTGAGTTCAACTTCAAGTGCGTCATATCCGGCATCAGTCGCATAATGCGGGTGTACTTGCTATCGACCTTGAAGTGCTGGATCAGGTTGTAGGAGTTGTCGATGTATTCCTGGATGATACTGGACAGTTCGGCACCGTCCTTCTTGTCCAGGGATTGGAGGAGTTCGTACAGACGTGGTAGGAAGGTATAGTCCTTCTGCGGCTCCAGATCGAAGAGCTCTTTACGGAAATCGGTGGCATTCAGGCCGCGGTCGTTCGGGGCATTGTAGAAAGCCCACTGCGGGAATGACTTCAGGTAGTACGAAGAGTCATCCTTCTCGTGACCTACCAGGATGATATCCTCGTCGGTGATACGCAGGCCGGTCTCAGGAAGCTGCTCTTCGCAGTGAGCCAGCACGCCATTCATCACGTTCAGCTGCCACTGTTCTTCACGGTAGTCATCCGCCAGCGGTTTCACGCCGATGAGGTGATCTGAACCTGGGAAGATGTCAGCTAAGGCCTCACGGATAACACGCTCACGGTCGGCGTAGTTAAAGGGATTGCTTGGGGAAGGTGCCTTATCAGCAGAGCCAACGAGGACTAAAAGTTGATCCGCTTTCTTCGCGGCTTCACGGAACAGATGGATGTGGCCATTGTGCAGGAATTGCATGCGGCCGATAACTACTGCTAATTTGTATTGCTTCATCGTATGGTTCTCCAAAACGAAAGTGAAGTGGGTGTCGGTCCTCCGATCACCCAGGGAAAGTTTACTCTGTTACTTCAGGTGGTGTCAACCAGGAAATGGTCACGTACCCATAATCCTTCTGATCACCAGTGTCGTCCTTCAGCGTATAGCCTGAGGCGACCAGCATTTCACGCAGGGCGGATTGAGCCGCTGGACTCTTCCCGCTCAGTTGAACCATCACGGAGTAATCACCACGCTTCGCGGCGTCGTTGATCTTACCCATGACCATCTCTTCGAGCTGAGAGAACTGGGCCGCGATGGTAGACTGCGTCTGTTGACGTGCTTGACTAGCGTCCATTACTTACTCCAGGAGATCTTCAGGCGGTTATCTTCGATGAGTTCAACCTCATAGCCGAGTGCTCTGAACCCCTCACGAATCTTCTTATCCACATCCGGATTCGGATGCATATCGGCAGTGATCCAGGTAACGGCCCGGGAAGCCGCCATCCCTACCGTCTCAAGAGCTTCCGTGATGAACGTCTTCACGACATTATCCACGTTTTGACGCACGAGAGCGGCTGCGTCAGCGGCTTGCAGTAATTTGTCTGTCATTTCTTTCTCCAAAATTTCCACCATGGGACATCAATATCACGTACGACCTTCGGCGGATGCCACGAGACACGATAACCTCTATGCTCATAGCCGCCGTCCTCAAAATCGCCGTAAGATTCGTAATACTTGGTTACCACATACCCTGAATTCTGCAGGAAAATGAGAACTTCGGTCCGAACCCCTTCTTCATACTGCATGATCTTCTGAATGACAGTACCGAAGGCGTATTCAGCGATGGCCGCTTCGATCTCCATTCTCGTTTCCCGGATGCATTTATCGACGAGCGGGGCGAGGGCGTCTGCCGCCAGATCTGCTGCCTGTCGTGCATTCGGGAAGAGAACGGTGGAACGCCACCCGATGTGAGTAGCGTCGAAGGAGCAATGGACGCGGAAGCCGAGACGACGAAGACGTTCAACGAACTCATCGGCATTCTCATCGTGATTCTCGCCAACGAAGAGCTCATGGATAGGCGGAATGGTAATTTCATTCCGATCATCGTCGAAGCTCGAATCTTTAGCGAAGATGGCCGCTAGGCGGCCCGGGTCAGCTGAACAACCCCGGACATAGTCCAGAGCCTCGAACCCCATGATCATCAGTTGGGAGGCGGTACTTTTCTCGGATGTATCCATGCTCGGACATCTCCACAAAGTCACCGACCTTGAGCGGGCCGGTGACAGGTTTAGCTCGAGGCGGCAGGAACGCCACCTCCTCATACTCGTTCTCTGGGATGAGTAACGTCTTAACTCGCAGCAGCTTCACGTGCCTTCTCCAGTCGAATCGCCATGCCATCGAGGACGAGCTCGTCACCGACGCCCAGCTGAACGCCGGCATAGAAGATTCCGTCAGGGGTCGCGAGGATCGCCGTCTGAGCCTGCTGGAACCAGTTCGGGATGCCACGTCCGGCTTCAAACTCGATGTTCACACCGCTGAGCTTAGAGACGCGTACACGCGTTACTTCGGTGCACAGGAAAACGGAGACACCGTTCTCTTCTGCCATGAAGTCGCCCACCTGGGGTTCACCGATCAATCGCATAACCGGGCCGAGTTTATCAATCGGGGTCCAGGTTTCTGGGTCTTTACTTACCATTTCAAATAACGCGTGCATAGTCTCTCCTAGTCGTAGACGGCGTGAATTTCAAAGTGTTTCTTAACCTGACGGACGTCGTTCTTGTGGATCTCGCCGTCGAGGGTGCGGTTGATGGTTATCCGCAAGTACTGATCCGTCTTCTTATGACGCAGGACGAATCGCTGTTGGTCGAGCTGGTGAAGCTTATGCCAGTTAAAGGCTTTAACAAGGAAGAATTCATCCTCTGGGAAATCTTCCGGATCGGCGAAGGCCAGAATCTCACGGAAGCGGTACATCTCCTCAGAGGAGAACTCTTTGAAGTCACTGAACGGTAAATTGTCGATCTGCTTATACAGGTCGGCGAGGTTCTGGCTGTACGCCATTGAGGCCTGCCTTCAGGTAGAGATTGAAGAAACGAGCGGGATAGAGCCGCCCACCATGGTAGAACCCATCGATCTTAACGGTTCCTGCCATCCTCCGGGCGTGGCAGACGGTCACTGGGTGACCCGCCACATCGAGAGAGACCATAATCAACAGCTTAGTCCCGTTGATTGACACGAAGAGGTGATGGACTGTCTCTTTCCGGATGAAGTTCCAGCGGAGGCACTCGGCCTCCACCGGAAGGGGGAACTTACGGTGATACCAATCGATGTACTGTTCGTACAGTCTGATCAGTCTCCGCATCCGCCACCACCGCTGTCGTAAGAACCACCAGAATCACCAGACCAGGAATGGGAGTCATGACTTGAGTGGCTCGAATGGCTCGGGGTGTAGCACGTGTCGTCACTACGAGAGTGTGAGTGACTGCGATGAGAAGAGTCATCCCAATCATTCAATACACTCTGCGTCACCAGTGCCTGAGTCAGGTAGTCTGGCTCGGAACGGTGATGCGTGACGGACGGCCCCATGGAGCGAGAGTGAGACATCGAACGGGTCGGTGTATTCATGGCACGACGCATGTCTTCCGCCTGCTGGTTACGACGGGTAGCCGGCTGAGGACGTGCTCTCTCCAGATGGTCCGTCTTAGGCAGATCGGCAACCTTAATAGGCTGAACGGTACGCATGAACGCAATAGCTTCCTCGTTCTGCTTGCGGGCCCGCTCAGCCTTCGCTGCCGTACGCTTATCGACGTACTCCTTGACACGCAGGTCCAGAGTAGCCGCCTTACGTTCGCCGAAGACGGCCGTCAGCTTATCCACGTCGTCCATATCCAGAGCACGCAGAACGTCACGGTACAGACTCGGTGACAGGTAGTGGGCATACTCGATGAGTACAGAACCTTTCGCCCAGGACTTCTTGAAGAACCAACCTTTACGAGAAATGTCGCGGGTACGGTTCTCCGATTGAGCCCAACCCCACGGTTCCAGACGGATACCCGCGAGGTTAGTCAGACGGAACAGGTCCGTCAGGTTGTAACGCAGTCCATCGAAACGGATGAACTCCTTGCCACTAATCTGAAGTTTCTTCATCTTCTTCCTCTTCATTATCACCTTTCTCGAGCTTCACGAGACGCTTCATCTCATCGGCATCGAGCGTTTCATCGAGGAGCCCTTCATAGCCGCCGAGACCGAGACCTGGGACGTGATCCCACATCGCGGCTTTCAGGCCATAGTTCCCCTGAATTCCAGAGTTCAGTGAGTGAATCATCAGCATCGTATCGAAGATACGGCCACCGGGACGATCACCTGTGGTAACAGTACAGTACAGAACGTCAAACTTTACGTTGTGACCGACTTTAGCACGCTGAGAGAGTAACACGATCCGCACGAGCTTCCAAGCCTCTTTTGGATCGAAGAACACCTGATCTCTGTGCCACAGTGGGACAACGAACGCCTGCACCTTTCCGTCCTCACGACGGTAACCGAACTGACACGTCAGGATGCGAGCATCCGGTGCCCACGGGTCGAGCCCCGTCGTCTCAAGGTCCCAGGAGATGATCTGGTTCGGCGGGAGCTTCATCAGGACGTCAACGATATCCTTCACGTGCTCAAGCTTCGATGCCACGAAGACTTGGTCGGCGACGATACGTTCGACATTCTGGCGGAGACCGCCTACCTGGATACGGCCTTCGAGAATCCAGCGGATCTTCGCGAGGTCATTCATGATGACGCCGGTGAAGTCGGCACCGTACATCTTACCGGAGGCGTTCTGGCGGAGCATATTCAGGACACGCACGTGAAGCGTGAGAACGACCGGAATCTCCGGCAGGCCTTCCGCATTCAGCATGTAGAATTCACCGCGGTTGTTGTAGTTCGAGGCCGTCAGACCGAGTGATTTGGTCACTTCCGTTGACATCGAGACGATCGCCCGTGGTTTAGTCCTTCGAATCTCCTCCCAGAGGTATGGCGTACAGCCGAGCATCTGCGTCTGCGTGATCTTCTTCTGCGTATCACCCCAGCACTTCGTTAAGTTCAGCACCTTGAAGGTGAGCTCCTTACCGAGCGTCAAGCGGGCGAGCGAGTGGATCTGATGCAGGTGCAGCTGGTTGACCTGAGAGGCCGTCTTCCACCCATCGGCACCGGCACGGTGATCCTGGATGATGATGACGTCGACGTGGTCCCCATTGATGTCCGCCATCCCCGGCTTCTTCAGGGCACACGGCATCCCACAGACTTTCTCACAGTACCGCGGCTGAATCTTGCTGAAGTCTTCTCGAGACAAGATAGCCTTTTTGACGGTAGGCGTGACCTTGGGTTGTTCGTAAAGGGTGTCCAGGTCCATGTCCTGAATCTTGACACGCTTCGGTTTGGCTTCGGTGGTCTTGGTTGAGCCCCGTAGCTTTGGCGAGTTTATAGCCATTAATTGCCTCTCTGACTTCGCGTTGAAAATGGATCGATATCCACTTGGCGTATGCCGGGATGAGCTCCAGGCGGACCCATATGATATCAAAATCGGTGTCCACTTTCACCTTCTTCGGCTTGTTCAGGAAGTAGAAGCTGCGGGACTTCAACCACCTGGCCGGCGTGTTGTAATCCGGACGGCCCGACGCCTTAAAGACGTCGTGCAGTCTGAACCAGTCACGCTCCTGCCTTATTTCGATTCCTCTGATTCGGAGCATTCTTTCTCCTGAGCCTGCACGATCTTGTATCCATAGGAGAGATCGTTCAGCGTCTGGTGAAGGTGACGCATGACGTCGTTCGGTGACTGAGGCGTGCGGTTACGGTACTGGACGAGACGTCCGTCTTCGGTCACCTTCCAGCCACGGATCTTCACGCCGACCGGGATACGCCAGCCACGAGGGAAGTCGAGACGAACCGGCTTCTCGAAGAGATTGCGAGCTCCTTCCGGCGCCGGACGACGCTCATGGAGCCCGATGTCCCCGTTAAAGTGCCAACCGACGGCGTCGCCGTGAGCGGTATGGATACGCTGGTACAGTGCCGTCTTCGCCCGGCGGGACGCATACAGCATTTCGAGAATCGCTTCCATCTCATCGCGAGAGAACGCGTTCCAACCCTTCTCGAGTTTCTCACGGATGACTTGCTCGAGACGTTGGTGTTCTTTACTCGACTGGTTCTTCATTTGGTACTCCGTTAGGGAAGTGGATATAGAGGAGACGCAGCTCACCGAGTGTCGTCTCCAAGTGGGTCATTAATTCTCTGGCAGTCAGGCGGGCGAAGTTGCTACCACACCACCATTTACCGGAGGAGTCAGTGTGCCAGTGTTCGCCGGCATGGAACTGAGTCTTCTCATTCCCGATCGCCCAGTCCTTATCGATTTGCAGGAAGTCTGGACGAGCGAAGACGGCATGTTGGTAACCCTGAGCTAACAGAACGCGGCCATCCAACAGCTCTCGCTTCTGGCCCCGGGTCAGCATGAGATCGAAACGGGTGTCCATGTATCCGACAGGGTCCGTGAACGCACGGCCGAGACGGGCCTTGACGATGCTCAGGTTACGGTCATGATCAGTACCCCATTCCCGGACCATCTTCACTTCCTGGCCGTAGAACTGGGCGTGAGGTTGTGCCTTCAGTAACTGGAAGACTTCCCGAACGTTGTTCTTCATCGGACGGTTCAGACCGGAATGATTCCTGAGGTACTCAGTCCAGGCGTGCACTTCCTTAAAGGAGAACGGACCGATGACGTCGTTGTTGATCGCATCCATGATTTGCTTCACGGAGCGGGCAGGTGAAGTCTCCACGTCGATCTGGTCGTAGGCGACCTTGAGAGTGTTGTAGCGTTCATCATTATGCTGAAGGGCATAGACGAACTGACGGATTTCGAAGGCATTGTACAGCTGGGAGTTACGATTCGTCCCCTCAGCGAGCACCTCTTCGGTAATCTCATCGATCGTTCTCGCCTGGCCGGCGGCCGCGAAGGCTAGCGTGTTCATAGCTTCGAGTACACCGACCTTCGCTTCAAGCTGCTGGGTCTTCTGGATGTAGTCAGTGCATCGACGGTTTATCGACTCAATATGTTGGGCAACCAACAGCAATTCTTCACCCGAGAAACTGTCTCCTCGGGCAACCCTCATGCGTATCTCTGCGTGAACCGTGTTCATATCCATAGCATCACCTAAATGAAAATGTCCCAGAAGGGACTCTGATTGTTACTATAGTTATACCAGCATTTACCCCGATTAGGGACCTTGCCGTATGCGGGAATCGCTGCCAGGACGCTGAGAACGGTTAGACGAAACGTTGTAACCGTACAAACCCACCTCAACACAGCCCTATAGCTCCTTAGGGTCTATATATTATTTATTTTTTTAAAAAAGACATTCGTAATATATATAGTAGGTCTACCCTTATAGATGTCTTAGGGTGACGTTTGAAAGGTTACAACGTTTGGATGGCCTGAAAGCCGCGTCACGTAAGGCTTTCTGTGTAACTTTTGGTGTAACGGAGGGGTGGAAAGCAGGTATGAAAAAGCCCACCGAAGTGGGCTCTGGGATTACTTACGTGCTGGAACAGCCTCGTAGTACTGCATTACGGTGTTGCTCGGGATGAACCCTTTAACCACCGCCTGCTTGATCGCAGCGTCCGGTGAATGAGCGTGGAAGATAGCGCTGTCAGGTTTTTTGCCATAACGACCCTTCTTAGCCACACCATCTTTGCCTTTCGGCATTACTGGACGAACTTCATACTGCATTCCTGAGGACTTTTTCATTGCTCGATACCTAAGTAGTGGAAGATGTTGCTACTATAACGATATCGAGCAAGGGTGTCAAGCGTTAGATGTCAATTTCTTTATGATGTATTGCGTTCTCGGCAACTCTCTTCGCTCGAGCAAGGAGACCGGAAATCCCGCCGCTCTGAATCTGTCTTTCAGTCCTTGCTCTCGAGACCAGGCCTGGTACCCCGACAACTCGGACACCGGTTCGGTCCAGGTCGGATTGGAGCACAGATCTCTTGTACGGAGTGAAGTCTGAACCCAGCTTTCCGTCTTCAAGGAGACTATCGTCGAGGATAATCGTATCGCGGTTGCCACTAGCCAACCTTTTACGGAGCGAATAGAAAATGTGTTCATTAGGATCTCCTAACTTGACCTGGGCGCCGTGAGGCTGGACCTGGCCGTTGCTGATGATATAGATATCGCGTGAGTTGTTGTTATCCGGGGCTCGGACTGCGATATTATCACCTTTTGTCAGGAGCCTTGCAACTACTCTCTCGGCATAGGGCCCGAGATTACTCATTTGGTGCCGAAGGTTCCCGTCCGGACGATAACCGGCTTCATCCGCTACGACACCCTGTCCAGCCAGCATGCGGCGAACGGTCTCGAGGCGGGTACGGGTATGGTTACGCTCCCAGACGGCCTGGGCCGCTTGGTCAACGTCTAAATTGTCGATGTCTGTCCAGTTCATGGTTTCCTCGCTAAAAGAGAACGGGTGTTCTCTTAGTTTAGGCTTACGGCTTAGGATGCCAGCAGATCCGGAGCGTGCGGTAATTAGCACCGTTGTTGATCTCAGAGGATGAGCTGCTGAAGGTGGCTACATTGTAGCCCTTCTTCTCGAATTCCGGGATGATGATGTAATCGTAGATATCGTCCATGTCATCCTGGATACGGTAGTCGAGCTTCATAGCCCCTTCTTCTGCGGCCTTACGGATACACATAGAGATCATCGTCATGATCTCAGCGGCGACCGTTTTGTTCAATTCACGGGCTTCGGTGATATTCATAGTACTTCCTTTAAAAGAGAGCCGAAGCTCTCAATAGTTACGATGCCAACGTTGGGTAGGCGTACGGATACCTGCAATTTCATGAGCATCACGCTGAACCGGCTCATCGTCTTCTTCACGAATCCGGACAGTCACACGACGAGTCTCACCTTGGTAATCATGATCACCAGGCTTCGGTGCACCTAAGTTGACTTTCCACTTCGGGTCATTTGGATCAAACATAGCAATTCTCCTCTTTCTCGATACTTTACTTATACCCGAAATAAGCTAAAAAACGGGGTCCAAGGAAGTGAGGCCCCGTGAACCGATCAACGGTTCGAAAGTACTGCTATCTGCGAATTGTAGTCGAGAGTGCCAGTTGCTACGAAGGCACAGGATACGAAGAGTGCTAACAGAATTGCTTTTCCACGTGACATAAGATATTCCCCATTAGGTTTACACTTCTCTTATACCACGTGGATCAGCCGTTATTTAACGCGGATGGCGAGGCTGCCAGTAGACGTAGATGACTCTGTGAGACTCATCCTGGAAGCCGGCATTGAACCCCTGCATCTGCAGCGCTAAGAGTGCACCGGTGCGTTCAGTCTGGGGGAAATCGGTCACCAAGTATTTACCGCTGTGGGCGCCGGATCGGGCGTCAATCAGCATCTGCTCAGTGACGTACTTATAGGCTTCACCGCCGGCAGCGGCATTAGCGACGATCGTTTCTTCACGGATTAAGGTTAGTAAGGACATGGGTCACCAATGGATAGTAGATTTGTGGGAATAGGGATCGAACTCGGATACCGTAAAGCCTTCACTCTTAAGCATGCCGACGAGCAGGATACGCTCACGGTTATTGGCCGGCAGTTTAACTTCTAAGCTTAGGCGGCCTTCTCGGGACGCGATATCGATGTCCTCTAAGATCATTCCAAGAGCGGAGCTGTCTGAGCATGCCTTTTTAGCCTGTGCCCGCATCTCCTGTGCTTTGTTCAAGGCTCTTCCTCCGGATTATCTCGAGACGCATGTCGAGATTCCATTTTGTTAATCGATCGGAAAGGACGTTGAGAAGGATACAGCGCTCCTCGACGTCCGTCGTTTTGTCCAGTTCTGCAAGGACTTCCTCACAGAACTGTGCGGCCTGTTCGACCTTATTCATAAATACGCTCAACGATACCCCTCGCAAACTGTGGTTTACCGGAGTCGAGCCAACCCTGGAAGCGCGTCGTCAGTGGGAACCCGACGAGTTTCTCTGGGTGCTTCATGATGTCATCCTTCATCCAGTCCGTCGCCTTCAGGGTGACTTCAAACTCGACACCTTCATGGTGACAGACGGCCAGAGCATACCCTTCACGATCCGGGATGATCTTGTCCACGATGAATTCCATCTCGAGGAAATCCTTCCACTTGATGAGATCGTAGGACCGCTTATCCTGGAACAGGTACGGTGACCCGAGCAGACGGATCATGACGCCTTCATAACCACCGGCGATGAACCGATCCATATACTCACGGACACGATCTGAGGCGATCTTGAAGTGCGGTACGACGAAGATGCCATTCGCACGGGCTTCCTCGTTATCGTACATGTCTACGAGCATCTCCTTACGTTCTTCCACCGGAATGCGAGGAATCGGTAAGTCGAAGAGGTGATACTGCAGACGCGGCGTCAGGACTTCATGAGGCTTGTTCACCAGACCGTTCAGCGTACGCAGAGAGACACCATGGATGTACATTTCGCCATCCACCGGACCTCGTCCACGCATGTAGTCGTGGATACGCTGCGGAATCGCCCGGAAGGATTTACCCCCACGCGAGAGGAACGCCGTCTCCTTCCACTTCGCACGGATCCCGTCAAGCTTCGGATCCACGATGACAACGTCCGGAAGATTAACCCCGATCCGACGCTTAGCCAGATCGTGATAGTCGACGGCCAGCATCACGCCACGCGTCGCGTCCTGAACGCCATCCGCAGAGTAGCCCTTACGGACCTTCTCGTTCCACTGAGACTGAGCCTCAGCGGCGGCCTGAGTCAGAGGTGTCGTTTCGTTCTTCCGACCCAGGTTCTTCCCTTCACGGATGATGATCGAGTGCTCCTGCATCTTTCCGCCCTGACGACCGTACTCAGTGCCGACCTCTGCAGTCCCATCCACTTTGCCGCGATACCAAACTTTCCACTCCTGAGTGATACCCTTCGCGTCCGTCTTCAGTAGCGTCGAGAGGTATTGCTTCATACTCGACCTCCGAGTTTCACACACGTAATGCATGTAGCTATGCCCAGGGCCATCCCTGCGAATCCACCCAGCATTCGGCCAGGCAATCCTACTAAGCAAAAGGTGGCTAAGAGCAATGCCGCAGTTAATGCCCATAGGCCAACGATTAATTTCATAAAATCTCCTCCGATACTTTACTTATACCAGAAACTGGTCTACTATCTACCCGTAATTTCCTTCTAAGCCCTCATTGACCCCGGATGGATTACCTCCTTGCCACCGGGGTCCTTTTTAGATATCCGCCACGTAAAACACTAACGTCCCCAGAAACCCGATCGCCGCAATCGACGACCAGATCTCTTTTGCCCACGCAGACTCAATGTTCAGGGACATCATCATCGCAACCCAAGCGCCGAGCATGAAGGCATACTTAGTGCTTTTCCAGCGAAGACTGCGTTCCTGTTTGATCTTTGACACGTTTGTATCCCCAATAGTAGAACCATGCAGTGAACCCGAAGATGACCACTGAGATGCCGTTTAAGACTAACCCGGTAATTGGATAGTGGTACCAACGGGCGAAATCGCTGGCGAAGGAGAGTAGTACTGCCCAGAACCATAGGCATGCTGCAATTGCGTTTCTCATCGGATTATTTTCCAAAAGTAAACTGAAGCCCAAATGCTGCAAACGGCTATGAAACTACCTTCGTCTCCATAGTAATACTGGCCTGCAGCACCTAGGATGATTGACAAAATGATCGCTACTGCAATCATACCGCCACCGGTGCCTTAATGAACGGACCTGACTTGTAATCCAGGATGGAGATGTCGTCCTCCTGGAACTCATCGATGTCCATCCGGTCTGCCAGGAGCAGGGTCGGTAGAGCGTACGTAGGAGCCCGTAGGAGCCCCTCTGCGAGGTCCAAATGGTTCTGGTATAGGTGAGTGTCACCTGTGACGTGGATGAGCTCCAGGGCCGTGTGGTTCGTCACAGCGGCTACCATGTGAGTGAGCAGAGCGTAGGACGCGATGTTGAACGGTACGCCCAGGAAGACGTCTGCAGAACGCTGATACAGCAGGCACGTCAGGAAGCGTTTACCATCTACCTCTTCCGAGAAGAACTGGAAGAAGGAGTGGCATGGCGGCAGCGCCATGTCTGGGATATCACCCGGGTTCCACGCCGACACGATGATGCGACGGGAGTCAGGGTCGGTACGGAGCATTTCGATCGCATCCTGCAGCTGATCGATCTGACGGGTCATGACGACACGTGGCACCGGCCCACCATCCAGCATACCTTCAACTTCATAGCCACGATCTTCCAGTTCAAGGCGACGTTCACCTTCAGCATCACAGATCTTCGTGTCCGTCCAACAACGCCACTGCTTACCGTAGATCGGACCGAGATCACCGTTCTCATCGGCCCACTCATCCCAGATCTTGGCGCCGAGTGTTTTGATGTTGGTTTCCCCGCGGATGAACCACAGAAGTTCCCGCTTGACAGGACGCTCACGCGTCTCCTTCACCGTCACCATCGGGAGGACCGGACGGTCATCCTGACGCAGCGGGTAACGGCGAAGCTCCCCGAGAATACTGCGGGTTCCCGTACCCGTTCGATCACCCTTGTTGATACCGTCGATGAGGATATCCTGGATAAGACTTTGATATTGATACATATTAACCCTTGAATTTCAGTTTGACGATCCAGATCGCATGACCGGAATCATACGCATCAGAGATCGCGTCGATGGAGTCACCCATCGGAATAGCGAAGGAACCTTCCATCAGGTCGAAGAAAGTGTTCGGATTCGTGGTGCCCGGCATAGGATAAATGTTCTCCTGCTCGAGCATTCCGTCCAGAGACATACGCTGGCGGACGGTATTGCGGGCGTGCCGAATGACCGGGACTTCCTGGGCCTTCATCACGTGGTAGAAAGCCAGCGAGTGACGCCACATGTCGAACTCATCCAGACCAACCAGGAAGTGTGGGCGAGTATTCCAATCCTGGTTCTTCAGCATGCAAAGGGCCTCAGCGGCCCACAGATCGGTATCGACGTCGTCGAACTTCTCCGGCATACGTTTAGGGATTACAGAGAGTTCCGCCATGCATAGGCCTCCTGCATCTCCAGGGATTGACGAACGCAGTCGCCCAGCGCTTCGTGCTTAACGCCCCAGTTGATCTTTTTCTTACCGAAAACGAAGCCCCGGATGGAGCGAACATCGATCTCAGCAAAGAACGGAATCGGCAGAGAGTAGTACTCGCCATTCTCATCCTTACCGTACACGTCACGGACCATGTCTTCGAGGATGCCTACGTCGAAACGTGGAGAACACGCGAAGATCGCCTCGGCGCCCTGAGCCTTAGCCTGAGCCAGCCAGTCGTAGAAGCGGCGAACGGCAGTCTCATACTCCACACGGAGCAGCTTATCGCTGAAGACGCCGGCTTTCGCTTCGGCAGATTGTTCAGACCACCACTTGATAGTGCTCGGAGACTTTGAACGGTGAGCCTGACCTTCGGTGTACTCGAACACGATGTTGATGTTCGGAGCGATCACCTTGTCATCCGCGTCGACGAGCTGCTGCTTACAACCTAGCGGCTCAAAAATAAGTCCCGCGAAGGACAGAACGATAGAGGATGGGATTTTGTCGAGCGTTTCAGCGTCGATCATTACAGCTTTCTTCGGGATGTACGGGTAGTATTTCATTGGCTCCTCAAAGGGCCCCGCAGGGCCCGGTTAGTTAAAGGTCTTCGTTGGATACTTGGGCAATCTGCTTAACGATATCAGGTGCAGAGTTGATGTCGAAGGCGAGAACCTTACGAACGTGGTTCGCCTTGCCCATACGGTGTGTCGTTTCACGGAGGAAGTACTTCTCGTCCGTGACGGCAGTACGAATGGTCGACTTCGCGTGGCCGAGATGGGTCATATCCCGGAAGATAGATTCCATCACGCCTGGCCACCAGAGATACAGGTGTGTCCCGTCAGTCGACACGTGCTCGGTCGTAATCGTCTCACGACGGTCAACCTGACAGGTGGCGATCTTGTTCCAGAGTTCGTTCACGATGTCGACTTCTTCCTGCATCGCCACGTCCTGGGAAATCTGGTTCATCATCCAAGGGAGATACTCTTCGCCCGGGAAGTAGGTCGTCATGAAACGCATCGCGAACCATCCGAGAACCTTCCAGATTTCCTTCGTACGGGAACCGACATCAGAACCCTTAGGCAGATTGGCGTTGATGACCGCCTTCATCTCTTCCCAGTTGGCTTCCAGCTCGGCACGGTCGGTACGGGTGGATTCGAGAACCCAGTGGTAGCCGAAACGTGGGAAGTACTCGACTTCCTCAGAGAGCCAGTTATAGGCACGCTGGGAGGCGTCGGTGGACTTCATCGAGGACGTCTTCAGAGATGCACAGCGAGACTGCATTGCCGCATCCGCAAAGGAATCCTGGCCGCCGAAGCCGATGTTGCCACGGACCTTCTGAACCTTAACGACGCCCTGACGTGGAGTACCGAGGGTACGCGGTGCACGGTTGAACATGCCACGCCACATCGGGTAGTGTTCACGGGTCTTGAAGTCAGCACGCAGCTCATCGACGATGATAGGAAGAGACGAGTAGTACTCAACCTTACGCTGGAAACCGACGGTCGACTTCTCGAGGGCGGAGACGGTCATGTAACCCTTGTTGTGTTCGTACATATCGAACGTCGCCAAGAGCCACTGGAGAATCGTCGTCTTGCCTTTACCGTGACGGCCCCAGAGTTGGAGCATCGGGAAGAAGTTCTGGGACTGGAAAATCACGTTCGAGAACGCGTTCGCCTGAGCCCATGCCATGAGCGTACATGCTTCCGGAATACCCACGATCTTGGCCAGTCTCTCCAACACCGCACCCTGATATTCCATGAACTCATCGTGGTTCTTAATGTCATCCATCAGCATCGGGATGTTGATCGCATCGTCCGAGTTGATACCGTCATTCAGAATGTCCGAGGAGATGGACTGCGGCATGATACCTTGGTTCGGCTGAATCCAGAAGATACCGCGAGAATCCGGACGATACTCTGCACCGGTCGCGTTATTGATCATGATGTTACGGAAGATCCACATGTTTACTTCGCTGACATAGCCGCAGTATTCCGGGATGATAACCGTACGCTCACGCTGGGTCGCCGCGATGAAGAGCCAGAGGTTGTTCAGGTCGGTGTCGGAACCTTGGAAGATACCGTCACACGCACGAGAGCAGAACTCACGGAACTGACGCAGAGAGGAGCGAGCGGCAGAGTTCAGATAGACCGGACCGGAGCGATACCCATCGTTACGGATGAATTCAATCTCACGGATACGCTCTCCACGGTGCAGATAGATGATACGCATCTTCAGCGTGAAGTTCGTCAGCTGCGTCAGTGTTTCCTTCGTATCCCCATTAGCGGACGTGAAGGATTTGAACCCGAAGTAGCATCCGTCTTTCTCGATAACTTCGCCCGAACCAGTGACCTTAAGCTCTGCATTAGTAGCTTCGTCAGGTGTTGGACGAGCAACTTCGCCGACATCAAGCAGACGCTCAATAGGATTAAGCTCATCATTACGACGTCGTTGAATGTAGAGATCAATGTCATTGTCTTGCTCTGGGACTTTATACTGGTGGATTTCGCCCTTCGCCCACGTCCACGTATTCTTCCGGTACTTATCCCCGGCTTCATCCGCATCGTAGAACGTATGGACACGTTTGTGTTTCAGTGCTTCGGCGATGAACTCGTACTGTGCCTTCGAGGGTTGACCGTTCAGACACAGGATAGCGCCTTCCCAACCCATCTCGTACAGGGAGATCATGTCGTTCTCACCTTCGACGATCGCAACGTCTTCGGCATCCTTAAGGGAATCCTGGCCCATCATGACGACGTCATTCAGCCAGAACTCTTTCTTAATCTGCCACGTCAGTTTCTCAGGCTCCTTCCCTTCCTTCGCCTTGCCGACGTGTAACGTCTTGAAGGTAAAACGAGAAGGGCGGCCATTGACGAACGCCGGATAGATGAAGGATTCACCCGGGAGCTTATCGAAATACTTCCCGTACTTGTGCACGACGAGACCAGAGGCGATCATGTCGTCATACTCGAAGCCTTTCATCGCCAGATGCTTATGCAGTTCACCGTCAGACCAACCTACACGGAAGTGCATGAGGACGTCTTCGCGGTGCCCACGGTCTTCTTTCTGATAATCCAGAGGCGTCTTACGGCCGAGGATTTCATAGAGCTTCGTCGTCAGCATGCCGTTGACGTAATACTCTAAGGCTTCCCAGTAGATCTTCTGGAGTGTGCTCACCTCGAAGGCGAGACCGAGTTTGAAGTCTGCGTTAATCTGCAGAGCGGCCTCTTTCGGTGACTCGAGGTTAAGGGTGCGGCGTACGAACTCAATGACGTCTGCCGGTGACTCTTCATGCACACACGCTGAGGAGAAACACTTAGCGAAACCCGCCGAAGGATTTTTCTCATCAAAAACAATGTGGAAAGAACCGGACCCGCCGTGCCAAGGGCACTCATCGTCGTCCGGAATGAAGTCACCCGCACTGCGCTCCCGGAGAGCGATCTCCGGGCAATACTTTTCATACGCGTCAATGATACTTACGCGGTCTTTGATTTCATTAAACATTCTTTAACACCCTTGTTTGCTAATGCGTCTGCAGCTTCGTTACCCGGATTGCCCGAGTGGCCCTTGACTTTATGGATACTGATTCGAGAAGCCAGTTTATCATAAAGCGGGATTAATTGCTGCCACAGTTCGCGGTTTTTCTTCACGGTCTTGAAATTCGTAGCCTTCCAGCCGGGCAGCCATTCGCCTAAGCCTTTGTACACGAGGTTGGAGTCGGTATAGATGTTCGCAGTACACCCCAGACGGTCAACGACCTGGAGGGCGACCAGCATGGCCAGCATCTCCTGGATGTTGTTAGTCGTCATCAACTCGCCGGAACACAGACCCGGATAGTCAAATTCATGGAAGTGAACACCCCAGCCTCCTGGCCCAGGGTTGCCCTTACAGGCGCCGTCTGCGTAGAGCTCCAGGTGCTTCGGAGCGAGTGTGGCTAAATAGTTGAGCTGCTCGGTAATGTTAATCATATAACCTCGAAATGTTGTCGGGTTCTCAAAAATCTTATACCTTAAAATACCGATATGTGGATTTAGGAGATCAAAATGAGTGATTTGACTGTTATCTCCGGAGATATGTTCATCTCACCTGGCCTCGTCAAAGTTGGCGAACTTCCGGTGATGGATGCGGATATCTCCGACCTGGAGCATAAGGTAAGCCTTTTACTCCAAACTTACAACAACAAACTGTATGAACAAACGTCCTGGCCATGGGCCGGCGTAACGGTCCCGTATGCTCAGAACTTAGCGAAAGGACAGGCATGGGGCTCTAAGCCTGTCCCTGGACTGCTGAAGTACGGTGAGCCTACCGGTGCCATCACAGAGGATGACCACCTCCTAGGTGCGACGCCGGACGCCGTTCGACAGGTTGCCACCTACTTCGTCGGTGCCCTACCGGCACAGCGGACCATCCAGGGGAAAGACCTGCGTGCGGACATCTGGATTAACGGAGCGGAAGTGGGCTCATTGACCGGCGAACAGATCCTCGCCCTCGCAGATGCCCATCGCCTGCCGAAGGAACTGCCCGGAACGGACTACGCCTACGTACAGACGACAGTGACTTCCGCTAACGGTGCCGGCGGACGAACTAAACCAATCGGACGCATTACTGCTCTGACCCAGACGTCGATGACGGCTGAGTATAAACAGTTCAAGGTCCTCGTGGATGGAGTGTGGAAACTACAATGAAAACTCTCGTAGACTTAGGCGGGATGAAGAATCCTCGCCCGTTAGCCCTGAAGGCGGACATCGGCGATTACTACACCCGACTGGATGCAATCCAGGTTGCGATCAACGGCGTCGAAGCCGGTATCCCGCTGCTCTCAGATAAGGGTGGGCATATCAAGTGGGGTAACATCGTCGGGAAGCCTGCGGCTTCACTGACTGTCGCTGGTGTCGTCACGCTGTCGAATACGCCGTCAACGGACAAGACTAAGGGTGCGACGCTCGCATCGCTTCGTACGGCTAACTCCGACGGATGGGGCTTCGTGCCTCAGGAACGCTGCATCAACGGGATCGCCCTGAACGCCGATATCAACATGGTGGCGGACGATCTGTGGACCTTCACGAAAGCCCAGGTTGATGCTCTCGCAGCGAAAGGCGCTAAGGTGAAGGGCATCCGCTTCGGTACGCCGGTCCAGTCCGCTCTGAATGCCGTGCCTGCTGCTAACTATATCACGTCCTTCGGCGGTCCCGGCCAGCCCGTCTGGTCTCGCCCGCTGCAGTTCCAGATTCGTCAGGACGATGGTACACTGGTGTGGACTGACATCCGGAGAACAGCATGATCAATATTGTTACTGAAGGTGCCGTCGATCCGAAGTTCCTGACTGCCGATGACGTTCAGCAAATGCGTTATGACATCCCGGTTAAGGACGCGAAGATTGACGAGCTCATGGCCAAGCTGGCCAACAAGATGGGTGTCGATGAGAAGGTGCCATGGGAGAACGTGGATGACGTCGTGCAGGTCGATGCGATCGCTGGCGTCTCCGGGATTTCTAACGTGGAGTCTTTCGCCGACTCTCGCTCCCAGCAGGGTGCACCGTCTATCTGGATCATCAAGAAGCTCTTGGCCCAGACTAAGGCAAACCCTGCCTGGAAGATCAACAACAAGCCGCTGACCGGGGACATCACGTTCACGCCTGCGGACTTTAACATTTACGATGCAGCGACGATCACTGCTAAGTTCACGACGCCGGCCACTCCTGCTGTCGCTATGCGTCTTGGAACGGCCGTCGAGAAACCGATGGGCACCGATGAAATCGGGTCTGGTAACGTCCTCGTTGACGTACGCTATGACGCGACTCTTGGTTGGCTCGGAGTGTTCGCCCCGCTGCAAGCTATCCTTCAGGATGGCACCGCACAGACCGTCGCGTTCTCGTAAAATAACGGCTATTACAGGAGAAACTCATGAACCAATTAACAGTGGTCGACCGCGGCGGGGTGAAGCATCCCGAGATCGTGACGATTGATGAAGCCCAGAACCTTCTCGATCAGTACGGCATCGGCGGTCAGGCCGTAAAGGTCCCTAACGGGGTCAACCTGCAGAAATTCCTGGGTCGCTGCCCAGGTGGTTGGTATTACGATAACGCCGCACTGTCGGGCACAACCGGTGGTCCGATCAAGGACATGGTTTACTACACCGTAATCAACGGGGGTATCCCAGGTAACCGTGCTATCGTAGCATCGTCTCACGGTAACAACCTCTGGATTGCTGAAGTCTACGGTGACGTGTTCCGTGGGTGGATCACCTTCGCTCGTCCGGACGACGTTCACAACTGGATCGACACGGCAATCGAGACGCACGAAGCGTCCGTTAACCACCCTTACGCAACGGAAACCTCACAGGGCTTCGTTGAGTTAGCGACGTCAACGGAAGCGGCATCACGTACCGAGAACTCTCGTGTCCTGACGTCGGCCCGTGCTCAGAACCTGCTGGATACTTACGGTATCGGTGCGATCTCAATCCGGATTCCGAACAACTCGAACCTGGCGTCGTACTTCAACACCAAATCGTGTGGTTTTTATCACCTGGATTCATCGACTGGCTACGGCTATACCGGTATCCCGACGGACGTTCCGTTCTCCTGGGCTGAGATCATCTGTACCGCCCATGAAGCGAACAACTACCGTGCTCTGACGCTTGTAACGGCAGAAGGCCGCATGTATACCGCTTCGGTATCCGCAGGCTCCTTCTCCGGATGGCGTAAAAAGATCGAGCTCGCTGACCTCCCGATCGCCTCAACGACCCAGCAGGGTATCGTTCAGCTGACGGACAGCACGGTCTCTACCTCCACGACGACGGCGGCGACGCCGAACTCCGTTAAAAACGCCAACGACAACGCCAACACCCGTGTACCGCAGGCCCGTACGGTGAACGGTCTGGCTCTGACCTCGAACATTAGCATCACGGCAGCACTCGTCGGTGCCTATACGACGGCTCAGGTGGACTCCCTGATCGCTACCCGTGTACCGACCACCCGTCGTGTGAACGGTCTGGCTCTGACAGGGGATATCACGATCGATGCTCACTCTGTTGGGACCTATACGTCGGCCGAGATTGATGCTAAAATTCAAGCCCAGACAATCTCTTTGCGCCTTGGGCCAGAAGTTCAGGCTAACCGTGAGGACTACGGGCATGAAACCTTCGTGTACCGTGCTCCAGCAGCCAACGTGGTGACCGGCTTCTACATCTGGTCTAAGTCGAACAACAACGACGAATTCCGCTGGATGTACTCACGACCTATCCAGGTCTTCCAGAACGGATCCTGGCAGAATATCGGACAGGTGTAATATCAGCCCTCTTCGGAGGGCTTCAACTCGGTGGAGCTCTTATGAAACGTACTATTAAAACTGAAGCAAGTATCGGAAACAACTACACTGTGAACCCTCTGCAGGCAGATGTCTTCGTGCTCCCGCTCTCAGAACCACTGACCACTATCGCTATCGCTAACTCCGATCCGGGGACGGAAGTCGATCTCTTCCTGAAGCAAACCGCACAAGGCCGTAAGGTTCAGTGGGCGACGAACATCCAGTTCGCGTTCTTCCGTAAACCGAAGCTGGCCTATGATGCAGGCTTTACCGATAAGATCAACCTCTTCACCCTGGACGGTGTGAACTGGTCTGCGACCTACGATGCGGGGTGGCTGAATGTCTAAGTTGCTACCGACTGCACAGGACGTAGTAAACCTAGCGATTGGTCATGAGCGGTTCCTTCTTCGAAACACCGGTCAGACCAACGACGCATCGTTAGATCACTACGTCTTCAACCCTCAACAGGTTCTGTCGAACAACCGTCACCTGAAGTCGATCTCCCAGATGGAAGGTCAGCCGAACGGTGACGCCACGACGGAAGGCCAGGCGCTGCAGATCCTCGGCTACATCTATATGTACCGCGGGACGAAGGAGCAGTACTGGCTTGATCGTGCGATCGCGATGTTCGATGCCTACGTGACTTACTTCTATCAGGGACAGCCGATTCCGGACGACCCTGAGAATTCCCGTTGGCTGTGTAACTGGATCATCAACGGTAAAGAACCGATGCTGGCCAACTGGCCAATCGACTTCGATTCCCCGACGCACTCAGGCTTCCTCGGTTCACCGATGACCTGGACTGCCGGTCGTACTCAGATTCCAACCGGTGCCCCGAACTGGGGTGAATACCTGGATAAGGCTACCTTCGCATTCGACGGGGCTTTAGCGTGGAACACGATCGTTGCCGACGTCCGTGCTGTGCTCCCTGACGGTTCTACCGACTGGAACACTAAAGGGACCAAGTGGGACGTTGACTGGGTTGTCGATTACCTCGGCCGTAAGGTTGACTGGGACGGTAACGTCTTAGAGCAGGTAGCGACGCTGCCGAAGGGTACCGTTCAGCTGAAAGACACGACCGTGAGCGGCGTGCACAAGCTGTGCTATGCGAACTGCCAACCGGTAGAGCATGGCGGATACCTCATCGGGCGTAACGAAGCATGGCACAACCGTCCACTTCGCGTACCGGTCACGAAGCTCGGTAACCTGGGTAACGCCGCCGACGCCGAACTGTGGTTCTGTGACGCTGCGTATCAGCTGTGGGATATCACGAAGGAACAGCGTTACTACAACGCATGGCGTGCATCCTGGAAGATGTGTCTGGACTATTCGAACATCGATGCTTACGACAAGTTCTTCCGTCAGAGCACCTATGATCAGACGCCATGGACCGACGGTATCTCTTACGACTACGGTTATCCTTCAACGCGTGTCGTAACGTATTCACGTGATGCCCAGGGCTACATCGTTGCTCACATCGACCGTGCCGCTCAGCACACGATGGAACAGCAGTCGGTTGCCTATGAGATTGATGACGCGGCAGAAATCCACATTAACGTGGGTGGTGTCGACATCAATGGTAAACCGCTGACCGTGACTGTAGCGATGGAACTGGCGGATTCGAAGACAGGGACCGAGACGACCGGCTGGAAGATCAACCTTCCGGATACACCGGCGGACGGCTCCATTGCATCGTATACGATCCCGATGACTTCGATGTCACTGGCGAATAACCCTACTGGGGACTTCATTATCGCCGATAACCGCGTGATGTCGGATTGGGGAAATGTAACACATACGTTCCGATTCGAAGACAACGTGTATGACACCCGTTCGGCTCAGACCTGTACGTCAACCGTGACGTCAGATGAAGACGGCGTGATCATTGGGTTCTGGCTGACCGATGCTGAGGAAGTGATTCCATCAGAGATCGTGTACCGTACCGACGAAACGCACGAGTGGATCATCGTGATCACCGATGCTGACAACTGGCGTTGGCACTGGACGCTGCCACCTTCACGTATCTGGGACCACATCGTTCTGGATCCGAAGGACCTGCGTCTGAACTCTTACCAGGCGGATGAGAATGGACGTCCTCGTCCTCTGAATCCGAAACTGGTTGCTGTCGGTCAGATGAACATCGAAGTCGTAGACATGCTGGGGGATGCGACTGCAGACTTCTCATGGTACTGTGTCAACGATATTCCGCCGACCTTCGCCGGTCACCATGCATGGACGAACACCTTCAACATCACTGTTAAGGGTGAAGCTGAGTTCACGATGCGTCTCGGCGACTGTGACATGATCAACCCGAACTACAACCCGTTAGCGTACACCCCGGGCGTAATCCCGTTCTCGAACAACGCAACGGAAGGGATCGTAGAGTTCGACGGATGGCGTGGTCTGCCATATCCTGGCTACCAGCACCCGTTCATCTATGTCCATGAGAAGGAAGATGTGCGTCTTAACAACATGATTAACTTCATGTATGATTCGCAGCAGGCGTACTTCAACAAGTTCGGCGTTCTGGGCCCAGGTGCAGCAGCGTACGTGTGGAACCGTTGGGATAACATCAAGTACGGTACCGCTGACACCTTCACGTTCTACCACTGGGGCGATGGCCACCCGTGGGCCGGCTACCAGCCGCGTGCGTTCGCGTCCGCTGCTCGTGCATGGCATGAGATGGTCCTGACCGGGAAAACCGTTCCGACTAAACTCATTCTGTACGTGGAAAACTGGGTAAACTGGCTGATCTCCTATGTTCAGCAGTACGACCAGTTCCCGACTGACTTCCCGAGCGAAGAGCTCCCGACGCCGGTTCCAGATGACTTCACTGGACACATGACCGGTCTGTGGCTGTGTGGTCTATCCTTCGCGGCACTCTGCGGTTCCCCGATCGCTAAGCTGGATTGGGTCATCGAGAAAGCTGCCCAGGAGCTGAACGACAACTACTACGTCGGTGATGTGGGCGTCATGAACGGTTCTTGGTCTCCAGCGATCCGTACTGGCAACGAGAACAACACGAAGAACAACAGTATGTTCTTCGGCTTCTGGTCTGGGGAAATCCTGCGTGGTCTCGGGGTTTACCTGATGTATCGCCGCGGTGTCCCGGGCGAAGAAATGGACATTTTGGAGAGAACATTGAGCAACTTAACTCAAGTCGGTTCCGGTGGTGTAATCCGCCCGGATGTGACGCTAAAAGAAGACCTGACGGCCGTCGAGAACACCGCGAACACAGCGAAGAGTACCGCTGATGATACCGCGGACCTGCTCGAGACGCGTGTACCGGAAGGTCGTACGATCAACAACAAACCGCTGAACCAGGACCTGAACTTCTCGCCTGCCGATCTGAACACGTACTCACGTACTGAGATCGACGCGAAGATTGCAGCGATCGTGGCCGGTGGGTACAACCCAGTGCGTATCAACGGATACCTTCTGGATAAAGACGTGATCCTGTCTCCGGGCGACCTCGGAACGTACACGTCCGCACAGATCGACTCACTGGTCGGTGCCCGTGTGCCGAACACCCGTACCGTCAACGGTAAGGCGCTGTCCTCTGATGTCGTCCTGACGGCGGCAGACGTGAACGCGGTAGGCCAGTCGGCGATCGACACGGCGGTCGAAGGGCTCGTCCCGAACACCCGTACGATCAACGGTAAGCCACTGACTAACAACATCGCCTTAACGGCAGATGACGTCGGCGCTCTGGGTCAGACGGCGATCGATAATGCGGTAGCAGGACTCGTTCCAAACACCCGTACGATCAACGGTAAGCCACTGACGACGAACGTAGTGCTGGGCGTTGCCGATATCGACGTGAGCTCACTGGTTCCGCGTACCTTCACGATCAACGGCACGCCAATGACCGGTACCGGCATCACTATCGCGACCGGCGGCAGCGGATACACCAAGGCCGAGATCGACCAGATGCTGACGGCATACCTGGAAGTGAACAACGTGGCAGGTATCGCGAAGGATCCTCAGATCATTGATGAAGGGAGCATTGCGGCTCGAGTCTCTGGTTCAGGTTTCTACCGTTACCAACCGGGTACCGATGAGAGCAACAACCCGACGGCGGTAAGCGACGCACCTCCGGGCTCAACTGCCGGTGACCTGATTGCAGTCGTTCACGTTGATAACACCGATCCGGAAAACCCAGTCGTGACCTCAAACGTCATGGCAATCCCGGACGATATCGACGGTCTGTACTTCCGTAAGATCGGCGGCGCTTGGATCAAATTCGTGATGTCTCCAGACCTCGCGAACTACATCCACACCAACTCTACCGGTCTGGTAGCCTCGCCTATCGTTATGGCGAACAACGTGGCTATCCGTGGGGAAGTGACTCCAGGCGGTGGTTGGAAGGACATCCTGAACATGACGCCAACCGGTGCCATGGAAGTGGGTTCCGGTTCAGCTCGCCTGTACCTGTACTCCTCTCAGGATCCGTACGTTGAAATCGGCGGCGTGGACTACAAGCTCTACACCGAGAACTTCCCACCTCCGTCAGTGGCCTCTGGTCTGCTGAAAGCGACCGTGATGACAGCTTCCGGAACCTTCACTAAGCAGGCCGGTACGAAGAAAGTCATTGCTGAGCTCGTTGGTGGTGGCGGTGCAGGCGGTAGTGCATCTGGCGTTGCAGCCGGTGTTGCAGCCGGTCAAGGCGGTGGTGCAGGGGCATATGCCCGCGTCATGATTGACATGACGAGCATCTCTACTCTGACATGCACCGTCGGTGCGGCAGGTTCAGGTGGTACTGCAGGTGGGAACACCGCGATCACCAACTACATGACGGTTCAGGGTGGTAAAGCCGGTCAGGCCGCATCTGTTGCTAACACGACGACAGCTTACACGGAAACCCCACAGAACAACAACGGTGGATTAACCGTACCGGGAACGCCTCCAACTACCATGACGACACTGGTCCGCATGGAAGGGGAGATGGGTCAACCGGGTATCATGTACGGAGCGTATGCCCGCGGTGGTCGTGGCGCCAACAGTGTCCTCGGGGCAGGTGCTCTCGGTACTTCTACCAACAGCGGTACAGGTACTAACGCCGGATCTACCTCTTACGGTGCTGGCGGTGGCGGTGCAATGGGTCAGAACGGTAACACCACTACGTTCTCAGGGGGTACCGGGACTCAAGGTGTAATCATCATTTGGGAGTACGCATAATGGAAAACTATGCAGTAATCGAAGATGGTATCGTCGTGAACGTGATTGTCTATGATGGCACTGCGGAGCTTAAGCTTCCGGAAGGTCAGACGCTTCAACCTCTAGGGGATTCAGGAGCGTGGATCGGATGGAAGTACAACTCGAAGACGGCCTTTGAGGCGCCTTCCAGCTAAAAAGAACCCCGGGAGACCGGGGTTTTTCTTTTAGAACAACTTGATGGCTGCCTGGCGGATATCTTCCAGGTCACCACAAGTGTTCCGCTTGCCAGCTCGGCAAAGAGGTTTGAAGTTGCAGTACGTGCAAGCCGTCCCCTTCACAGGGAAGAATGCTTCAGCGTCCGTCACGGTCTTCACGGCGGTCTCGATCTTCTCGTCCAGCCACTGAGGCATTAAGCGCTCGATGTGCTCACCCTTCGTATACTTACCCATGACAACCGCACCGGCTTCCATGAAGTGAATACCCGACTGAATCCCACGGACCGGACGGTGACCGAAGTGATACAGAAGGTGATAGGTCGAGAGCTGAGCCTGGTGATACTTCAGGCCATAGGCCGGAGATCCACCCCGCTTGTGGTCAATAACCACGGCGTCGCCATTGAGAAGTTGGATCGGGAGGTCAATAACACCTCGGAAGTACGCATCGTCAGCGAAGAAGTCCGTCGGCTTGTAGTCCCGCGTGATGGCGAGCTTAAGCTCCGGCTCGATGTAATCGATCGGATGGTTTTCTTCAAAGACGCCCATACGGCGACGGAAGGACTTGACGTTGTCATAGTGTTTCTCCACGAACGGCCAGCGTTCCGGAGTCACTGCCTCGATGTTCTCCTGGCGGCCAAGTTCCTCGGCTTCAGCGAACGTATGTCCTTCGAACATGAGCTCGAGAATACGATGCAGTGCAGTACCGGCGTTACGGTTCAGGACGTCGTCTGGATCTTCATCCCCAACGATCCCAAGCTTCACGCAGTACTGGAGGAAAAATTGGAGCGGGCACTTCTCCAGCGTCTTTAACTTGGAGACAGACCAAGCACCGAATCCTGTCGTCGACAGATCGGTCACTAACGGTACGCGTTCGAGTGCTGCTTCGAGTTCTTCTTGCTGTGTCATTGGATTCTCCTGGGTAGGCTTACAGTTTAGCCTTTCCAGGCCTAAAAGAAAAGGGCCCCGAAGGGCCCTCTTGCTACACCTTAAACGGTGTAGTTAGTTTCATCGGCTGAGCCGGTGAACTCATTGTCACGCTGTTCGGTCGGAACTTCCGGAGCAGCGAACTCGCCACCCGCAAACTCACCGAACTCGCTATCCATGCCGTTACCGCCGTACTGTACCAGCTTAACGATCTGGATCTTCTCCAGACGCAGGCTGATGCCAACACCGCTGGTCACCATGTGATAAGGACGCAGAGTCACTACCGCACGCACTTCGGTACCGTTACCGATCTTCAGTGCAGCGATCTGCTCTTTGCTCAGGTATTTACCGAAGGAGTCAACGACTGGAACGTTCTTCTCTTCAATACCACCGGTTTTCTTGCTCTGGAAGGTCGCTGCGGTTTTCAGCTTAACGGTAACAGTACCGTCTTCCATTTCGCAATCCAGCCAAGGCTGAGTATCAGAAGCTTTAACCTGCTTAGGCTTCTTACCCTTCTTCTTAGCTTCGTCGTCTTCGATTTCCTGATACAGAGGCAGGGCAGCCTCCAGGATGCTCTTCATCTGCTCGAAGTACGGACGCATTGCACCGGCTTCAGGACGCAGAGTTACCTTGTACTCGCCTTCCGGCTTGAACTTAGTGTCTGGCTCTGCCAGGTGGAACCATTCGCCACGAGCTGGGCCGATAATAACGCGTTGTTCAAGAGCTGCGAGTTGTTCGATAGCTGCCATTTAGATTTCCTCTGTAGTGTATTCGTGAGCTTCAATTATCGCCGAAAGCTCACCATATGTCAAGCCCCAAGTGTCCTGAATTCGTTGAGACACTCGACCTTCTCGATATTCGGCAAGGTCTAAGGCGGTCAAAAATAAGTGTGATGATTTCTCCATCATTGTTATACCCTCAGTTAAGCGATTGTGGAATCCAGCACGGAAACTTCAAGCATGCTTTCGGATTTGAATCCACCGCGTTTCTCACCGGTAGACATGATGGCGGCTCCGATCAGGTCCAGTTTGTCTTTGTCCTGAGCGGGGTTGTTAGACTGCACCACGAGGGTGACGAGTCCATTGGATTTCTTCAGTACGTCGATCTTGATCATAGTGTCCTCAATTGACTTATCGGGCTACGGCGGGTACTATACCTCGACTAACCAGGAGAACACAATGGGATTGACAAAATACTACGAGGAAATCTGCGAGCGCTACCCTATTCTGACTAAAGAACAGGAGGACGCCCACCTGCAGGTCTACTTCTCACCGACCTCATCGAAGGCGGCCAAAGCAAACGCTCGGGATGTTCTCATCTGTTCAAACCTGCGTTATGTGTTCAAGCGAGCCAAAAAGTACTCCCGTGGCAACGTCGAACAGTTCGAAGACCTCATCGCCGCTGGCAATGAAGGCCTTCTCGCTGGCCTGGACAAATTCGATCCCAAGTCCGGTGTACGCCTACTGACATACGCTGGATGGTGGGTAATGCAGCGTCAACTCAAAGAGATGTCACGCTGGCGTTTAGTGGCACTGCCGGCTCAGAAGCAACAGCTCGCGACCAAGATCAAGCGCTTCGTTGAAGAGCGAGATTCAGTGCCAACGCTGACTGAACTCCGTGAAGAGTTTCCGAATGCGTCCATCAAGGATCTGAGGGAACTGAGTAAGACCCAGTACATCACGTTCTATCTGGACAACATGAAGGACACCGACATGCCGATTGTCCACCCGATTGATCAGTTGGTGGACGAACTGGAAAATGATAGCCTGCTGAAGGCCATCGACGCATTGCCCTATCCCGATAACCAGATCGTCAAGCTCTCCTACGGCATCATCGACGGTGTCGAACAGAAGCCGGCTGAGATCGTTAAGTCACTGGCCGATCCGAAGTACAATCAGGCGTACGTTAAGCGCTCCCTGAGTAAGAGCTTGGAATTACTGCGTGATACGATGGAAGACGGCTACGGGCAGACGGTAACTTCCGGGTACGAGGCTCCATCTAACCCACTGGGGTATATCGAGAACGACCTGTCCTGGTAATGGACGTGTTTCATATCCACTGAGATGTCGTCACGAAGCTCTGTGCAAATGGCGACAGCTGCAAAGATACGGGCCACTCGGGAAGAGACGCCGAACTTACGCATAGCAAGGTTCGTTTTCTTCTCGATGTTCCTTCTCTCTGCCCCGCCCTCTGGTACGATTTCCAGCTGACACTCGCTCACGTGAATCTTCATCTTCATCTCCGTTCGGGAAATATCCCCAATTCCAAATTTTCATCAAAAGCCCCTGAAGGAGTCCATTAACCAGCGTGGTATCCACTGGCGTGTACGGTTTAAGAATCCAGGGAAGCGATTATCGAGTAGATAAGTCACTCCATGGTCCGTTTCGGATCTAACTGGTCGCCCAAGCATCTGAGCGAATATTACTAAGGTTTTCAAGTCGTACCATGCCGGACTCCTTTCCATCATCTTCGCCACCACATTATCCCCAACGTTGAGGTAAGGTACTGTCGTACAGATCTGGAAACGTGCACGGTCGTCTTTAAAGTCAGTGCCCTGTTGGCAAATCGGCGAGACGAACACCGAGTTGTCACGGGTGCGGAAGAAGCCATTCAGGGTTGCAATGAAGTCTTCCGAGGAGTGTGTCACCGCACGCCCACCTATCGCTTCGGCAATCTGTGCTGCCTTGACGTAGGATGGGGCATGGATTAATCCTTTTTCACTGTCATGCCGGTTGAGGATCCGCCTGATCCTATCGATCAGGTGACCGAAGTTGTTATCCCAATTTGCAGCACCCATATTCACCGAATTGCGTTCATAGAACACCAAACGGTTCTCCACTGGGAATGTCGAATTGACACGAAGGAAGGCTGTCTCCGCAGGATCCAGACCATTTTCGTAGCAAAAGAGATTCTTGCTGAAGATCGTGCCCGACATAAGAAGCACACGGTCGCCATGATCGAGGATCATAGACCGTGCCGGTCGGGAGACATCGAGTTGACGGAACATGAAGGACGTTCCAGTCTCTTTATTCTCAATGTCTACTGCAAACGCTCCGTAAATTGCATCCGGTAAGCCATCAATGATGTCTTCCAGTTCATTCAGGTAGTCCCTGAACTCACGGGAGAATCGACCGACGGGTTGATTCGCAGGATGGCGGAAGTAGTTTTGCCACGCTGGTATATCCCATCGACGCATCTCAGGCCTTTCTTCCAACTGTATGCCTCTGAAGAACACGGTCTTGGCGAGCGTATCACGGATGATACCTGCCATGTCGTGACATTCATCGACAACCAAACGTGAACGACGCTCGAAGCGGCCCGCGTAGGTAGTTTGGTAGATGAAGGAGTGCAAGTTACACACCACGTGATCCGCCTCAAGTGCTGTCTCCACTGCCGTTTGATACGGGCAGGGGATACCAGCGAGGCGTTCACACGTTTCCTGATAGTTACGACGGCCGTCTTCTTGCGAAGAGTTCATGCATCGGCCGTTAGAGCACAGTGCTCCTGTCAGGAAACGCGGTGAGACGTTACCTTCGAGGACTTCGTCATGGATTTGACGCACTGGTAATGCGTTATGCCAGCGACTGGGGTCGACGCAGGGGTAGGCCGAACGGCCTTTGAGTGTTACTACGTGTTCCGAGAAGTCATCAAAGTATTGGTCCTGCAGGCTCTTACGAGGAGTCAGGAGGAAAGACGAACCACCATGTCTGGCGAACGTGATTCCCATCCCTGATTTCCCCGAGCCCACAGGACTCTCCACAATCACATGTCGATGACGGGCGATGATAGGATCCATCGCCGTCAGGACTCGATCTTGTGCCTCTCTGATGGTCGGGAACGGAAAGAAATCCTTAAGCATTACCAACCTCTATTGTGTATCCACACGTTTTTCTTATACCAGTGGTTTAAGCCTTTTCGAAAAGTCGACCAGCACTGATTCACGGATGACCATCTTCGCCTGCATCGCTTCGTAGACCTGAGTTTCGGCCGCACAGTCACCCAGGAGGATGAAATAGTCGACGTCACGGGTCTGACCGATACGGTGAGAACGGTCCTGCTGCTGGAGGAAGACCTCGAGCGAGTAGTTCAGTGAGTAGAAAACGTGAGTATAGACACGGGTGGAGAATTCCGGAAGCACTTCATCGATGTTCTCGAGCTGCTCCGGGTCGCGGCCGAGTACCGTGATGCCGTAGTTCACCGCCTTAGCCTGGCAGATCATGACGGTAATCGACGGGTCGGTATTGAACTGTCGGACGATGGCACCGGTGTTCTTAGTGCCGCCGCGGACAGAAACGTGACTGATCCTCCGCTCGTCAAGGAAGCGGGTGATAAGCTCATGTTCAGCCTGGCAGTTGTACCAGAGGATAAACTTACGACCCTTGATAGGCCCATCCATGAGCTCACCCAGAGCATTCAGCTTCGGTTGCTCCTCGAAGAAGAATGTCTGGCGGGGAGAGTCCTCTTTTTCGGCACCAAACAGGATATCCAGTGGGTCAGCACTCTGTTCCTTATAGTAAAGGAAGCCGTTAGCGATCTGCTGCACCTTCGAGAGAAGGCCAAGGCCGTTATCGACCTGAACGATTTCACCGGACGGCAGAGCATAGGCGTAGTTCGAGACGAGACCAGAGTACATCGCCTTCTGAATCTCAGAGAGCTCGAAGCGAATCTCGTGGAAGTGCTTATCTGGAAGCTTCAGCCAGTCTTCCTTACGCATGACGATCGAGCAGGACTCTAGAATCTCACGAATCTCCTGCATATTCGCCTTCGACACACCGATCGTGACCGAGAAGGACTTACCGCGAGGTTTGATCTTGATGCCGTAGTGCTGATCGAACTTCCCGTAGGCCATACCGGTTAAGGCCGGCTGCAGGAATCGGATCGGAGCGAAGGCATCGAGAGCCGTGTTGTTGATGAGCGTTCCGGACATGATCACACGGTAAGGCACGACCGAGGCGAGCTTCAGGAGGTCACGGGTACGGGCCGTGTCGTGAGACTTAATGAGAGCCTCATCGAGTGCCACGAAGGAAAACGAGAAGTGCTTCGTCAGGAAATCCACACCGGTTGCGATCTGGTGAGACGCGAGGTCCTTGTTGATCGTCGCCTTGTTGTAGTTGATCACGACGATGTCCGCAGCCGCTGCGGCTGCGAGATCTTTCGCCTTCAGGATAGGGATCTTCTCGATTTCACGTTCGGCCGTGCGAAGATTAGTCCGCCCTTTCTTCCAACCGTCAGAGCCTTCTGGGCACTTCTCGAGATACTCTTCCCACTTCTTCGCCCGCTGCTTAGCGGAGACCATGAGTGCATCCCAGTTGGTGGATTCCATGACGTGAATCGTCTTGTCCGGACGGTGGGTCGCGACCTCTTCGATCCAGACGTCACGCAGCGCTACCGGGCACACGATAAGGGATTTCGTGAAGTCCATGAGAGCGATGTAGTCGAGGACGACCTTCGTTTTCCCCAGACCGGGATCGAGCAGTAAACCACCCCCGCCCCGAGTATAGAGAAATCGGAGGGCGAGCTCTTGGTGCTCGAGCGGTTTAGTGTGATACTGGAAGACGCTCGGGATGGGGAGAAGTGAGGCATCTTTCTTCAGGAGATCGACGATGTCTTTCTCCTTCGTGGTAATCGTCTTGATCTTCTTCTTCAAACGCGTGACGATGTTCTGTAAAATACTAGGGAACGCCGGGGCAAAGCGCTCACCGCGTACCTTATACAGTGCGGGGAAGGCTGTAAGGATGGTATCCTCAGCCGTCGTCTCGGGGACGAACAGAACGTTCTTCCTGTCCGGAGTAAAAGCTAGTTGCATGCTCCACCTATTAAACTATGAATATCACCTATGAGAGGACAACATGGCCACAACTCAATCGAAATTAAAGCAGGTCCGTTACTTCACGAACCTCGACCCTTACTACGTTGACGTCGATAACCGTCCACTGAAGGACATTAGCGACAACATCGTTATTCTAGCAGATCAGCTAGATATTACCAAGGGTAGCTTCAACCGTGGTTCGCTGGCGGCGGCTTCAATCGGGATTCAGTTCTCTACCGATCAAGCCTTCGTAGGCAACCTGTACTTCCCTGGCGGGCTGAACATCAACATCCTCTTCGGATACCTTGTTCAGACGATCCCGTTTGACATCGATAACCCGTACTTCCGCGTGCCAACGATGGCGGTTCACGATGAGCCGACTAACCTGGTCAACCTCGCGGCGCCGGGCACGGCAGGGAAGAGCATTAAGTATCTGGTTCAGGCATACATGGAAGAGGCGACAGCTCAGTCTATCGTCCCGGGCGTGGATTCACTGACGAAGGTAGCTCGTTTCTCTATCAAGTCGAGTGGTGAGTACACCTCAACGAACGCTGAGCCAATCATGTACCCTGACACCGGTTGCACCGCGTGCTTCAGCTTCGTGATTGCTTTCGGACAGACGTCACTGACGGCGAACGACATCACGGCGATCCACTGGATTGACCAGTCGAACATCTCCGACCTGGTAACCGGTCAGTCTAAGACCAAGCTGGAAAACGCCCGTTTCCGTAAGTACCGTGCATCCCAGACAGTACCGAAGGGTTCGAAGATCTTCAGCACCGTTGGCTTCCCGGACATTGATCTGTCCTACGGTAAAGACTCGCTGGACGTCTACGTGACCGGTGTTCACCAGACCAACTTCTCGATCGATGCGGTTCAACACCAGGTTATCCTGGGTGGCGAGCTGGATTACGACTCAGAGGTAACAGTGGTGCAGACGCGTGTCTACACCTACGGTAACATCACAGTTTAAGTAACTGATCCATGGTCGCCTCGGAGTTTTCGACTAATCGCATAACTTCGACGGCGGCCCGATCTCTCTCCGACGGAGAGCATTCCCTCAACGTCTTCAAACTCCCGACTAAAAGATTCATGTTCGCTTCCAGCGTTTTCATCGGCACACACAGGATGTTTCGATCCTTGATGTGAGCACCGGTGCGTTGATACTTCGCCCAGAGTAAACGGAAGGTGTTATCCTTCGAGTTGGGATCGCGTGCGTCCCGGATAATGCGGTCCATATCCATGATTAACCCTAATGTAAAAAAGGCCGAAGCCTTTGGTTAAAGCCTCCCCGAAGGGAGACCTCTTACTGGCCTACAGCCGGCATACGCAGAACGGTCACACGCGGTACGTCCAGAGCAGGTGTACTGATTGGAGCCTGCAGACGCAACGCGTCGTTCTCACGCTTTCTGCCGTACGCCTGAAGTGCCAGAGTTGCACCAACACCAACAGTAACGCCGACACCGACTGCTACTGCCAATTTTACGCCTTCGTCAGACTGCTTCAGTTTGCCCAGCAGACCAGTTTTAGTTTCAACGTTTTCCATGATACTTCCTTACTCGATTCGGTTTAAGGTTTAAGGGGCCTTAGCTATTGACCCCTCAGGTTTATTACTTCAGAGCCTGACGCAGTGCGTCTTGCTTGGCCGGAGATACAGACGGTACCGCTTCAACTGCCAGCAGTGGCAGATCTGCAGCTTTACGTTCCTGCATGTACTGATAGCCTTTGTAACCGCCATACGCAACGCCAGCTACGGCAGCAGTACTCACGGTTGCGATAACCACTTTCTTAGTGGTAGACGCTTGCTTCAGCCCGCCCAGCAGACCTGGTTTCACAGCTTCAACAGCCGCGTCCAGTTTTGCTTCGGTATCCAGCTTAGGCTGCATACCTTCCAGTTTGGTCATGCGACCATCCAGGCTCTGCAGATTCAGTGCAGTCTTTTCCTGGCCCTGAACGATCTCGTCATGAGAGGTCGCCATTTTCAGTTCCAGGTTCTGCATCATCTCTGCCAGCTGTTCCATAGTGATGGTGGTTTTTACGGTTTCGTTTTTAGTGTTGCTCATGGTTTTATCCTTGGATTGAATTGATTGGTTTTTCTTACTACACATAGCTTATACCGGAATCCCTTTCAGTTATTGGACTTCCGTTACAACCTTCTCTTTGCTGCGACGTTTGACTTCGAGGATAACCTCGTTGATAGCCGCGGCGGTTACTGCAACTGTTGCTACCTTCAGGGCGAAGGTGATGAATTTCGAGCCGTTCATAATCGATTCCTTATTCTGTGTACACAACTCTTATACCAGAGTGCCGTTACGTTATTGGATTTTCCGTTTTGGCTGTCAGCTGGCCAACGGCGTTAGTCAGGTTCAGGGTAACCTTCGCACTCAGTCCAGCGAAGGTCTCGAGGTCTTGCAGACGCTTCTCCATACGGTCCTGACGATAGGCCATGACGGCACAGCCTACGCCGGCGATGACTCCGACGGTCAGGGCCGCAGAGGCGATTGCTGCGGTTTCATTTTGTTTCAGTGCATTGAGTAAGCTCATTTGGTACCTCTGAATTTGCTGCGGAACATTAACATTTCTTTTTCATGGCCTTCGAGAAGATCATGATTTCTCTTAACGATATCGGAGAGGGAGATCATTTCGTCTAACATCTCATTCTGGTTCTTCTGCAGGTCAACGACCTCAGCTTCAAGTGCCTTGATGCGTTTGACCGCACGTACGAGATGGCGGATCAGCTCGAAGCACATGACGAGTACGACGAAGGTTACTAGCGGGCTCATAAAATTCTCCTGTTTGTTTACACCTTCCTTATACCCTCCTAGCTTTCCAACGTTGAATCCGCTAAAATCCGTGTAGTCTAATTAATGAGGAAAACCACATGTCAATGTTTGGATTAAACCCGACGCCGAGCGGAATGATGGACAGCTACGAAGTCGGTCAGCTGCCTAGCCCGTTCTTCACTCAGGCTAACCAGTTTGTCCCGCGAAGCTTCCACGATATCATCAAGTGGTCTCGCTACATCACGACTCAGGCGCCGACAACGACTGAGGTGATCCGTAAACTGTCATCCTACCCGATCACAGAGTTCACGATCGAGTCGAACAACGAGCAGACCGTCGAGACGTACAAGAAGATCTTCAAGAACATCCGCCTGAAAGAGCGTATGTCCGATACCGGCTTCGACTACTACACGCTGGGTAACGTTTACACGTCAATCTATTTCCCGATCGACCGTCACCTGCACTGCCCGACCTGTAAGTCATCCTTCGAGGTGAAGTCTGCGATGCGTACCAACGCGGCTGTCTTCCGTAAGTGGGTCTTCCAGGGTGAGTGCCCGTCGTGCATGAACACGGTTCAATACAAGGTCGTGGACACGAAGTCTCGTGACATCACCCGTATCAACCTGATCAAGTGGAAGCCTGAGCACGTCTCAATGAACCACAACCCGGTAACCGGTGAGTCTGAGTTCTACTACACCATCCCGGGTGACGTGAAGCGTAAGATTCAGATGGGTGACCCGCTGTTCTTAGCGACCGTGCCATGGTCTATGGTTGAAGCCGTCCGTTACGGTAAGGACTACATGTTCGATTCGTCCAACATCTACCACATGAAGTCGATCTCCATGGGTAACATGGTTGACGGTCTGGGCATTCCTCCGCTGATCTCCCACTACGGTCTGGTGTTCTACCAACAGATGCTGCGTAAGGCGAACGAAGCGGTAGCGGCAGAGCACATGGTGCCACTGCGTGTTCTCTTCCCACAGCAGAACTCATCGAACGGTGACCCTATTGCCCAGATGTCTCTGCGTGGCTTTGCGAAGAACATGAAGAAGACCATGCGTCACATGAAGAATGACCCGAACCACATCCTGATCGCTCCGACTCCAATCGGATACCAGCAGATCGGTGGCCAAGGCCGTTCACTGCTCGTGAACCAGGAGCTTCAGTACGCGGAAGAGCAACAGCTGATGTCTATGGGTGTTTCCCGTGAGCTGCTGTCCGGCACCACGAACTGGACGTCGTCAACCGTCGGTCTCCGCTTGCTCGAGAACACGATGAACAACTATGTTGGTCAGCTGCGTGAATTGATCAACTGGGTCATGGAGAAGATCGCACAGTATCTGTCGATCGAGATCACCGAAGTGGACCTCGTGCCGTTTAAACTTACGGATAACGAAGCTCTGAAAGCTGCTATGCTCGACATGTGGAAAGAGAAAGTTGTCTCTGCGTCTACTCTGCTCGAAGCGTATGGCATGGACTACGATGAAGAACTCGATAAGATGGGCGACGATCAGATCTCTATGGCTGAGAAGCAAATCGATATCGACTTCAAGCTCGAGCGTGCAATGCATGCTAAGTCGAAGGGCCTGCAGTCCGAGAAGGACTCTTCCGGCTACGAAGACTCCCGTAAAGAAGCGTACACGATCGCGAAGAAAGTTCTGGCAGCACAGACACCAGAGCAACAACGTGATATCCTGTTCAAACTTCAGCAAGATGATCCGACGATGTATCAGACCGTGATGCGTATGCTGAACGATATGCCGAACCCAGGCAGCAACGAAGAAGAACAATCAGGAGGAGCAAATGGCTCAGAATCCGCTGGAGCCCAGCAACAAGGGTAACTCAATGCCGGGGATGACCCCGGCGTTAGAAGATGTCCAGTTCGACCCCGCACTCTTTGTGTACCGTGTGGGGCACTTCACTATCGGTGCCCCGTCGGCCGAAGGTGACGACGACACACTGGCTCTGGAATCGCTGTTAACCCGCAGCAATACAGGGGAAATCATCGTGATGGACCGTAAGGATACCATCTCGAACGTAACCGGCGTTTACACCTGTGTGGTAATTTATATGGAGAGACGTTTGAATGCCTAAGTCAGCCAGTGATCTGACCCCTATCTTCTCCTCGCCTCGTGACATCAACGATGCCACCGACCGTGCGATGATGGAAGGGATCACTAAGCAATTCCCGATTGAGACGGGTAAGTACACTCTTACTGTAGTGGACCCGCACGTCGACAAGAAGGAGTTCACCACGGCCGATGAGAAGGACGCTATCCTGCAGTCTCGTTCCCTGACGTACCCTATCCGGGGTACGTTACTCCTGCACGACCGTGCAACGGGGAAACTGCTTGATCGTGTTCAGAACTTCGCCCTGGCGGACACCTTCCACGTGACCAATAAGCACACGCTGCTTTACAAGGGGAACAACTACTCCGTTGCGAACCTGATGCAGCTGCGTCCTGGCGTCTACACCCGTAAGACGAACAACGGCGAGCTCGAGACCAACATCAACACCGGTAAGGGTGCGACGTTCTCTCTCGGCCTGGACTCGAAGTCTATGGAGATTTACTTCTCCAAGATCAACGGGAACAACCTGCACATCCCTATCGCTCCGCTACTGACGAAAGGCTTCCACCTGAGCGACTCTGACGTTCAGCAGTTCGTGCCGGCTGAAATCTGGCAGGCGAACAAGAAGCTGTCCCACGGCAAGGAAGATCTGGCTCTGAGCCAGCTGTACCGTCGTTTAGTCGACCGTCGTGAACAGTCGAAGTCTGTCTCTTCGGAAGAAATGGGTGCCGCTCTGAAGCACCGTCTGGGTGAAATGACCCTGGATAAGCAGACGACTGAGATCACCCTGGGTAAATCCTTCGGTGGCATCGAGCCTGAGACTCTGCTGCGTGCGATGCGTAACATCGTGTCCGTGTACTCGAAGAAGCGCCCTGAAGATAACCGTGACTCCCTGCAGTTCAAGCGTGTTCAGAACCTGCCGGACTTCATCGGTCGTCGTTTCGAAGAGAACAAGCAGCACCAGACCGTGGGTAAAGCCTTCGACCGCATCAAGTTCAACCTGAGCAAACTGAAGGACGACGCCCCGTCTCTGCGTGAAGTGCTGCCAGCTAAGCCGTTCAACAAGATCTACACCGACTTCGTCATCGGCTCACAGCTGTCGTCGACGCCGGATGAAACCAACCCGATCGAGTCCATCGAGAACGTCGGTAAGGTGACCCTGATCGCGAAAGGTGAAGGTGGTATGTCCTCTGAACGTCAGGCGACCATGGAGTCACGTAACGTGCACCCATCGAACCTGGGGATCATCGACCCGTCACGTACGCCAGAATCCTCATCTGCAGGTCTGGACCAGCGTTTCACCATCTCTGCCCGCCGTGATAAGGAAGGCGGAATGTACGCCCGTGCGATTGACGCGAAGACTGGCAAGACGGTCTATCTGTCTGCGAACGAACTGATGACCAAGAAGATTGGTTTCCCAGACGGCCGCAAGAACGGTAAGCCGCAGGTCCAGGCTCAGGTTAACGGTGAGTTCAAATCTATTCCTCGCTCAGAGGTGGAGTACTGGATTCCGTCCGGTACCGACATGTATACGATCACGACTAACCTCGTGCCGTTCCTGAACACCAACCACCCGGGTCGTCTGACCATGGCCGGTAAGGCGATTCCTCAGGCACTGTCGCTCGTTCACCGTGAAGCCCCGCTCGTGCAGACTGTGACCGACTCCGGCCACACCTTCGTGAAGCAGATCGGCCAGATCGTATCGACGGTCGCACCGGTCACAGGCGTCGTTACCAAAGCGGATGCATCCTCCGTGCACATCAAGGGTGAAGACGGTAAAGAGCACCGTGTCGACTTCGTGAAGAACCTTCCGTTCAACATGAAGGGTTTCCATGATGACGAACCACATAACCTGCATGCAGGCGATAAAGTCGTTGCCGGTCAAGTACTGTCTGACAACAACTACACGAAGAACGGTGACTTCGCCATCGGTAAGAACCTCGAGACGGCCTACATGCCGTTCAAGGGCTTCAACCACGAAGATGGTATCGTCGTATCTCGTTCGGCGACCAAGAAGCTGACGTCTAACCACGCTTACAAGGTGGAATACAACGTGAGCAAAGAGACCGTCTCTGACCTCGGGAAGTACAAGGCTGCCTTCGGCGGTAAGTTCACGGCTGAGCAGCTGAACAAGCTGGACTCTCGTGGCTTCGCGAAGCCTGGCGTGACGCTGCACTACGGCGACCCAGTCTATGCGGTTCTCGAAGAGCGTCAGCTGACTGAAACGGACATGGTTCTGGGCCGTCTGCACAAGACCCTGGTCAACCCGTACCGTTCTGCTGCGGAGATCTGGGATCACGAAGAGCCAGGTGTGGTGACTGACTGTTCTACCGACGGTAAGAAAGTCCGCATCATGATCCGCTCCGAGCGTGCTCTGGAGACTGGGGATAAGGTGACCGGTCTGCATGGTAACAAGGGTGTCGTTTCCCTGATCCTGGAAGACGACGAGATGCCACATGCGAACGGTAAGCCGCTCGACATGGTGCTGAACCCAGCGTCCGTGACATCCCGTATCAACCTCGGCCAGGTCTTCGAAGCCGCGGCAGGGAAGATCGCTCAGAAAACCGGTACGCCGTACAAGACTAAGGTCTATGAACACGGTGATGGTAAGGCGATCGTTAAGCATCTGCAGGACGAGCTCCAACAGCACGGTCTCTCGGACACTGATAAGGTGTATGATCCGAAGACTGGCCATGTGTACGGCGAGAAGGTCATGACCGGTCCGCAGTACATCCTGAAGCTGAACAAGACGACAGATGCGAACTACTCCGCTCGTTCAGTCGGCGGCTACGACAACAACGCCCAGCCTACTAAAGGCGGTGACGATGGTGCGAAGTCAGTCGGTTACATGGAGTTCCTGGGCCTGCTCGGCTCGAACGCTCGTGCTAACCTGAAGGAAATCGGGACCGTTAAGTCTGAAGGTGGTGATCACGCTGACACTCACGACTACTGGGACAAGTTCATGCGTGGCCTGCCACTGCCGCAGCCTCGTACGACCTTCGCGACGAAGAAGTTCTTCGATTACCTGAAGGGTTCCGGGATTTCCGTCTCTGAGCGTAATGGCTCTCTGGCCGCAGGCCCGATGACCGACCGTGAAGTTCTGCTGCAGTCTTCCGGTGAAATCCAGAAGCCTGACATGATCCTGGCTCGTAACGTGGCACCGGTGAAAGGTGGTCTGTTCGACATGAACATCACCGGCGGACCGGAAGGTACCAACTGGTCCCACTACAAGCTGATGGAACCGATCGTGAACCCAGTGATGGAAGATCCGGTTAAGCACCTGCTTGGCCTGAACCAGAACGAGTTCAACCACGTGGTTTCCGGTAAGTACGGCGTGCAGAAAGTCGGAGCAGGTCACTTCAACCTGGTCGACACGCACGACAACGACAAGATCATCAAACGCATCAACACTTCCGGCGTACTCGCTAAGGAAGCGTCTGAGGCAGGCGAGACGCTCGTCGGCGGCCACGCTCTGAAGGAAATGCTGGGCAGCATCAACGTTCAGGAAGAGCTCGCTCACCTGAAAGAAGCGGTCGGTACCGAGAAGTCTGTCGCGAAGCGTGACAAGATGGTTAAGCGTATGAAGTATCTTGCAGGTCTCGACAAGCAAGGCTTCAACGATCCGTCGAAGGCGTACGTACTGAATCACATGCCGGTCATTCCTCCGGTGATGCGTCCGTACTCGATCTCCGGGTCTCGCCTGTCTTATGCTGACGTGAACGAGCTGTACAAACACCACATGCTGGTGAACGGCCGTATGAAGCGTCTGGACGAAGAAATCGGGATGGACATGCTGTCTCCAGACATGGAGGGTATGGTCGACCTGCGTCGTGACCTGTACAACGGTGCTAAAGCCATCATGGCATCCGGCGAACCGATCGACTTCCAGGCGAAGCAGAAAGGTATCAAAGGGCTGATGGAGCAGATCGAAGGTAACGAAGGGCCGAAGAACGGTTACTTCCAGAGTAAGTTGCTGTCGAAGAAACAGGACTTCTCCGGTCGTGGCACCATCTACGCGGCACCGGATGTTGGCTTCAACGAGGCGAAGATTCCGAAGGACCAGCTGTGGGAGATGTACAAGATGCACATCATCCGCGACCTGTCCCAGAAGGGTTACGACCTGGCTGACGCGAAGAAGGCTTACGAGACACGTAACGATGCAGCGATGGCGTCCTTCAACCACATGGTTGATACAGTACCCGTTCTGCTGAACCGTGCTCCGACGCTGATGCGTACCAACATCATGGCGATGAAGCCGATTCCGTCTGATGGGAAGACTATCGGTCTGAACATCCTGCACCTACCAGGCTACGCAGCGGACTACGACGGTGACGCCCTGTCGATGTACCTGCCGATGACGCCGGAAGCCGTGAAGGAAGCTCGCGAGAAGTTAATGCCGAGCAACCACCTGCACGACGCCCGCCGCGGGTTCGGTACGCCGATGTTCGCCCCAGGCCACGAAGCCATCCTCGGCTCTGTGCACCTGACCAAGCCGGACATGGAGAAGAAGGTTCACGAGTTCAAGACCGAAGCAGATGCCCTCGCGGCCCTGCATGCGGGCGAGATCGACGCGAACACTCCGATTAAGATCGGCTAAAAAGAAACCCCGGAGCGATCCGGGGTTTTTCTTACTGTGGCAGGTTCAGGAAATCCTGAAGTCTGTCGATCACTGCCTGTACCTGTTCAGGATTGGACATCATGATCAAGTCAGGTTCGTCACCATCACCTTCCTGCTCAATCATCACCGTGTCCTTATGAACTCCGACTGTGATCGTCACATCTCCTGCCATAGCAACAAGGTTGCCCTTATCATCTTCTTCGAACAGTGTTACATCCACTTTGACATCTCCTTTAAGGTTGTCGTTATCTTTTCTTGTATTTTCCCAACGTGTTGGTCGACGTAATGAGCATTGAAATCTGACCGCAGAGTTTTGAAGTACTGGTCCACATGCGAGAGCGGTATGAAGTAGATCACCATCTCTTTATCGTTCTGCCACACCAGCCTCGGGCGGAACGGAATGTGGATATATTGTAATTGGCTGGGGAGTAGGCTTTCCGCCACTCGGAGATCATAGTGGATACCCACCGAGATCTGTTCTAACTGTACTGCACACACCCACGTCTCATCGTCTTCCGTGTAGGTCGAGACTCGCATTCGCTTGCCGAGGTCCACGTCAACGATCGTCGGTATGATCATGTCCTTCTCCACCATCGTTCGGTGATAGACGACGTGCTTAACGAGCTCGCGTTTACAGAGCCCATCCCATCCGGTATCTTCCAGAAGGCCTAGCAGCGGGAGGACGTTATCGAGAGGGAAGCCCACCGAGTACGAATGCTCAGTGATCACTTCCGTAGGGAGAACTCCGTTTAGATTCACGAAGAATCTGCCATCAATGTTGGTGACAGGGATGTTTTTTCCGAAGAAATTCATAGCAAGTTCCTATACTCATTGAAGAGGTCATCGACCAGACCCTCTGGAAGCTTGCCACCGAGTTGTTGATCCACGGCGGGTAGGTCCTTGAGTCGAATGCAGGTGGTATGGAATTGACGACTTGCCCAGGTCACGAGTATGCGGTGTTCCCGCACCCGTATATCCTTCAGGGCTTTCCTCACTTCATCTCCCGAAAAGCCCATGACGTTGCGGATAGAGCCCACCGATACGTACGGACGTTTCGTATCCCTGATCAACTGCAGGCCGTGGAATGACATGACATTCTGGCCGTTCTTCCCTTCAAGCATCTTCTTCATCGGTACTCCAATAGAAAAGGCCCCTAGGGGCCTTAAACAGGTGAGAACTCGGGTTGAGCGGACCAGTAGCGGTCCAGGACTTCTACGAGTCCTCGCTTCATGACATCACCATCGGCAGGCTGCTCATAGGCTTCCGGCGGGACAGCGTTCAGTGCTGTCACCGTCTCGTCAACCGTACAGTAGTTCCCGATGGTGTAAGACCGATCCGAGTTGTTCGTGATGAGCTCCAGATTAGCCGGGACGGGTTCGCGGTATTCACGAATCCGTAGCGTCTTCCAGAGCTTCACGATATCAACGTAGATGATCTTGTTGTCTCTTAGCGTATCAACGGCGAGTCCATTGATGTACAGTGTGACTAGCATGGGCGATACCTCCGCCCTGATTTTACTCAGACTTGAGGGTCAGCCCGGAGCCTGCCCAGGTCAAAGGCTCATCACTCTGGAAGAGACCTTTACCGACCTCCGCTTTCTGATCAGGATCAAGCTCGCAGCTATGCGTGCCGACGATCCCGGGAGAGTCGAAGCGCTGAGCCGGATGAGAATCACGAATCAGTTTCCCTACCTTGGAATCCTTCGGTACTATTACGGAATTAAATGCAACTCTCTGCTCTCGGCTCGCCTCGATGATGTACGGGAGGGAGCTCAGATCGATCAGCCATGTTGCGAACGCCGTAGGATAGACTTCACGTTTAGGGCCAGCAGTCGATAGCATGAAGCGCTCCATACCGGTTATCGGCTGCTGGACACTGATGAAGGCTGGATAGCGAGGAACATCGTTCGGGATAGTCCCTCTCACGATGTTGCCGATCTTCGACTCCAGGATGTACTGTTTGCCGTTACGTTCAAAGATACCGGAATCGTACACGTGATAGTCCATCGTGATCATCGGGAGGATGTCTCTGATGAGAGCCAGTTCCTTCACGACGTAGCCAAAGAACTCCTCGATGATCAACTGACCATACTCCGGAATGGCGATACCGTAGACGAGATCCTGGATGTTGGTCGCGACATAGGAGAACGCGATGTAAGGCGTACCTTCAGGACCTTCGAGGAGATTGTGGGGCGGAACATCGAAGTCACGAGAGATCATCCTGCAAAAGTGATCCCAGTTAACATAGACCGTACGGTCTTCACCGACCAAAACTTCGATCGGGTTCGAGTAAAAGTTCAAAGCCAGTATAGATCCTGTCAGCATGATATTCTCCAAAAGTAACTGTGTTGTTTACTCTTTTCTTATACCCTAAAATAAAGGCAATGGAGGACACTATGAACGAACATTTAGACTATCTAGACAAGGGGATCAAGCTCGGGGCAACGATCGGTGGGTTCATCGCACTGCGTAGCCTCTTCAAAGGTACCCGCATGGCAGGAAAGGGCATGTACCGTCGTGCTCTGAAGTTGAGAGGTAAGAATGGAAAATAACGTACCAGTACCGGTCGCGGTAGAAACCTATCGCTCACCGGAGACGAAGGTGATGCTGAAGGCTATGACGGACCCACGTCCGCATAAGCTCGCTCTGTCATACCTTAAGGCCCGCGTCCGCCAGATTCTGCGTAAAGATCCGATGCAGAAGAAGGCACTCTGGACGCGACCGATCGATGACATCGCATACGTCGCTAAGGACGGCGTCCGCACGCTAGGGGCCGCAGGAGGCGCTGTGGCGGGTTCTAAGGTCGGAGGGCTAGTAGCCCAAGGCAACCCATACGCACGCATCGTAGGAGCGCTCCTGGGAAGCGTAGCAGGGGGTTATGCTGCAGGTCGAGCCGGGGACGCTACCATCGACGGTGGCATCCAGATGGCAGACTCCGCCGGCGTACTTCCTCAGTCGTTGACGCATGTGAACATCATGAGTGATCGCCAGTCGAAGTACTCGAACATGGGCTCTGCCCTGGGTATCGCATCTGTCGTTCCGCTCGCCGCCCGTATCATCATGAAGGGTGAAACCAACCCGCTACTCGCCGTCGGGGGAGCACTGGGTTCGGCCTACTTAATGTCACGTATTGGTAACGCTGCAGGGAATATGGCAGGTTACTACGCTGATCGTCGGGAACAGGCGTACGAGCAAGAAGCTTAAGACGTCAAGTGTTGAGGTGGGTCCAAACGTTGTAACCGTACAAACCCACCTCAACACAGCCCTATAGCTCCTTAGGGTCTATATATTATTTATTTTTTTAAAAAAGACATTCGTAATATATATAGTAGGTCTACCCTTATAGATGTCTTAGGGTGACGTTTGAAAGGTTACAACGTTTCAATCCTCTGAAAGCCGCGTCATTACTGGGTTTTCGTGTAACTTTTGATGTAACGCCGGACTAAAAAGAGGGTTACCCCTCTTAGAAAGCCTTGGCCATCAGGCCTGGCAGAAGCTGTGTGCAGAGGTTCTGACGGTCAAGCTTCGTCATATCCTCCATCGTTAACTTCGATGCCCACAGTGAGACATCGCCCATCGGGATCCACATGTCGCTGACACCCTCCGGGTCGGTCATCATCTTCGCCCGAGCTTCGATCCGACTGGAACCGAGAGCCTGGAGGGTGGTGTTCCCTGCGAGTTCCCGAGCCTGTTTCTCATAGTTGAGATTCAGGAATGACGCCAGGGACTTGAGTGCTACCCACGTAGTCCCATCAAAATGTGCGAGCTTGATAGGGTGGTCCTGAAGCTTAATCACCTTTAAGGATGTAGTGATTGATGCAGCCATGATAATTCTCCTTTACGAGGGCAAACCCCTTCGTTTCTATACAATACTTATACCAGATTTCATGCCTTGACTTTACCCGTACAGAGGTACCAGATGTCCGGCGGGCAGGCTGATCTCCATGAACAGTACCCGCAGGTCGCACCCTCGATCCAGGCGAAGTTAGGGACCTGCTCTTTGAACAGTAACCGGCGTCTTATCCGGACGCCCCAGAGGTAGGTGTCTTGGTAGAATGCCTGCATCCGGACGAACTCTGGGTCGATGTAGCCGGGGACGGGACGGTTGAATTCCCAGACACGGCAGGTGTAGCGATAGGTAATGCCTTTCATAAATGCTCCTGTTGTTTACACTATCCTTATACCCTAAAATACGTCTAGTTGATCAACGAAAAAGGTGACATGATGACTCAAATTATCACTCCCGGAGCGCTACTCATTAAGAGCAAGCTTCCTGAAGAAGTACAAAAGCACTTCGACGCGTCGAAGCTGCTAGACAAAAATGGTGTCAAGGACTTGATGTCGAACGTGATCACGCACGGTGGTGAGAAAGCCGCGGATACGATCTCTGATCTATCCCATCTCTTCTTCAACACGGCGACCGAGCACGGTTACTCAACGCCACTGTCCGACTATCACAACGATTCCGATGAACGTCAGGCACTCCTGAAGGAGTACGAGACGGCGGTGAACCACGTCAACAATCAGCATGACCTGTCTGAGCGTGAGCGTCGTGAACACTTAGCCGATCTGGCGACGCGTTACGGTGAAATCCTGACGAAGCAGAACCTTCAGTACATGCTGTCCCGTAAGTCGACGGCGGCCCTGATGGCTCAGACAGGTGCCCGCGGTAACCCACTGCAGCTCCAACAGGCGACGTCATCTCCGATTCAGTCTAAGCGAATCGACGGTACGCCAATTCCTTTAGCGATTACCCACTCCTTCGCTGAAGGTCTGACGCCGGCGGAACACCTCGCGATGTCCTACTGGGGTCGTGGTAACACGGTATCTGCCCAACTCTCGACCTCGAAGCCGGGAGACATGTTCAAATCTATCACGCCAAACCTCTACCACGAGGTCGTGACGGTACCGGACTGTCATACCCATAACGGCGTCGTCGAGCCGATGTCTGAGAAGAAGCGTATCATCTTCCACTATGAAGCCGGTACCGATCGCCTCATCGATGAGCGTTACTTCAATGACCTGAAGCAGGACGGGGTAAAGCAAGTGAAGGTCCGTACGGTCCTGACCTGCCAGGCGAAGGAAGGCGTGTGCCAGAAGTGCTACGGTCTGGATTCTCGTGGTAAGCTTCCGGAGATCGGAGAGAACGTCGGTGTGATCGCAGCCCAATCTGCGTCCGAAGTACTGACCCAGATGATCCTCGGTACCAAGCACGATGCGAAGGCCGGTAAGTCTGTCAACCCGTTCGACCAGACGTCTAACCTGCTGACGAACCAGGAGAAGTTCCCGGATAAGGCGATCATCTCTGACGTTAACGGTACCGTTTCTCACGTTGAGACGACGGCACTCGGCGACACCAAGGTACACGTATCCGGTAAGGAATTCTTCATTCCGAACTCCCAGGACGTGATCGTCGGTGAAGGCCACAAGGTGAAGATCGGTCAGCCGCTCTCTACCGGTATGGTCAACCCACGTGAACTCGTTCAGCTCCGCGGTATCGGTGCCGGACGTCGTTACATGTCGAACAAGCTGTCCGAGATCTACGGCGGTGGCATGGACCCACGTCACTTCGACCTCGTTGCGAAGAACATGATCAAGTACGTGAAAGTGAAGGACGCCGGCGACACCGGGTATCTCCCAGGCCAAGTCCTGGACGTTAATCACGTTCAGCACGAACTGGACAAGGATACAGAAGTGCTGCCACTGGAACGTGCCGCAGGTAAGAAGCTGGCCCGCCCGGTCCTCGAGCTGACTCCAGGTACTATCCTGGACCATCAGCACGTTCAGTACCTGAACAAGCACGGCATCTCAGAAGTCCACACGTCGAACTCCGGTCTGATCGTTGACCCGATCGTCCCAGGGATCAAGACGGTGAAACTGAACGACCAGAACTGGATTTCTCGCTTAGCCTTCAAACGTATCGGCCAGACCCTACGTGAAGCGGCGGCGACCGGCATGGAATCTGCTGCAACGAGTACCGATCCGATCACCCCTTATATCCTGGGCGGGGCGTTCGGTGAAGGACAGAACGGGAAATACTAATGCCTGAATACCAGCTGCGTGATCATCAGACACGAGTCTCGAAGAAAGTCAGTGGGGGCCAATCGGTCCTCGCTGCTCACTCTATGGGCTCGGGGAAGACGCTGACCAGTCTGGACGCAGCTCGTGCCGCCCTGGAGAAATCCAAGGACGGACGAGCTCTGTTCGTGGTTCCAGCGCCACTGCGTAATAACTTGGCCAAGGAGATGGACAAGCACAAGATCGATAAGGCCATCCGTGACCGTATCGACGTGGATACCTATGAGGGTGCGACGAACCGTAAGGAGAAGTATCTCAAGCAGGGATACGACTTCATGGTCATGGACGAGGCTCACCGTCTGCGTAACCCGGGGCTTCGCTCCTCCGCAGTCCGTGAGATCTCACGTTCGGCGAAGCAACGTCTGCTTCTGACGGGGACACCGGTCTATAACCAACGCTCGGACATCGCCAAGGTCATCAACACCACGGCCGGTGAGGAGATCATGCCGGAAGATGCCAAGAAGTTTGACGATGCCTTCATTGCGAAGAAGGTCGTTAAGCCTGGCATGCTGATGCGAATCCTCGGGGTGACCCCGGGTGAGAAGCTCTCTGTAAAGAACAAGGCACTCCTACGCCGTATCGGTAAGGACTACATGGACCGGTTCGATGCGATCGAAGCCATGAAGCAAGATTTCCCGGATCGTACCGACGAACTCATTCACGTCGACATGAACCAGGACCAGCTGCGTGCCTACCAGTATGCCGAGGGGACGATCCCGCTACCTCTTCGCCTTAAGATTCGTATGAACCTTCCGCTGGATAAGAAAGAGGCTCAGAACCTGAACGCGTTCTCCTCGGCAATCCGTCAGATCAGTAACACGAACGCCGGTTTCACGACGAACAAACCGTCCTCACCGAAAATTGATCGTATGGTCAGTGACTTTGAGGGCATGATGAGAGATAATCCTCATCACAAAGGGATCATCTACTCGAACTACCTGGGTTCTGGTCTCGAAGAAGCTCACCGTCAGCTGAAGGCTAAGGGTATTCCGACGGTGATGTTCACCGGCGAGACGACTGAGGCTGAACGTAAGCAAGCAGTGGAAGATTACAACTCCGGGAAAGTGAAGGCTATCCTTCTGTCATCGGCGGGTTCCGAAGGTCTCGATCTCCGAGGCACTCGTTCCTTCCAGGGTATGGAACCTCACTTCAACAACGAGAAGATCAATCAGGTAATCGGGCGTGGCATTCGCTACAAGTCGCACTCTCACCTACCGGAAGATGAACGTAAGGTCCGTGTCATGCGATATGCAGCCACGAAGCCGAAGTTCCTCGGACACTTCTCACGCGGCCAGGGGATCGATGACTATCTGAAGCACTCAGCGGATACCAAAGACTCACTGACCAGGGAATTGCTCGATGCCATGACGAATGATGGCTAAAATACGAGTGATTAGATAAAATACTGTTTATTTAACGGAGAACCGAACTATGAATTTTAGTCAGATGGCTCTGGAAAAGCTGAACGCAGCCTCTCCCGGCCTGAGCAAATATGTAATCGCATTCAAGGACATGTCCTCTGAACTGCAAGATTCAGACGGGGTTGAAGTCGGCGTCTTCATCATGCGTAACGGCGGAAGCCTGTTCTACGTCCCAGTTATCTCACGTGGCGGCGTGACGTTCCCGATCGATTCCATCTATTTGGCTGATCGTAAGGCGTTCTTCCCGTTAACCAAGAAGACTCTGGAACAGATCCAGTCCTCTCAGAACGCGAACGTGGGTATGGCAGCTCGTATCCCTCAGGGTGCGGTGAAGAACCCAGACATGAAGGACCTCGTTGTTCCTCCACGTACCGGTAAGTTCATGTATGCCTCTGATGGCCGCATGGGTGAACTGGTGGCGATGGCTCACCCAGAAATCCGTAAGGACCTGGCAGCCGTTATCGAGAAGTCGGCAGAATTGTACGACATCCTGAACGTTCCGGCCCTGACCGAGGCTCTGCTATCGAACGAACAGCTGACCTTCCAGAACATGGAAAAGGTTGCACGCGTTCTCTTCGACGGTGACGGCCTGCCGAATGAAGCTATTCAGGATATCCTCGAGAAAGGCTATCACGTTGCCGGCGAGCATGAGCATACCCGTGTCGTCGTAGAGTCTGCGGGCTCTTCGCACTTCACGACTCTGCAAGCGGGTGAACCGGGTCACGCCTATACGGCTGAAGGCATCGGCGGACTGGAAGTTCCAATCGCTGTCCTGCCGCAGTCTTCTCTGGACATCCAGGGTAAGCGTATCCTGATTCTTGGCGAAGCGGGCGTCTTCTCGTTCACCGACCCGGGCATCGTGATTCACCAGCAGGAACGTCCTTACGATGATTTCATCAAGACGCTGCATGCGGTTGAGTACTCGGCGGGCGACGCGTTCGCTCTCGTAGAGCAGGGCGGAAACGACTTCCTCGTGTTCTTCGACGGCACTGGATACTTCGTGCTCCGTGCTAACGGCGGCCCGGCGATCATGGACGGTGACACCATCACGATGAAAGGTGATCTGGTGAACGGCGGACGTGTGAATGTCGTTGTGAGCCCGGGTATGCATGGTCTGATGCACGTCCAGCAACTGGAAAATGGCACCAAGAACATCTACCTGAACTCCTCGTGCAAGGTCTACACTGGATTCTCTCCAGCGTTTGGCCAATCGTTCGAGCGTTCACTGTCCTCAGCGATGGTGCGTCACGAACACCGTACGATGATGGTTCTGCCAGAATTCCACACGATGACTTACCACAACGGTGAGTTCGCGATCGATGGTCGTCTGGTAGGCGGACGTGGTCCGGCGGCGAAGGTACTGGTGGAAACACTGAAACTGCAGCCGGGTGATTCTGAGCGACTGCTGAAGTCTGCACAGGAGAACCATAAAGTTGAGATGCACATGTCGAAGGAAGCGGCTGAAGCTTCACAGGTTACGCCGATCGTGGAATACGGTCAGAAGCTGTCACCAGAGCGTCAAATCTCCGGTAACAACCGTGAACGTAGCCTTGGCATGGAAGATCGTATCCGTTCAGCCGCTAAGACCAAGGACAAGTCCGTAATCGAAGCGTCGATCATCTCTGAACTGCTGAACGATCCGGATATGTTCGGTACCGTGAGCGAATACCTCCCGGATATTGGACAGGCGGTAGACCGTCTCGGTCGTACCCTGTTCCTGGCCCGTGTTAACTCAAACAAACTGTCCGAATCACTGGACCCAGAGGCACTGAGTAACATGTTAACGAACTTACGTAGTGCATACGCCAACCTTGGTGAATCCTACGTGAAGCTCGAGCAGATCGCAGCCAATGTCTAATCCTGTAGACTACCGTGGCAAGCTCCTGGCAAGGGGCACTGACGGGAAGGACTCGCTTGTCGACTCCCTCCTGGATGGTGCATTCCCCGAGCTAGTGGCCGCTGCCACGGCTCTCTACAAAGACCGCACCCAGAAGATGTACGTGGAGTCTAGCCTACTGGCCACGAACGATTTAGTGGTGATCTCCAGGTTCCTAGAACTGGAGGTCCCACTTCTGGAGATGTACCGGTCTCTGTACTTTGACGTGGCAAACTTTACGAAGCTGCAGCGTATGGCGTATCTGGACAACCTGAAAGATGCCGCGGAGCGTAACATGAAGTCCTGGGCGTTAACCCAGGGCGTACGCTTCCTCGAATGGCGTTTCGGTAATGACGTGAAGATCTCGCCGGTCGAAGGACTGACGTCGATCTTCGCAGACTGCTTCTATAAGAGTAAGGAAGCCTTCTTCAATGGCAACTCCTCAGAATCCTCTAAGGAAGCGGCGAAATGGACCAAGCAGAGCGTGGAAATCGCTCGTCTGCTGAAGTCCTGGGTTACCGATTCCGATGCGGCTATGGCGGATATCAACATCGCGCTGGAGCAATTCATGGGGGATGACATCAAGTTCCCTACAATCGAAGACCTGGAGAATGAATGATGGATATGTCAGTAGATTTTCTTAAGAACGTCGGAGCGGGAGTCGTTGCAGCCTTCCGCACCGGGGGTGTACCCCTGACCGACGGGATCGTTAAGGTAGCGAGCGAGAATCAGCTCAATGCCGAACAAACGGCTCGTCTCGTTGAGACTGTGAACCAACTGGCATACCTGTCCGGTCCACATACCTCGATGGACAAGACGGCAGAATTCCCGCTAGCGAGCTATGAGGATGTGATCACTGCGATCATGACTCCGCCGTCTATCGAGAAGACTGCATCCGCTCGTAAGCCGAGCCCGCTCTCTCTTTTAGCTGAGCCTATGGAGAAAGCAGCGTCTGCCCCTGAGTGGCAGCCATCCGAAGCGGAAGCACGTATCCATATGGAGCGTGAGTTCTACTCCGGACGCGATCGTCTGAAGTCCATGGACATCGAAGAGCAGAACATCGTGGAAGGCCTGTTGAAGACAGCAGCGGTCGTCGGGAAAGATCCTGAGGCGCTGAGCAAGATTGCTGCCCTGACCGGTGGTGACTCACAGAAGTACGGTGAGCTCTGCAACCTCGTGTTCGGTCACGTGAAGGAAGCCTCTGCTAGCGCTCCGCACCGTCCGGAAGACCTCCTGAATGTGCAAGCCCTGGTTAATCAGCTCGGCTTCGCTAAGCAGGCGTCTACCGACCGTAAGTCTCTCGAAGAGCGTCTGATCAAGATCGCCGAAGAGATTTGCCCGGCAGGCATGAATAAAGAAGCCTTCATCGGCTCCGTGATTCGTGCTGCGGGAACTGTGCTGCGTGGAGCCAAACCTGGTTTATCTGGCGTCGGTAAGGGCGTTAAACTAGGTGGTACAGTCGCTATGGCAGGACCTGAAGTCGCTCAGATTTCACGTTCCTCCGCTCCGAAGAATGATGTTTGGAGCAGTTTACACAACTAAGAGGTTACCATGAACAACGAAGAACTACTGAAAGGCCTGCGTGAAGGCCTGGTCGAAGGCCTGCAGAAGCAAGCCGGTGTGACCGAACTGAGCGAAGAGCAACGCCTTTTCGTCGAGCTGACGATGGAGAATTTTGAGAAGTCTGCTGCGGATCATCAGCCGAATCTGTCCTTCATGCAATCTCTCGTTAAGGAAGCACCGAAGGTTGTTGCTAACACCGCTATCCCACTGTTAGGTGGCCTAGGTGTTGCAGCAGGTCTGGGTGCCGTGCGTATGATCGCAGGCGGGATGAACAAGAGCAAGTTCGAAGCTGCTCTTCGCATGGCGATCTCCCGTAACGCCGTTCTGCAGCAAGCAGATCAGGAACGCGTGAAGTCACTGGCTGACTCTATCTATTCGACCGCTCCGAACGTTTCCACCGACCCGAACATCCTGGGTCAGGTGCTGTCGAACGCCATCCGTCAGGAAGGTAACATCGATATCCAGACTGTGAAGATGCTGGCTGAGCTAGAATCTCGTCGTAGTACTGGAACTCCCTTGACTGCACGTAACTTCTCACTGTAATATAACAGGGCCTCGAAAGGGGCCCACAGAGGAACCCATATGGATAAGCTACTCGACAGCCGTCACGAAGGCCACATTGAACTCGGTCTCGTTACGCTGCTGTTTGAAAAAACAGGCGGCCTGACCAAACAGGCAGCTGCTGCAGAGATTGACGACTTCGTTAAGGACATCAAAATCCGTGACGGGTTCTTCTATCTGCACATCAATGCTATGGGTGCCGGCGAATACTACGGCTCGAACAGAAACGGTGACTACTTCCCAGAGGCCCAGCTGGTCCGATGGCACAAGACATTCGAGACATCACCTGCCCACTTATTCCGCCACCACGTTAACAAGGACCCGGCCAAGGCCATCGGCAAGGTTATCTTCTCGTACTACAATCACCGCATGCATCGTGTTGAGCTCATCGTTGAAGCTAGCAAGACGCTCGCGGCGGACGAGTACTACAAGATCACAGAGCTAGGCCAATACCCGGCGACCTCCATGGCGTGTAATACGCCGTTTGACGTGTGCTCCATCTGTGGTAATAAAGCCCACTCACGCAATGAGTACTGTACTCACTTAACCACACAGCTCAACACCCTGTATCCCGACGGCCGCAAAGTGATGGCTCTGAACCTCGGTCCGCTGAAGTTCTTTGACATCTCGATCGTTATCCGTCCGGCGGACATCACGTCTTCCGTTCTGGAGAAGGTAGCCAACCACCAGGGAGTGATCTCTTCTGTCGAAGCCGCTTTGGCCGATGGCGTTGAGTATCAGGACCGTCCGGAAATCGTTGAAGCTGGCATTAAGAAGGAAGCCGTTGAGAAACTGGCCGACCTGATTAAGCATGTGGACGGCGACGTAGTGGGTTCAAGCGATCGGTTAGACGCAATTTTGGATAGCATCGTTGATCCGGATGACGGTATCATCGAGGTTATCCACGACTATCCGTTCGTCGAGGTTCTGAACGCCTTTGCCGAACTGGGTATGAACCCATCGATGTCCTTCTGGTCCAAATTCTTCGCGAAGAAGTATCTGGGCAAGGCTCACATGGGCGACCTGGCAATGGCGGTAGCGGATCACGTCGGTCCCGCAGGCCTCCCGATCGACCTGGAGAACATTCCAGAGATCGAAGAGAAAGACGCGAACCCAATGCTGCTTAAACTACTAGTCAGATACATCGAGGGTTCGTCCTATCGTGCTGACATGGTGGAGAAGCGTGCATCTCGGTACGTCGTTGGTACACCGGGAAATCCTTCCGGGTACACCAACTGGGAGCTTGGCAGACTGCCACCATCCAAGATGGAAATCCCTCAGGAAACGGGAGAGAGTTCGACTCTCTTAAACACCCTGCTGACTATCGCTGGGTCCGCTCTCGTCGCTAAGATGATGATTTCTGGCCTCGTGGAGCGTAAACTCAAGAAAGAAAGCACTTGGATTAAAATGCCGGTAGCTCATGCTATCGTGAAATCCGCGGGTGTAACTGTTAAACTAATGGAAGATTCCATTAAACGCCATTGCAGGAGATTAAAATGAGTTTATCATCACTGGACGATCTGATTGCTCGCATCGAAACGAAAGACGAAGCGAACCAGATGACCAAACAAGCGTCCGCTGTGGATGCGACAACTGAGCTGGAACAGGCTCTCTCAATTAACGCTGGAGAAGACAATACCATGACTAAGAGTGCACACGAACAGGCTGGACTGGCAATCGCTGATTCTATCCTGGCTAGCCTGCAAGGCCTGCAGAAGCAAGCTGAGAACAACGTGATCGCTGAAACTGCGACCATGAAGGCTCAGGACGACGCGAAGATCAAAGAAACTCCGGTAGCGGGTAAGACCGTTTCTGAAGTTGCTAAAGACCTGCTGGCCCGTGCCGGTGCTGAAGGTAAAACCCACGTTCCAGAACATCCTGCACAGGTTGTTGCTGCTGAAGGTGGTGCTCAGACCGAAGGTCGTGCTCCGATCGATTCACAGCTGGACAAGCAGGCGTCAGAAACCCTGTCAGCCCTGATCTCTGACGGCGTGCCGTTTGAAGAAGCGGTAGAGCTGGTTAAGGAAGCATCTGTAATGATGCAGGCTGACCTGGAAAAAGCTGCTGCTGTAAACGCTCTGATCGATAACGGTATCGACTTTGCGGACGCAGTTGAGCTGGTTAAGCAAGCTACCCTGCAGGAAGGTAACGAAGCGTATACCGACCTGGAAAAAGCTGCTGCTGTAAACGACCTGGTAGCCGAAGGCTATAGCCTGGACGACGCTGTTGCCGCAGTTAACGCTGCAATCGCTGGCGAGTAATCCCTGATGCCCTCTTCGGAGGGCTCTTTCCCCGAGGTGTGTATGCAAAAAGAATCATCCCTAGTGGATGCTGCTAAGTCTGCTCTCGCTTTTGCTCAATCGCAAAAAGCAAAGGCGGGTAAAGCTATTTCAAAAGCATATCGCCCAATCAAAAGCATTTCTCCTCTTGCAATCGGTGGTGGCCTCGCTGCTGGTCACGTTGCGGGTGGCTATAGCGGTTCCGCTGCAGCCCAAGTCGACATGTATCACCTTGGCCGTACCGATCAGCTGAAGAAGCAGGCGGGAGTCAGTGAATTCGTTCGCTCAGGAATCTCCGGGGCACGCGGCTTTGTTACCCGAACAGGTAACACTGCCCGTTCCTCCGCCTTAGCGAAGCGTGTAGGTGGGGCCATTAAGGCCAATCCGATCAAGTCATCGGTCGCCATCGGCACTGCCAGTGGATTAGCTGTGAGTGGTGGAATGCAGAAGTCATCCGGTTTATACAGTCGTGCTCTGGCATTTGCTCGTCTTAAGGGACGAACCAATCCATTAGCGACTAAAATCGTTGCAGGAACAACTGCTGCAGGTGTAGGTCTTGGCGTGACTCACGTCGCTGACGAACACTTGGATGGCGCCGCAGGGCGAGCTGCAGTGTATAATTACCGTAAGCAGAACGGTAGCATTTAACCAGAGAGGATCTATGAATACAGAACTGTTTCGTAACCGAGCTGGTGATCTACGCGAGATGGCAAATGGCATCCGTTCTACCTTTGATTTTTCGCTGGTGAAAGAAGCCGCGTTAAAATCACTGGCAGATAAAGGCGTGACTGAAGAGCAGCTTGGGTCCGTGCTGAATGACCTGGAAGTGCAACACACTCCAGCTCACGCGGCTCAAATGCTTGATCATGCTGCGGAATTCGAAAAGCAGGCGAATATTCTTGAGATGTCCGCCGCTGCATTCGACGAACTCAGTGCTAAACTACAAAGTAGTGAAGACAAAGTTGCTGAGCTCGAGAAAGCCGCTTCCGTCAGCCCGACGATTGACGTATTAAAATCTAAGGGCCAATTCAGTGATTCCGACCTGGAAGCGTTAAAATCCTTACCAGAAGGTACGCTGAGCAAGATCGCTAGCGCCAACCAGGATCCATGGGATCTTGGGCAAGCAACCAAACTGAGTGCATCATCGGTCGACCCGATTCTTGCATTCGTACAAAGTTAACCAGGAGAAGATTTAATGAGCAGACTGCCTCAATTAGAATACCGTGCGGAGTTCCTGAAAGGATGGCCACGTCCTAATGGGCTTCACATGAACTACCGCAGCGATGACGCTACCCTGACTAACGGTGACCTGGTTCTCCCGGTTGCTGGTCAGAAGGTTGCGAAAGTAAACGCTGCTGGTAAAGCCCATGGTGTGGGTATCGTTGTCCGCGGCCCGGCCGATGACAAATCCGTACGTGTTGCAGGCGGCATCGCTTCCGGCAACGGCACTGCAGTTGTGGGTGGCGGAAACACCTGTATCGTACTGTTCAGCGGCTACATCGTTCGCACCACTGCGTTCGACGACACTGCAACGTACGTCGAAGGTGATGCTGTTAACACCGCTGCTACTGGCGTGTTCGGCAAAGCTGGCGCTTCTGATCCGGTTCTGGGAACCGTTCTGGAAGTTGAAACTCTGGCCGATGGCAAGAAAGCCCTCGTGATCCACGTAGCGTAATAAGGAGAACACGATGACAATCCCAGTAGAAACTCTAAACGTTCAGTTCATCAACCAATCCTTCATCGACAAGATCGATCAGGGTATGGTTAAAGAAGCGGGTGCAGCAATGTCTGCGTTCGTTCGTCAGAAGCTGCGTGAAACCGGCTTCACCCGTAAGATCCTGACCCCTCAGATGATCACTGCGTCCGACCTGGACCGTGGTCTGGATGATCAACCACGTGTGATCATCGAGAAGGAGCCGGATTCGGTTGCGGCTTACATGAGCCTGTCCGGTCAGCCGGAAGTTCGCTACTTCAAGGGCGAACGTTACGAAGTTCCGTTCTATAAGATCCAGTCTGTACGCTTCGAGAAGTCGAAGTTCGAACTGGCAACTTACCGTACGGACATCCGTAACATCCTTCAGGAGAACTCCGTTAAGGACGTTCAGAAGCAAGAAGACGAAAACTTCTTCGCTGGCCTGAAGATGATCCAGGAAGAAGTACGCGGCCAGGCAATTCTGGACACTACCGGTGACCGTGTTACCGACCGTGTTATGAGCCTGATCCAGACTCTGGTTAAAGACCACCAGAAGCCAGGTAAGATCCTGATGTCTCACGCTCTGTATCTACAGATGCTGCGTGAACCAGCTACCCAGCTGGGTGACTCTGTTGCAGCTAAGCACTTCAACACCGGGTCAATGGACAGCTTCTACGGTTTCGAAATCATCACTACCATCAAGGGTGACATCCTGTCTTCAGTAGCAGGCCAGAACCTGGGTGACGTAGTGGCGGTGTTCGCTCCAGAAGAATACCTGGGTCAGTTCTACAGCCTGCAGGAGCCAACTGTGTTCCTGGAAGCTAAGGCGGACATGATCGCCTTCCAGATCTACGAGTCAATCGGTATCGGTATCGGTAACGCGAAAGGCTTCGTCCTGGGTAAAGTCGCTCTGGCGTAATCCAGCCGGTTCTTAAGGGAACCTTTCAGAAACCCCCGAAAGGGGGTTTTTTATTAGAGGAATCAGAATGTTAACACTCAATATCCTTAAGCCTGTGATCATCATCGGGCGAGAGTACAAAGCCGGCGATACCCTGGAAGTTCACAAGACGCTGCTTCACTACGAGAAGAAGAAGGTTTCCGCTGGTATTCAGGTGCTGTTAGACGCAGACGCTATCGAAGCTGTCTCCGGTAAGACTGACACCTACAAGATCCTGACGGATATCGTCGTTAACGTAGTGGGCCGTGAGTACAAGAAGGACGACGAATTCGTCTGCTCTCAGGTCTTCGACTATGTGGACGAAGTGGACTATCCGAAGTGGATCGCAAGCGGCGTTACCGCAGGCCTATGGTCTCTGGATGACGGCGTGATTCACGTTACCGGTGTGACGATGAGCGATGCGTCCATCAACGTTGACGTTGGTGCGAACAAGCAGCTGTCCGTGACCGTTCTCCCTGCTGAAGCCGCAGATAAGACTGGCGTTTGGGCATCCTCAAACGAAGCAGTCGCTACGGTTGATCAGACGGGTAAAGTGACCGGTGTATCTGCGGGTAACGCGAACATCACCTTCACGACCACTGACGGTGGGAAAGTCGGTACGACTGCGGCGGTTATCGCAGTGGCCGTTATCGTTCCGACCTCCGTTTCAGTAACCCCGGCGTCTCCGACCACGACTGTTGGCGGAACCGTTAAGCTGAGTGCTTCAATCACTCCGGCAAACTCTACTGACAAGACCGGCGTGTGGGCTTCCGCCACCCCTGCAGTAGCGACTGTCGCTCAAGACGGTACCGTAACTGGCGTATCCGAGGGTACTTCCGTGATCTCCTTCACTACCAACTCTGGTGCGAAGTCGGCAAACCGCACTGTGACCGTCGGTCCAGCTGCTTAATAGAAGGCCCTTCGGGGCCTTTTCTTTTAAACTAACCTCAGGACAACTCGCGAGGTTACTATGTCTCAACTCAT